GGAGCTTGGCCTTGATAAGGATTGCTGTAAGGTGCCGATGTTTTAAAGATTGTGTCATTTTTAGTTCCGGCTGCAAATTCGCGTAAGTTTGGATTAGTTGGATTCATGGTATTATGTTAGTTGTTTGATTAGTTGAGTGCTTGCCAAGTTTTTTTGTTTTGATTCACACATTATATCGGCAACTGGACTAAAAGTCAAGGCCCAAGTATTGCATGCTGTGTTCCAGTAGTAGTCACTGTGAGCACGCAATTTGGCACTGGTAAAGCCCATGGACTTAAGTTGCTGCAAGTCGGGTCGCACTGTGGGGTCGTGGTCAACAATGCAATCTTCGCGGCTAACACTGTAATGAACCACAGGACGCACGCCACGCCAGCTATCAGTTACACGCTTGAAACGAGGGTCAGTGGGCTCAATATACTCGCCAGTATTAATCCAGTGATGGTGAATGTCTAACACAAGAGCACAGGTATCAACCAGCTCTAGGCTGGCATCAAGACCCCAGGTAAACTCGGCGTTTTCAATGGTTAGTGTGTTGCGTGCTTCGGGGCTAAGCTTGCGCATGGCAGCTTTGATGCCTGCTGGACCCAGCTTGCCGCCTACATGCACATTGCACTTGAAGTCTTGAAACTGCTTGCCGTAACCCATGTAGCGAATCAAGTCTGCATGATACTCGAATTCGACAATGCTGTTTTCAACAACGCCGGGATTTTCTGATGCTAACACACAGAACTGGCCTGGGTGGAAGCTAAGACGAATATCATTGGCACGGGCAAACTCGCCGCACATGCTCAGGTAGTATTCAATTTTGGCAACTACATCGGGTTGAAAGTAGAATGGCATATAGTCATCATGAGTATATGCAGGCAGCAAGTCTGATGTAATACGAAACATACGCTGATTGGCAGGCTGCTTGGCAACCCACTTTAGCTGGCGATAGAACGTGCTCAAGTTGTGGTTGAGCAAATCCCACAGCTTGGCACGCTGTGCATCTGGTGTCTGGCGAGCCAGGTACGTGATGGTTGTGGACTTGGTGTTTAAGTCTGAGTGTGCTTTATCATGCTCGCTTTGGATTTTACAAGCAAAGCCGATGCGATTGATGTTTGGATTAAATGTGTTCATAGCGATAATTATACTAAATATAACACACTATGTCAACTGTAAAATTATCGACCAACTAACCCAAAGCAGATTCTGCACACAGGAAAGTCATCTAAATCAGTTTTGTGGTCTGTGCCCCAAATACCGCAGTGCGAGCATTCTTTTACCCACTGTTCTAGTAGGTAGTCATCAACATCTTCAATGTCTACGCCTGCGTCTATGCAGGCTTGTGTTAGTGTTTTGCGAGTACCACTCAGCTGTTTAGTTAGTCTGCGGTAAGTTGGGTTTGTATCGGTCATCTAGGTGGGGGTGGGTTTTCTCGAATTCTAACAAGAACATAATACAGCAGGCTGCATGAGCCAGGTGACTTAGGCCCGACTCGGGGTCACAGTCTTCACCATCATTAAATGCTGTAATGTGTCGCATTGCTGCGCTTAAGGGTCGGCTCCAGGCAAAGCCTTTGCGCCAGTTGTGTTCTGCGTACTTTTGTGCACCAAACTTTAGCACTGCGGCTGTTTGGTTCATGGCTTCAGTACTCAACAAGTGTAGTGGTAGTTTGTCCACATCAAATTTTAGTGCGGTACCATATTGTTTTTCAAGTGCTTCAATTGTAATAGTTGGAACACTAACTCCGCTAAGGCCACTATCGCCTGCTGGAGTGTTGAGGCCAAATACTGTTATGTGATCAATTTCGTTTAATTTAGGCATTTTTTGATTGTTTGGGTTTAAGTAGTGCACATACTCTAGCTGCGCTGGTTTCTTTTATGTCTACCAAGGGCTCTAGTTTATTTCGCTTGCAATAATCAAGATACGCACTTAGTGCATAGGTTTTAATAAACTCGCTGAATTTCATAAATAGTTGGCCCAGATGTGCTAGAGTTGTAATTATACCACGCGGGTACCACCAAGTCAACACAAAAATTTTTTATGCCGATTGGCGCACAGCATGAAAATTTTGACTTGCCTGTGCACGATGTTTGAGTTATAATGTAACTTCACGCAATTTTTTAAAAGAAAATATGGACATTAATCTGCTTGTACAGCGTTTGCAACATGGAGATAGTTACACAGTGCAAGATGGGGACAATGATCCTTACCAGGTACACACCCCGCCCACGCACCTAACCATCAAAGCAGCAAACGCTATTACTGCCTTACACAACCAAATGCAACAATCTAATCAAGCACTGTTTAACTTGCAGCGTCAATTAGAAGAACTGGCCCAAGCATATGAAACACTTCGAAATCCTAGTACTCCTGCAACACCTGGCGGAGAAACTTGACACAGGTGGTGGTACTCAGCTGGAACAGCGTAGCTTTGATTGCATCATGGAGATATTAAATGAAAACATTAAAACTAGGTGTGCTAGCAACCAGCCTGTTGTTGGCGGGAACCCTGGGCATTGGAACATTAGCTCCAACAACCCCAGTTGAGGCACGAGTCTCAGACATAGACTGTCTAGCCCGCAACATCTATCACGAAGCCCGAGGTGAACCGCTTGAGGGTCAGCTTGCTGTGGCACAGGTTACACTAAACCGTGTGCAAAGTGGTGCGTTTCACAACACAGTATGTGGCGTTGTTTACGCACACCGCCAGTTCTCGTGGACACTAGACAAAACAAAACGAGTACGCGATGCAAAAGCTTGGCGTGCTGCACTGGATATTTCTCGTGCTGTGCTTACCAAATCCATAGATTTGCCCGAATTTAGGGCCACCTACTTTCACACACGCCAAGTAAAACCTTATTGGGCCAAAAATAAAACACGGGTTGCTGTTATAGGAAATCACATTTTCTATAGTTGACCCACACAGCTTGTTGTGATATAATAAACACATCAAGGAACAAAATATATGAAAATCAGACTTTTATCAGACCTACACACAGAATTCCGCTTGCCATATAAAACGGCCGAGTTTGCTGAATATCGTGGCGAAGACGTGCTTGTGCTTGCAGGCGATATCGCATCAGGCTCAACCAACACCATGGAAGTTATCAACTTCTTTAAAGCTCAAGGCTTTCCAGAAATTATTTACGTGCCAGGCAACCACGAGTACTATGGTACCAGCTTTGACGACTTTAACACCAAAATGGCCGCAAAGTGTGCCAACATTGACGGTGTGCACTACCTGAATCCAGGTAGTGTGACTATTGGTGGCGTGCTGTTTGTGGGTGCTACATTGTGGACTAACTTTGCTGATAATCCGTTTAGTCAAAGTGCTGCCAAGCGCGGCATCAATGATTTTCGTGTGATTGGTGGGTTTGATGTTAATCGTTGTGCACAAACTTACTACCAACACTTGGACTATATCCAAAATCAATATGAGAATCGTGACAACAACAAAGTTGTGGTTGTCACACACTTCCTACCAGCACGTGAGTGCATTGCACCACGTTGGCGTGGAGCTAACCTACTAAATGACTACTTTGCTAATAATCTTGGTGAGTATATTAGTACTATGTCTGATGCTACTTGGCTTTTTGGCCACACACATGATGCTACAGATATTGTGCTTGGTGATACTCGTGTGGTTGCTAATCCTCATGGTTACTACAATGCCATGAACGATGGTGTTGGTTTTGACCCACATAAAACTATCACAGTATGAAAAACCTCTCAGACTATATTAATGCAATGTTGCTAACACTGCTTGGTGATCATGACTTGATTGCCAAGTGGTGGAATAGTCCCAACGGTGCGTTTGACATGCAATGCCCACAAGATGTGGACGAAAACACAATTAAATCTTACCTAGAAAACTTTTTATTTAAATGAAAACAGCCCGAGACCTTATCACAGCCCGTATCCTAGCCGACTCAGTTTCACCAGACGGCGTTCGCATGACTACTTTTGAGATTGAGTACCCCAGGTTTATCCTAGCGGAACTCAACACTCACCGTATGTTGTCAAAGAATAGTGCAAGTAGCCGAGCTATTCCAGTTAAAACCATGCACGAACATATGGGGCAAACACCAGCACAGCCAGTGCACTGGGGCAAGAATCAGCCAGGTATGCAGGCTAATGTAGAACTAACCGACAATGACTTGGCCGATGCCAAGTTTATGTGGCAGCGTGCACAGCAAGATGCCATGCACTGGGCCAGTCAAATGGCTGAACGTGTGGGACTACACAAACAAGTAGCCAACCGTATCACAGAGCCTTGGATGATTATGAAAACTGTGATTAGTGGCACAGAGTGGGCTAACTTTTGGTGGTTGCGTGCTCATGCCGATGCACAGCCAGAAATTCATGAGTTGGCTGTGAAAATGTTTGCAGCCTATAACGCATCTAACCCACAAGCACTTCAACCAGGTGAGTGGCATGTTCCCTATGTTCGCACTGACAGGAGCATTATTGATAACAGTCTTTGCTACTATGATAATAATGGTGACGACCTTGACGCAGAAGAAGCTCGTGTTATCAGTGCCAGCTGCTGTGCACAGGTCAGCTACCGCAAAAATGACGACAGCTATGAGAAGGCACACAAGATCTTCCGTCAGCTAATCGAATCGCAGCCTTGCCATGCTTCACCAGTTGAGCATCAAGCTACTCCCATGGAATCCTGGGCATATGAAACAGCGCAAGACGACCCACAACATCTTCGTAATTACGGTTACACACACATGACCATGGACGGTGAGTTGTGGAGTGGCAACCTGCGTGGCTGGATTCAGCATCGCAAACTTATCCCCGGTGAGGCACAGTGGTAACATGAACGTAGTAATCTATACGCAAGACTTTGAACCAATTAAGGTAATTGATTTGCCTGTGTGGTTGCTAGAGCAAATGGAACAGCAGGGCAGTGTACGTGTGGCGGTGTTGCAGCCAGTGCGAACAACCACTGGCAACGACCATGCGGACTTTCAAATGCCGCCAATTGTTACCATTTATTGCGAAAAGCTGCGTTGGAAAGACGGCACCACAAAGCCAATACTAATTACCTACGATGAAGAACTGGCACTTACACTCAGACCTGAATGGCTACCAGGTCAACAAGGTGCCGTAAACAATTACAAGCAACATATTCGCAACTTAACAAACAGCCTTATTCGTGTAATGCGAAAATAAACCGTTGAAGTCTCTTGCCCATTAGTGTATAATAAACACATATTCAGGAGACTTCAATCATGTATTTTTGCGTAAAATGTTCAGACGATGTTCGCCCACAACGCTGGGCATTGGGCCATCACACATGCTTGCCGTGCGGCGAAAAAGTTGCACGTGCCTTCAAGCACTGCATTGTGCCCATGGCCAAGTCCAACTACCAGCCGGTAACTGATCTTGCAACACTCAAACAACTCAACAAATATGCTAGAACTTAAAATTACTTGTGATACCACAGACGAAGTTAACATCTATGTGAACGCCGTGGGTTTGCACAACTTGCTGGGCGACTTGCGTAACGCACTTCGCAATGCTTACAAACACGGCGACGATGCTAGTGTACTCAAAGTTGTGCAAGACTTTTACACAGACATTACAAAAGCTGTAGACCACAGCCAAGGGCCATACTAATGAACCGACAAATTCAAGAACTTGCTGAACAGTGCGTTTCATGGTCGGACGGATCAACCTGGACCAGTCGCAAAGAATTTAACCAAGAAAAGTTTGCAGGACTCATGATTGAACAGTTCTTGGAAATTGTACACAACAATCTACATCCACAAGCATATGCACAAGTGCTAACAGCTGTACAACAACGATTTGGAATTACCCAATGATTGCCCAGCTGCTAGACCAGGCGTTTGTTTGGTTTGTTAAAATCTTAACTTACATAGCCGCAGGTCTAACAGTTAGTATATGGCTATTGGTAATCATTGCACTATTTGCTAACCTTTATAAACTACTAAAATGAAACAACCCAAATACAACATCACTCGCGAATTCAATCAGTGGTTTTTTGATGAAAAATACCCTGAGCTCGGCAGCAATCGTGCACAAGTTTACATGACTGGCAATCCACACAATCGTGAGAACCGCGACTACTGGATGCGTCAGGCATTTGTAGCAGGTGCTAATTCCATGCTGGGCGAAGTCAACTTGTGCCTACTTGAGTGGGCTTGTGCGGCTGAGGGTCTTGACCCAGAACTTGTAACTCCCAGCGAAGTCTATGACCGTGCTCGTGAGAACTTGCACAGCCACATTCGTCAACTGGAGCTGTTTTAATGAAGTTACGCAAAATGCGTCGCCGAGCTAATCAAAAGCGAGGCTTTGGTTATGGCAAACGCTGTCCCGAGTACTTTCGTGGATGCATAGTTTGCGAAGCCTATCACTACTATGACCAGCACAAGCGCTGGCCTACATTTGACCAAGCCAGTGAAATTTGTCGAAGACATATTTTAGAGGATATTATTTATGCGAGTTAAAATCGGACCACACCCCCAATGGTGGGGGCCTTATCAAATTGCAGAGCTACTTTGTTGGTGGGCCAAGCCTGTTGCTGACGAATACGGTATCAAGTCAAAGCCACATTGGGTTCATGAGTTTGGTACTTGGTTGGCTGAGAACTCAGACGGGTCGGATAGCTGGATTACCCGAACTTGTCAGTGGATTCAAGACCACCGCAAGCGACATGTTTACGTTAAAATCGACAACTATGATGCATGGGCTGCTGACCACACACTGAGCTTAATCGCACTGCCACTCTTAGAAAAACTGCGAGATACCAAACACGGCTCGCCCAATGTTGATGATGAAGATGTTCCAGCTGGCATGGGGCTTCGCAGTACCGAAGCGCCACCCACAGAACATGCCTGGGACACTGATGAAAACTTTCACGACCGCTGGGCTTGGGTCTTGGACGAAATCATTTGGGCACACCGTCAAGAAGCACTTGACGATCCTGATAGTGAAGCTTGCTGGACTCATGATGTACCAGATGCCAATTGGCCTTATCCTAGTGAAGCCACTGGCATTGAGCGTATGCTTGGCCGTATCAAGTGCGATGACGTTGCACTGGCCAAACTCACAGCTCGCAAACAAAACGGTTTCCGACTTTTCGGCAAATATTACCAGTCACTGTGGGACTAACAAATGGAAACACATATGATTCTTATCTATATTGTTGCAACTATTGCCATAATCACAATTGTAGGTGTGCTGGTATGGTTTGCTGTTAATGATCGCAGACTAAACTGCACCAACAATGGTTGTACTCAAAGCTGTGATCAAGGCCGCACCTGCACTTGTGGCTGGCCAGGCACCACTGAGCAGTGTACTGCGGTTTGCTTGGAAACTCAACGCAGGCATCAGCTTGATGACGAGTTTAATAACTCTAACTGGCCGTTTCCGGTCAAGCGACCATAAGTGTTGTATTTTAGCAACAAAACTTAGCCACAATTGCAGAAATGCACTTGTGGCTTTTTGCCGTTTGGGGTATAATATATACTTATTGAACAGGAACAAACCATGACACTAGACACACTGATTTTTAAACTGGATGTGCTTCGGGCTCAGGCCGGTACAGGCAACTTGCAAGTGCTATTTCGTGACCCTGGCATTGGCATGTTATATGACGAAGTTCATCCAGCATTGGGCGAAGTTCGTAGCGACGATAACTTAGATATGTTTGATGCTTTTGATTTGATGGTAGGCGACTACTACGTGGAGATTTAAAATGATCAAACCTGGAACACTTTGCATGATTCGTGGCGTACCACTCGGTACTCGTGGGGCTGACTGCAATGGCAAGATTGTTGTGGTTGAGGGTCTGCAAGATGACATCCACTATGGCATACTTTATAAGTTTGTACCGGAATTGCACACAAAAATTCCAGTGCCATGTGGTGTCGACACTAGCCCCGCACACTACTTGCATCCACTTGACAACCCCACAGATGACGCCCTTGACACACATTCAACCAGATTGGAAACACAATGAAATTTTACAACAGACCCTCAGTATACACCAACCTCCGTCAATACTGCCACCACGCTAAACCTGACGAAGTCATTGATGTGTGTGCATGGGCTAACGGCGAAGGCTGGGATATCTCCGTTGGCCAAAAACTGGTGGCACTCACACACGGTGAATTACAAGCAATCCTAGTGCTTTGCAACACCGCACATCCACGAGACTAACATGCAACAAATTGTAATCAACGCACAACACGGCGGGTTTGGTGTGTCAGAAATGGCCCGAGCCAGATATCGTGAAATCTGTGGCAAGGAACTAGACGAGTACACAGTTGAACGCAATGATCCACACTTTGTGCTTGCTGTGCAGACCCTGGGCAGCGAGCAAAGCAGCGGCAGTTATGCCAAACTCAAAGTTGTGGAAATTCCAGACGATGTAGTGTGGACAATAATGGAATATGATGGTCGTGAGTGGGTTGCTGAAACACACCGTACCTGGAGTTAACAATGATGAAGTCTAACACACAGTATGTATCAGGTGACACCAACACAGTGCCGCCACATGTGCAAGTACAGCTTTACAGGTTAGTCAAAGACCTGGATGCCATACACAACTTCCACAGTGGGCTTGACGTATACTATCAGCTGTTGGCTGTGCTAAACAAACACTTTGCAAAACTACCATGAACAATTACATCAACTACAAGCAGCATGTGCTAGCCAAAAACTCACAGGCTTATGAACTGTGGCAGTTTGCACAAAAAACCGGTGAGTATAAAGCACTAGACCAACACTTGAAGCTGTTGGCACAACAACAAAAGCAATTGCTGGAGCGATACCCATGAACATTCAAGAACTACTAGACCAAACTCCCAGACTACGTGCTTGGGCTGCAATCGGCCCGGTGCAACACGCAGAATTGACGCAGTTTGCACAACTCCTACTCAACTCGCAAGCACAAGCACTAACTGCTGATAGTGTGTTGGTCAAGCCCGGCGATCAAGTTTGGGTATTAAGCTCACTGCGTGTACCCATGCCCACCACTGTACGCAAGCTACAAGCATACACCACCTACACACTTTTCGGTCCAGTGCCTGTGTGTGAATCATGGTCAACTCGCGAAGCTGCCAACAAATACTTGAAAGAAAACTATGGCAATTAAACCCACACACCAAATCGCCTACAACTACTGCATGGCCAACATCCAGCAAAGTGCTGCGGTTGACCAAGTTAACACAGCACTCCGCAGTTTAGGGTCGGACAACTACCTGTTTAGCATGTGCGAGCCAATAGAGAGTGCGTATACCAAACTTGTTGAAGAATTACTAGGGCCAGAACTCTGGGACTGGCTGACCTGGTGGATGTATGAAACTGACTGTGGCCAACGCCAAATGCAGTTTTACATTGATGGTACAGAATACGATCCCACACAAATGACACTTTACCGCTTCTTGGAGATTGTTGATGCTGAGTAAACTAAAACAAACACCAACTAAAGTCCTCTTGGCCATGCTGCTACTGCTGGTACTGTTTGTGGCAATACTGTTGTTTATTCCACCACTGGCAGGCAGCATTGTTGTGGCACTGGCCACTGGCTGGAGTGTTTTTACTGTACTCAACTACTGGATTGGATAATACCATGCGAATCATCAAACACAGACTGCACCCTGGCATGAACAAGATTCAAGTTGAAGCTGACCACATATGCAAGCTCAGGTACATCAACGATCAAGACGGCCGTCTTATGGGCTGGTTTGAAGTTGCTGCTGATGTGGACTTGCACTTACAACCACATGAGTATGAAGTTTACCTGGCCATGACTGGTGAAACAGTTCCAGACGGCTACTGTTATGTGTGCAGCTATCAACAGCACCAAGCTGGTGGTTACTTTGTGGTACATGCTTTTGACTAAAGTCTAGCCGATTTGTTGCTACCTGCAATGTAACAAAACTCCAACAGACCAAGTTGGCTGAAAACCACATCAGCCGCAACCCTAAAAATCACCCTAGACAAACACCACCATAAAGGTTATAATATTTACATGCAAAACAAAACTCAATACTTGATCTGCAAGTTGCAGGAGGAAGCAGCTGAGGTAATTCAAGCGGTTTCAAAAATCAACCGCTTTGGCGAACAAAGCCACCATCCTGATCGCACAACCACTAACAAACAAGAACTCGTCCAAGAACTAGAAGATTTCCTTGCAATTCTCGCAGTCTTAGAACAATCACAATGGCTAGACCTGACCCCAAGTCGCAGTAATATTGCCAATAAAGCCCAAGCGCTTATTCAAGGTTAAACCAGAGCCTGGCTACACAAAAAATCATAAACTATCTCCTAGCTAAAATTTACACCTTGTTTTTTCGAAAAAAGTGTGCTATAATATTAGTAATTGAAGAAACAGAGTACTAGGGCAGGAGTTAGTAACAGTAACACCGAGGAAGTTGGAAAGTCTATAGATCTTTCCAATCTTCCACGGTTATGTAAACTGTGTAAACTAACTCCGCTGCCCTACAAACTGCCAAAATGGCCACAAGTATTTTTAACTTTTATTAACCCATTATTGTGGTTGGAGTGGGTGCGATAACAAAAGCAATCGCCCCACCTCGACCGCTTTCATACTCTAGAACTAATCTTCTAGACCCACAACTGATCCACTTTAGGGTCAATTCACGTTAGATTATGAACGATATTAAACTACTAGACTTTCCAGGCTTAGCCAGAGACTTTCAACAAACCTACACTCAACTACGAGACGAACGATTACGGCTAGCCCAGGCTGTTGCAGAACGCCGCTATCGACAACAGTATAACCAATTGGTCCAGCAATTTTCAGGTTACGATTCGGAAGCAGGTAGTGACGGCATTGAAGAATCGGTTCGAGAATCACTGGGCGAGTTCGACCCACAAGCGGTTCAACTGCCAGAATCGGTATTACGTGAGTGTAAACACACGGCTAAGAGTAGTGTGGTTGAAGCTTGGAGTCTTAAAAACTCCCTTCCACAAAAGCTAACTTGGCTGCCGCATCAGCTGTTAGCATACTTTGGCACTTGGCAGGCTGTTCGTGACGACACAGGCAAGTATAGTGCCACACTAACCTGGGATGCCAACACCAGGGCTCGCGGCGACTACTACGCCTTAGGGTCGGCATTGCTGGCTACCTCCACTCGCACAAATTTTTTCAAGGATGCGCCTAAGGGTAATCAGCAGTACAAAAGTGTAATCAACCCACTTGTACCAATTATCTTAGCAGGATTTAAAAAGTATCAAGGCATCAACTATTCAGATTGGAATCCAGTTGGTTTGGAAACTTTGCTAGACCCTGAATTGGCCAAGCTTGTAGGTGTTTCGGTGCCGGAACTTTCACACAGCGAATTAATTGCGCTACGCAACACTGCCCTTACAGACAAAGAAGGTGCACGAGCAGGTATCCCCAATAATCCAGCTACTTGCACCAAGCTCAATCACCTTGGTAATACGGCCATAGGTCACCTACCAAAACTTGCCAAATACATGGTACTACAAACCTGGGCAGCACATCCCAGCAATCGTAATGAGTATATGATCTTAGACCCTAACAATTGGGATCACATTCCAGAGCCCCTGATCGGCAAAGATATTTTCTTGCCCAAACCACTTCAAGCCACACAACCCAGAATGGTTACCAGCTATTCGGAACTACCATGGGATGCTTGAAATGAAATACACCAAAGAAATTTGTGACCACATGGTTCAAGCCTATAATTCAGGGGTTACGGTGCCACAGCTAGCACAGGAGCTGGACGTGCCCGAACGCAGCATAATTGCCAAGCTATCGAGCCTGGGAGTCTACCAGAAAAAGAGCTACTTAAACAAGCGTGGTGAAACGCCGGTGAAAAAGTCAGAGCACATCGAACGCATTGCCATACTCTTGAACACCAACCTAGAATTGCTAGAATCATTAGAAAAAGTCAACAAAACTGTGCTGGTCATGATCGAACGCGCGCTCACCGACCCTAAACTGCCATAATTGCACACAATCCGACTTAATTGACGCTACAAACGCAAAAGCCCCATTATCATGTGATATTGGGGCTTTTTTGTTTGTGTAATTCTCATGTTCGAATTTGTCCCAAATTCGAACACGTTAGCTCTAAGTGTACGTTACTGCTGCACTTGTTGCAGCTTAGGGTCATACAACACCTAAAGAATCTTTAGCACTTGTTGCAGCTTAGGGTCAGTACTCACAAGAATCCACACTTGACAACAAAGGTTCTGCACTGGTATAATTTGGCGCAGACCGCAACAGACTAGGTGTAAAAATGTCGAGCTGACCAAAACACCCAAAACAAAAGCCCCAAGAGTAGCTAACTCTTGGGGCTTTTGAACAATCACGAGTGCACTCGCTGTTAGTTTTTAGTCTCACACGACGACTTACTGGGGGTACCACCCACGCTAACTGCATCGACCCTAAACTGGAGCACGGTCGCAGGGCATTAGGTTATTGCCTGTGTAGCTCTAGCAGGGGAGAAAGTATTGGTTCGGCTCTTCAGCCCACCACACGGTTTACGACACTGGGCTTTGTCGACTGCTATAGATTAACGACTGTTGCAGTTCGGGGTCGGGTGCTACGGTTCCAGCGCATGCACCACTTTTAGCGACTCGGGGTCGGGTGCTCCAGTCGAAGCTTTTGCACCACTTTTAACGACTTAGGGTCGAGTGCTCAGTTTGCGATAAGCACCACTCAGGGGCCATTTAACGACAATCCGTGTCGGGCCACATTAACGAGGGCCAAGCTCGGGTACGTAAGTGCACCAGGCTGCCAAGACCATTTTACGTCGGTACCAGATAAGACGGCAGTTTATATAGTAACTGCTCACTAGGCTTACTCATTTCCAGCTAATCACTTTCAGTGGTGGGTCCATCCGGTTTTCGCTTTCGCTACTAGGCTTCAAGAGTCAGTCACATCCCGGTTTCGCTGGGTTTTCATCCTGACCCTAAGGTACGGCAAGCGGTGATGTGGGAAAATCACGCACACTTGCTGTGAGGCCTTAAGGTTTCGCACAACTTGCATGTGCTCATCAGAGGGTTGGTATCGCATACGGGTAACGATCCCGTCTAGGTACCTTGAAAGGGTACTGACCTCACCTGAAGTCGAATGCGATATGTTAAATTAGCCACGCAGGTATTTTACTACTTACCATACGGAACATCGTCCAGATATTACGGGCTAAAAAGGTTGGGCTGCGACTAGAGTTTGTTCGGTCGCAATCAAGTTGTTATCCCAGCATCGAGTGCTGAGCCTCATAACACCCATAAGTTAATCGGCCAACGTAATGGTCCACACTCAAATCGTAGATATAGGATGCGTAAGCTAAGTTTTCTGGCTTAAAGGTTGCTGCCTTTCCATACTTCGCCGCTTACTCCAACAGAGCCTATCGCCGTAACAATTATAGTTGCGCTACTAGATTACTGCCACCAGCAAGTAGCTGGCCGATTAACTTATGGATTCATAACACCCATAATAAAGTACCCAGCAAATTCTTGCAGAGTTGCAGCATTCTACCACTTTCGCCGTCTCGGCCGAGACCTACCGGTGGGGTTAATCTGCATACATCTAACAAGCAAACCAGGCTAGCACTGTCTGGGTACTTTATTATGGACACTAAGGGCTGTGGCTCGGTTCCCGAAGGTATTCCCCACAATTAAGACGCTGCTTGACGCGACCGCTGTCACCCAATCTATACTATATTATAACATACAACAGTTAACATAATCAAGATAATATTTAGTAGCCTTGTTAACTGCTGTTGTCTTATCGCTTTCTAAGTATATATTATATCAAACTCAATTAACAAAATCAACAAAAGAATTCCAATCGTTTCCTCAAGACTAGCTTCGCAGGTGTGTCGACGTACAGTGACTGGTTAGTGATTGCGGCTGCTGAGGCAGAACTGGCACCGGTTGATTAATCACACGGTATTCATTAAGCCATTCCCGACTGGGTTCTTTGTTAATTTCTAAGTATATATTATATCGCGAAATGGGTCACAGATCAAGTGTAGATTTTGTGACCCTAAACTTAAGCAAGTTCTGCAACCAGACGCTCAAGCACTTCGTGGTTGGCCTTTTCCAGGCTTTCAAACACTTCTGGAGCAACGCCGCAGGCAAGTGCCAGCTTGTCCACCAGTTCGGCTTTACGCACACGGTGTTGGCCGGTGGCCTTGGTTTTGGCCACGTACACGCCTTCGCGGCTGAGTTTGGCCACTACACTGCGTACGGTTTTGCCCAGGGTCTCGGCCAGTTGTTCCACGGTCTTGCCCGACTGGTAGCCTGTGACGAGTTCCACGGTTTGCTCGGGAGTGTAGTTTTGAGGGGTTGCTTTAGTCATCATATGTCCTTTGGTTGGTTTCTGCGCTGTTGAAGATTCTATTATACGTGAATCAGAAGGGAACATCAAGATCAAAATTTTCGTCTTGAGTGGTAGTATCACAAAACATTTCCGATAGTTCCGCATCCACAAATTCATCGAATGCCGCATACTGATACGCTGTGAAAAATTCGTTTGTTGCCATCTGCCGTTATCTCCTGTTGATGTAATAATTATACAAAACTTGGACACTTGCTGCAATATCAAAAATTTCGTCTTGACACTGTAAAGCTTTTGCACTTATAATTTGGCGCAGCAAACCCTCAAGTTTTTGCACTTGACCGCGCACTGGCGCAAGGCCCAAGGTTTTGCACTTGACAAGGTTTCGCACTGGCGCAGCACGGTTACCGTGCTGGTTAAATTGTGACCCAGCAGTCACAAACTAGACCGATCAGTCGCAATCTATACCGATCAGTCGGTGACCAGACTGTTCAGTCGGCATCTATACTGTGCAGTCACAAAATGCCTGGTACAGTATAATTATGACCGGGCGGTTTCGGCGCAAGAATCGTGCCAGGTGGCACAAAAACAACACCCAATTGTAACAGTTTGTAACAGTCGTTGACACGGGCCGCAAAATTGTGGTATAATTTTGGCGCAGTTTTGCAAACAAAAGTATTCATTTTTGTTTGCAAACAAAAGTACTCATTTGTGGACAAAATAAAACCCGCATAATAGCGGGTTATTATTAAATAAATGCGGATCTGGGGATTTTAACCAATTGATTGAGATAATCAATCTCCCATTCATAATGGGCGAATGTCTCATAATCATAATCACCAGTCATTGCCAGCAAATAATCGGCGGCAATATTAATATAGTTTGGCCGAATTTTGGAGAATGGCAAACCATTATAATCGCTTGGATTAATATCTAATTGGCAAAATGTGAGAATCACGGGTTTATCGGCAAAACTTGGCAAATTGAAAAGCATTTTATTGTTCCTCAGAAAAGTAAACCACACGGTTAACGGCCGGCACATTATCATAATCCTGATTTTCTAAACCAGCTTCTTCTAATGTGAGAAAATCGGTTAAATCTTCCCATTGCATTTGGTCAACCAAATCAAACATTATATTCCTTTTGAAAAAATCCTATTATATGGGATAATCCCATATAATAGGGCTTTCGCCCTATTAATCAAATTGGCTTAGAATTAGCCAATGCTGAAAAAATCTTTTCCAACGCCGTTTTATTGGCTTTTGTAAGAGATTCGATCTCATTTTCAGTCAATTTGAGAATCGCGCCGATTGCATCAGCGTGAGCATCTTTTTTGACTACTGGAGCACCAGTTTTGGAAACGTAGGTTTTAGCCACGTAAACTTTTTCGCGTGACAGTTTAGCCACAACTGAACGAACGGTTTTGCCCATGCTTTCAGCAATTGATTCCACTGTGACACCAGCCGCATAATCGGCCACCATTTTAGCGGTTTGCTCTGCGGTATAGTTGACCGCCTTAGTTGCTTTTTCCATTTTGATTTCCTTTCAGTGTTGAAGATTCTATTATATCAGGTTTTTGGCTTTTTGCAAGAAAAAAGAAAATTTATTTTTCTTTTCTTGATCTGCTACCAAATCCGATCATTTGGTGGCATGAGTCTATTATACTGGGTTTTTGCCTAAAAAGTCAGGTGTGCGAAAATACAACATAGGTGGAAACCCCTATTGACAACCTGAAAAATCCGTGGTATAATTTGGCGCCAACTATATAAGCATTTGCTTATATAAGCAAACACGCATGAATTTTTGGCGCCCACACCCAATTATACCACGAAAATCCGTTGTTTTTTAATCCCCTACAAAAAATAAGTTATACGAAAAAACTTGACACGGGCCAAAATCATATGCTATAATTTTGGCGCAGTTTTGAAAACAAAAGTATTCATTTTTCAAAATGCAAACTTTTGTTTTCAAAATGGCAAAAGCCCCACCTGGGGGCTTTTATTATCTTTTTGGTTTAATCTTATAATATAAGATAATCCCAATAAATACGATGTTGGCGGTATAGTTGAATATCAGGGGCCAATGCCATTTAGGGATAATATAAATAATAGTGAATATCTCACCAACGCCCCACATAATCAAAAAACTCCAAGTTAATCCGTCCGAGTTTTTGGTTTTATAAGATTCTATTGCTTGTGGTAATCCACAAAATGCCAATAATATAGAACCAATCCAGCCAATATATTCCATCATTTGATTATCTCCGTGATAGTTTGAATTTGAAAAGGGTTAGTATCATATCTAGAATCTAACCGTTTATCTTCTGAAAAGTGCAAAACCAGTGCAATAATCCAAAGTATTTTCATTTGGTTAATAATCGGGGTTATTAGCCCCGATTATTATTTATTTTGCAACAAACCAGTTTTTAGTTTGAAAATCGCGCCAATTATAAGGCTTGATATTATCTTTCCAATTGCGTTTTTTGAGTATGGCTTTCAAAATCGGCAATTCAAAATCACGGGCATCTTCTAATGCGGTATGCGGTTCTTTTACAAACTCGCCATTAATAAAACCGCATACAATCTCCGCATTAGTTTGGAAAGTCATATTACCCTGAACAGTGGGTTTATTAAATGCGTGATTATCAAGGGCAAATTGGCGATAATCTTTTTTATTGCAAATATTACCAACTGAAGCAGACCACAAACAAAACTCTTGAGTAAAACCCGATAAATCAATTCCAGTATTAAGGCATTTTGATTTATCAAAAGCCAGATTATAGGCAGTCAATTGGGGATTATATTTGCCAATGGCTTGGTTAATCCATTTATTAATGGCATTAACTGAAGCCACCATTCTAGTGCCATTATCTAACATAATAGCATAATTGGATTTACGTTTTTCCAAACCAGAATAACCCCAAATATCATTGGCCGCTTTATCATGAAACAATTCATGAGTGCCATAATGACCGGCAACTAATACCGCACATTGATTATAAATTTTGCCTTCGCGGTCAACGATAATAATCGCAAAATCTGCGACTGTATCGGCCATTGTGGTTTCTGTATCGAGAATCGCAAAATACTGTTTTTTAGCCATTTGGTTTCCAATTACCGGATACTGCCGGAATTCGCAGATTGTAGCGTTTTGCTGCAATAGAGTTATTATACCCGATATTTTAGGAAATCGGGCAAAACCTGCAAATTATTTTAAAAAAAGTTGTTGTAAATTCCCAACAAGTTTGCCAAGAAAAATGTACCATTTAGTACACCAAGCGAACGATCACGGCGAACAAAAGCCACAATCAACCACGACAAAGAACCAAAAGTAAACAAAACGTACCCCAATTTAAACATTGCGCTTGCAACTGCAAACGAACCCAAAATTGAAACCAAAGTACCAAACCAACTGAGAATATTAAGCATTTTTTGTAATCGCCATTTTGTGAAAAGGATTTGCAGGTAAACCATATTCTAACATGATTTTTTGCCAATTTTCGCCATGCCCGCAAATTTTTTCGGATTCGCCAAAAAGATTATAATCGGCTTGATGGATAATTTCATGCGGAAGTATTACATCAATCATTGTATTGAAGTATTCTGGTTTAGCTTTGAAAAATTTGTAACCCAAATGTATGCGGTTTTCAGTTTGAAAACATTTGCCAGCGCAACGCCAAATGTAAGGGTTAAGTTCTATCTTAGGCTCATTGTAGTGAACCAGTGGAGTATAAATTTCGCAAAGTGTATCCCAAATCATTACAGTCTCACGCTGTATGAGGGTTAAGAGTGATTTTTTGTCCATGCTGAAATTATACCCCAATAAAACCCGATTTTTTCGCAGATCACATAAAAAGAAGTGTAACAGTTGGCCCACGCTGTTACAATTATTTATGTTGTTTTTTTGCAAAACCCCTTGACAGGGGCTAAAATTATGTGGTATAATTTTGGCGCAAACTGCAAACCAAAGTATTCATTTTGGTTTGCAAACAAAAGTGTTACCTGTCAAAAATGAAATTTTTATATTCTCGCAGATTATCACGATAATTAAAAGTCATAATCATAAGAACCGGCAACATTAATGTAATCAATATTTTATCCGGGCGATTATAAACAAAGTGTTTGATTAATCTTGCAAATGCTTTAATCATTTTATTTTCCTTGTTTATATTTTCTACGATGTTGTTCAATATCTATGGTAACCCATTCAAATGCTTGTTTAATACCTATATAAATATATCCAAGTAACAGAACCGGAATTAAAAGATATTCAAGATAATATGAAGCAATAAACCAGAATTTTTTCATTATATTCTCCAAATAATCCCCTAGGGGATTATATTTTAGTGACCTTGTTTGCTTGGAACATAAACCCCGCGAATATTAAAGCGATCACAAACCGCTTTTAAATAAGTGGTATTATCCTCATAAAATGTAAATTCAGCATCACGGAAATTCTTTAAATTAAAGAATTTAGCCAAACCCGCAATTTTGAGTTTACCGCCTGAAGTAGTATCACCATCACAACGACTGATAATATAATCAGGCTCACCCAAAACAGTTTTAATAAACTCATTATCAGCATCACGCAAAACTCGCGCAGTGGCAATAATCACAAAAGTATTATCGTCTTGCAAATCTTTACGATATTGGGATGCTAATGGCAATAATGAATCATCCATTGCACGATATTCATTCTGTCTCCAATAATCCAAATCAATACGTTCGCCATTATCGTCAACGATTGTACGATATCTGTGCAAACTGCAAACAATAGTACCATCCATATCGTAAATCGAAACCTTTGTGATCTTAGCCATTTTGCATCCTTGTGCGTTGTTGATGTAGTAATTATATCACGGGTTTAGGGATTGTCTAGGCTTTTTTTGTTGTTGAGACAAAATAAAGTGTAACAATTGGCGGCGACTGTTACAATTGTTTTTTGCACAAACGGGCTTTTGTATGGTATAATTATGTGGTGGTAATGTGTGCCAAAAATTTGGCGCCAACTTGCAAACAAAAGTATTCATTTTTGTTTGCAAACCAAAGCGTTACAATTTACCTTCCATTATCAATTGACGTTCCGCATACAAAAGTATTCGTTTTTTATCCGCCTCACCTTCGCAATTTGGATATTCTAATTCTTTTTCAAGTTTATTAAAATATTCCACCAATTCACACATTTTGCGAGTTAACTCATATTGTGGTTTGATAGTAATCATTTTCAGCATCCTGTCATCATTGCAAAATAATCTTCAAATTCTTGATCTGTCCAAACCCAACTAGGGCAGGTATTCATAAGCATATCATAATATATGCCGGACAAATTGTGGACAATGTAGGTGTTTGTGTTCATAGGTGTATTATAGCAAAGAATCAAGCCTTTGACGATTGTATTTATTAATCAGCCCGATTTAAAAAATCAATCATGTAAGCGTTGACACGGGCACAAATTGTGTGGTATAATTTGGCGCCCATATATAAGCATATGCTTATATATGGATACGCTGATATATGGGCTGGGCGCAGTTGCAAACCAAAGTATTATATTTGGTTTGCAAACAAAAGTGTTAATTAAACATCATATCGCGCACAGCTTCTGCAACTTCTTCATTGCAGCGACATTGTACAGGCACAGCCCAAAATGCTCCACAATTCAAACGCTCAAGTGCAATATACTCGCCCATTTTGCGCTTGAATTCATCATCTTTAAAATCACATTGTGCGATTGCAACGTGGACAAACTCACTGCACAAATTGCCAGGCATTGCAGGCACAACCACCACGGTCAAGCCTTCTGCGGCAAAGCTAAAGATTTCACCGCCAGCACCCTCAACATTTTCTTTGAGTGCTTTACGGTATGCCTTTTGTTCACGGTTCAATTTAGTCATGTTACATTCTCCAGTTAAAAAACAATTATATCACAATGGTGGATTGTAGGGGCAAAGCCCCTACAGTTTATCAGGTCTTTTCAGCCTTGATGAAATCCGCAATGGCTTTCAATGCTGTTTTGTTGGCTTTTGTCAGCGATTCAACATCAGCTTCATTCAAGCCCAATGCATCACCAATGTAATCGGCAACAGCATCCTTTTTGATTACAGCCTCACCAGTTTTGGATACATAAGTCTTAGCCACATAAACTTTCTCACGCGAAAGCTTGGCAACCACAGAACGCACAGTTTTGCCCAATGCTTCAGCAATGGTTTCCACAGTTTTACCGGCTTGATAGTCGGCAACCATTTGCAGGGTTTGCTCAGGGGTATAGTTCACAGTTTTAGCAGTCATTTCAATTTTCCTTTCAGGGTTTCATTACAAAAGCAAAGTATATCACAAAAGGCAGGGCAATGCAAGCCATTGCCAACACCATGTCAAAAAATTCACGCATTTTTAGCCTCACATTCGGCCGCATAAGCCAACATATTTTGTGCATCACACAGTGCATTATATGCTTTGCGAACCAAAGTATCCTTATCGATACCTTCGCTATTTTGAGCACGATAGTATGCAACCAATTTTTCAGCATATGCAAGAGCAAGTGTTTGTGTTTGTGTCATAGTGTCTTTCGTTGTCATGGGTTTATTATATCATGCTTTTGCAGTTGGTCAACAGTTTAATTGAACTGTTACAAACTGTTACATGTTAGCTAGTTGGTTCACAAATCTGTTAGGAAACAAAAGTACTCATATTATAGTAGGTTTACAAACAAACTGACTAGGGGCGGTTAGTAGACTAAAGTTTACACATACGCCGTGGCACCCACCCACACGCGGCCTATGGGGTAAAAATCCCAAAACCATCTGGGTGCCGTACCATGCCTCAGCCGACCCTAAACCGCCCCCATCGTCCCCACCCACCCCAAATCATCCCAACTGACCCCAAACCCCACCAAAAAAATCCACTTGTGAGACCACCCGCCCCCATGGTATAATTGCCCCAAAGGATACCACTATGACGCAAAACCTACCTGCTGAAACACTCAACATCGCCCCAGAAGCCCTGGAAGTAGCCAACTGCTACCTGCAGCTGCAAGACGCCCGACGTGTGGCTGATGAGCTGGACTTGGCACCTACCCTGGTTGCGGAAATCTTAGCCCGCCGTGAGGTCAAAGCGTATATTGACCATGTGTTCATGGACACCGGCTACAACAACAAGTTTCAAATGCGTGCCGCTATGGACGCACTACTCAAACAAAAGTTTCAAGAACTGCATGAATCACAAACTGGATCGACCAAAGATATTGCTGAGCTGCTACAAATCAGTCATAAAATGTCGATGGATTTACTAGACCGTGAAATTCAGCTGGAAAAACTGCGTCAGGGTCCTGGTGGCCCCTCAAAGCAAGTGAATGTTCAGATCAATGAAGGCTTAGACGGAAGCAAGTATTCGCAGCTGGTGTCACGTCTTATTAGTGGTGAAGGAGTCTAATGCTAACCATTAGCCGACCAGATGTTGAGTGCGAACTTATTCAAGAGTTTCCAGCACAAACTCGTTTTATCAAACTACCCATCGTCAACTACTTGAAACTCTTGGGCATTTATGAAACCATCAACAGACCCCAAACCGCACTAATCAATGCCATCAACGACCCCAAGTACCGTTTTGTGTGCGCTGCGCTAGCGCGCCGACTTGGCAAAACCTACATAGCCAACGTGGTAGGCCAATTGGTGAGTTTAGTGCCTGGCTCAAATGTGTTAATCATGTCGCCCAACTATAATCTTAGTGGGATCTCTTTTGAACTACAACGCCGCCTTATCAAGCACTTTGACCTAGAAGTTGCACGTGATAACCTAAAAGACAAAATAATTGAGTTGGACAATGGTTCGACTATTCGTATGGGTTCGTTGAGCACTGTGGATTCATGCGTTGGCCGCAGTTACGATCTTATCATATTTGACGAAGCAGCGCTTGGATCGGATGGTGAAGCCGCATTCAACGTTGCACTCCGACCCACACTAGACAAGCCTGGCAGCAAAGCCATTTTTATATCAACACCACGTGGTCGCAACAACTGGTTTAGCCAGTTTTGGAATCGTGGCTTTAGTTCGGAGTTTCCAGAGTGGGTGAGCCTGCAAGCGGACTATTCGGAGAATACGCGCATGCAGGAATCTGATGTGGCCGAAGCTCGCCGGTCAATGTCGCGTGCGGAATTTGAACAAGAATACTTGGCATCGTTTACTGTGTTTGAGGGTCAGATTTATAGCCTAGCGGCTAGTGATGTGTTGGAACCTCCGCCGGATTTGCTGGGCGAAGCCATTGCTGGCTGTGACCCGGGCTATCGCGACTACACGGCTTTTGTGGTTATTATCTATGATATGGCCACCGATGTGTTCTGGATTGTGGATGAGTACTTGAAAAACGAAGCTACCACCGCCGATCATGCCAGTGCGTTTGCGGAGCTGTGTGCCAAGTGGGGTGTGGAAACCATTTTTATTGACTCGGCTGCTGCACAGTTTGCCAGTGACCTGGCATACATCTACGACTTGGCTTCAACTAAGGCGAAGAAAGACGTCTTACCCGGAATTGCATATGTACAAACACTGGTAGCTCAGGGCCGTTTAAAAGTAGCTCCTCATTGCACACATTCATTAGCGGTGTTTGACCAATATCGCTGGGATACCAAAGAAGGTTTACAACGTGAACGTCCCAAGCATGATGACTATTCACACATGGCTGATGCGATTCGTTATGCTCTTTATACATATACATTGTAAACGGTATTGTACTTAATATTCTATTATACACGGTTTGGATTGGTTGTTCAAGTCAAAATACTCTACCTGCAACATAAATTCTGGTATTGACTTTTTGATGCATACCATGTATAATACTAGTAATCTCAAGAAGGTCCAAGTAAAAAATGGCCAAGAACACAAACAATCGTATCCCAGTAAAGTGGGTTCGCGACAAAGCCAAGGCGGCATACGATAAAAAACCTCAGTGCTTTATTTGCGACACAAACAAAGACCTGGAACTTCATCACCTACACTCAATCACAATCTTGTTAGAAACGTGGTCTGCGCACAAAGGTTACGATATATCAACAGACGAAGGCATCTTAGCTGTTCGTGATGAATTTATTGCTGAGCACCATACAGAGTTATACGATAAAGTTTACACCCTTTGTAATCCGCATCATGTAGCGCTGCACTCAATATATGGCAAAGCTCCGCCAGTAGGTTCCGAACCTAAACAGCAGCGTTGGATCGAACTCCAGCGATCAAAGCACGTTCATGGTGATAAAGCCGTAGCCACAAGCACGCACAACTCGTTTTTCTCACGATTTATTTAAGGAAAAACAATGAGTTGGATAGCAAAATCACAAGACTGGATTCGCCAAAAGCTGAATCCTGCACAAGAACGCATTGCACAAGATGCTGGGACGCAAGTTGGTACGGATGCAAAGATCACGTACTTTCAAAGCTTTCAGAAGCTAGAAGCAGTTAATCGAAGTGTTAGTTTACTAGTAAACGCAGCAGCCAGCCTAGACTACGACGTCAAAGACAAAGTGCACGATGGTGTTGTTGCTGGCATTCGCCAAAAAACACTAAATACACTGCTTAACTTTCGTCCTAACCCTTATCAAAGTGCACAAGACTTTCGCAGTGCACTGTTCACAGATTTCGTACTAGAAGGCAATGCTTTCGTACACTTTGACGGTACTTTTATGTACCACCTGCCTGCAGACAAAGTAGAAATCATGACTGACACCAAAACATTTATTCGTGGCTTCCGCTACAATGGATTGGTAGACTTCAAAGAGTCCGAAGTTTTTTACTTTCGTGACCTGAGTTCGGATAGCATCTATCGCGGATCAAGCAGACTGGAAAGTGCAGATCGCAGCGTTAAATTGCTGTACTCAATGCAAACCTTTCAAGAAAACTTCTTTGATAATGGTGCTGTGTTTGGGCTAGTACTTACCACAGACAATACACTAAGTCAAGTTGCCAAAGAAAAAACAATTGCCTACTGGTTGCAAAAGTACAACGTCAAAAACGGTGGCAAGCGACCAGTGATCTTGGATTCAGGCCTAAAGCCACATCAGCTAGCCGAAACCAACTTCAAAGACATGGATTTTGATGTCAGCATCAAAACTCATGGCGAAAAAATCATGCAAGCTGTTGGCGTGCCGCCAATCTTGCTGCAAGGCGGCAACAATGCCAACATTTCGCCAAACCTTCGACTATTCTATTTAGAAACAGTACTGCCAATGAACCGCAAGTTTATTAGTGCTGTAGAACGCTACTTTGGTTACGACGTAGAAGCTATTACCAGCTCCGTTAGTGCCTTGCAGCCAGAATTAAAAGACATTGCTGCTTACCACTCAACTTTGGTAAACGCTGGTATTATTTCAGCCAACGAAGCTCGACAAGAGTTGCGCTATGAAGCCAAAGCCGGCAATGATGATTTACGAATTCCTGCAAACATTGCAGGTTCAGCCGCAAATCCTAGCACTGGAGGACGTCCCGCCTCCACCAAGGAATAACACAAAGGGGTATTATGGTAGATAAAAGTAAAGTACTGTTTATAAACAGTTCTTTTACAAAGAGCAGTCTACCTGCCGCAGACGAAGCTGATGAAAGCGTAACCATTGAAGGTTATGCATCCACAGTTGACGTTGATAGACATGGTGATATTGTTCCTGCCAGCGTGTGGGAAAAAGGTGTCGAGAACTACTTGAAAAATCCAGTAATTCTTGCATACCACAATCACAGTGAACCTATCGGCAGGATGATCGAGCATCGCGTTGACGCAAAAGGTTTGTGGATTAAAGCCCGAATCTCTAAAGCGGCTGGAGATGTTTTTAGTCTTGTAAAAGACGGCGTGCTAACCGCCTTTAGCATTGGTTTCCGTATCGCTGATGCGGAATATAATTCAGCCTTAGAGCTGTTTGTTGTAAAAGAACTGGAACTGCACGAAATCTCAGTTGTGAGTGTTCCAGCTAATCAAAATACACTATTTAGTCTTTCTAAGGCGTTTAACACGGCCGAAGAATTTAAGAGTTTCAAACTGCAATTTGCTAACCCAAGCGACTCAGCTAAAGGGCTAGAAGCCTCCGGCGAAGCAAAAAGCGAAATTAACGAGGAATGGAAAATGGATCCAAAAGAACTACAAAAAATGTTGGCTGACGCTGCTACTGCTGCTGCCGAACAAGCCACTAAGTCTCTGCTAGCTGCTCAAGAAAAAGCTGCTACTGAAAAAGCTGCTGCCGATGCGCAACAAGCTGACCTAGACGCAAAAATCAAAGCTGCTGTTGCACTAGCAACACCAAGCACAACTGGTGCTGAAGCACTACTAGCCGAAGTTGAGAAGCGTTTTGCTGCTCAAGCCGACGAAACTAAGTCTGTGGTTGCAGGCCTAGAAGCTAGCCTAAAAGAGAAGGCAGCTGAATTAGAAGCCATTCAAAAATCACGTATGCAATTCACAGACAACAAAGCCGGTGAAATGTCTTATGCTGACAAAGAAAAGGCGGTTCTGTTAGCCAAAATGGCTGGCCGAGGTTTAGAAGGCACTAAGTTTGGCCAACAAATGGTCCAAAAGTATGGTGCTCACGTTCCAAGTGCAACTTGGGAACTAGAAGTTTCACTAAACATGGAAAACGAAGTTCGCCGTCGTTTAGTTGTTGCTCCTAACCTACGTGGTATTGCAATGCAAACCAACGTGATGACTATTCCTGTGAACCCAGAAGCTGGTGTTGCAACATGGATGGCTAACACAGCATTCGGTACAACAGCCTCAGCTGGTAGCAACGCAACACACGCGCTAAAAGAAATCACTTTAAACGCATACAAAGTTGCCACAAACGAATATGTTGCATACGAAGAAGAAGAAGACAGCTTACTGGCAATTATGCCTGTTATCCGTGACGCCATGGTTCGCCGTGTTGCTCGCGCTGTTGACCGTGCTATGCTGCGTGGTGAAGGCACAGGAAGCGACCCAGTTAAAGGTCTAGCAGGTTATGACGCAGTAAGCGCAGTTACACTAGATGTAAGCGATGCTGACAAAATGACAGTTGCCAAGCTACAAGCTATGCGTCGTGACCTAGGTGCTTGGGGTCTAGATCCTTCAGAACTAGTTTACATCGTAAGCACAGAAGGTTACTACGATCTGTTAGAAGATACAAACTTCCTAACGGTTGACAAAGTTGGCACAATTGCTACATTGTTAACAGGTCAAATCGGTGCAATTGGTAACACACCAGTTATCGTAAGTGCCGAATTCGCAGACAAGGCTGCTAACTCTGTTGGCGCTATCTGTTTTGCACCAGGTAACTTCTTGGTTGGTAATCAGCGCGGTCTACGTGTTGACACACAAGACCTAGTAGAAACACAACGTCGTGTTATGGTAGCTAGCCTACGCACTGGCATGACTCAAGTTACAACTAACCTAGGCCCAGCAGTTTCGGCCCTACGTTACGTAGCTTAATACCCAGCAAGACCCTTCGGGGTCTTGTTTTATAAATGTACTCTGGTGCATTTATAAAACAAGAAAGGTATGCTAAATGGGACTAAATTTAATCACAAAAGCGGAATATAAAACATACGCTAGCATCACCAGTACTAATCAAGATGCAGAAATCGACCTACTGATTCCAAAAGTAAGCGAACTAGTAAAAACATATTGCCGCCGCACATTCGTAGACTACTACGACGAAGCAAAAACTGAAGTATTTGACGGAGGCTACGGCTCGCTGATATTAAAAGAAACACCTGTTACACAAGTTATCAGTGTTCAACAAAGCACCGACTATGGCCAAACTTACACTAAACTAACAAAGTTTGCAGATTGGGTACCCACAGGAGATTTTGTAGTAGCAATTGATCCCAGCGGATTTAAGCCAATGATCAATGGTTACAAGGTAAGCTATTTTGCTGGATACGAAACAGTACCAGAAGACTTGCGTTTGGCAGTACTAGACTTGGTTACATACTATCGCAAAAATGATGGTGCTATTCATTCAACTAAAGCACCCGGCACAAACGCCGTACAGATTGAATATATTTCAACTACTAGCTTGCCTGCACATATTAAACGAGTACTAGACTTTTATGTGGCGGATTATACATGAGTGCTGAAAACTTTATTAAGATTTTTAAAGATAAAAGAAAAAATATTGATGAAGTATCAGACTATGCCGATTATGCTCAGTGGACTAAAACGAATAAGACCTGGTTTAACAAGAACCGAAGTGAATTAGAGGATCTAGGCTTAAGTAAATATGTGGGATTAGTCGTATCTCAAACAAAAGCAGATGAATTAGGCGTAGGTAACGCTTTTAAGGCTTTGGCCGCAGAACATTCTGGTAATACCTCAAATGAGAAAAAGCCTATTGTAGATATTATAGATGGGGTACCCGTAATACTATTTTCCGATGTTGCATTTAAAGACGGAATTGAACGAACCCTAGATAAGTATTTTGGTAAAGGTACTAGCACTAAGTTTAAAGATTTAGGCTTGATTAAAGGTCATATATATGGTTTCATGACTGGCGCCGTACTAGGTGCTAGAGATGACTTATATAACTTTCTTACGTCTTCTAAAAATGAAGCCCTGCCTATTATGTCAGAGAATGAAGCAGACTACGCTTTAAACTTTTTAGATATATTGATAAGGCACTTACAGAAGTTGGATATTGAGTCCGCAGAACTAAAAACTCTAAGTAGTCCTGCGTTTTTAAAGTATAATAAGAGTGCTACCAACTTTATAATTGAATTACAGTCGGAAGTAGATAATGCAGCTTCCGCAAAATTAGTTCAAAAATTAGCTGGGCAAAAATCGGGAAGTACAGGTATTCGTGCTTTAGTTAATCCTACAAGCACCCAGCAAAAAGCCCTAGAGGGCATCTTAGAAATACTGAAATCGGACAAGTCATTTTCACCTGAAGAAATACTGGACTTTAAAAGTTCTCCTTCACTAAAGGACTTAATAGTAGACGAGATACTAAGCGAAGGTTTTGGCCTAAGTAGAAAACATCCAAAAAATATATCTAGCCCTAGAATTAAATTACCTAGTAATATTATTACTGCATATGTCAATCAAGAGGCTAAGAATAAATATAGAAAAGACTTAAAAGGCACTATCAATGACGCAAAAGCTAGTATGCAAAAGATCAAGGCTACTAAGCAAAAGCACAAAGAAGTACGCAGACGACTAAAAAATGTTACTGGGGCTGCCGGAGTTACTAATCTAAATAGCCTGCATAGCCTTCTTAATGCACAGCTACAAGATGTAATCAGTGCCAACATGGGTGACGGAAATTCACGCAATGTACTAAACTACAGAACAGGTCGATTAGCTAGTAGTGCTAAGGTTGAAAAGCTAAGTGAGTCTCGCACAGGTATGATTACTGCTTTTTATAGTTATATGAAAAACCCGTATGCAACTTTTAGTGAGGGTGGTCGTCAGCAATATCCCAAATCGCGTGACCCTAAACTGCTGATATCAAAGTCAATTCGCGAAATTGCAGCAACCCAAGTAGGTAACAGATTAAGGGCAGTAAACGTATGAGTCGTAGAACTTCAATTGTAAAAGCGCTAGCAGAAAAACTTAAACTAATTGACGGCAACCTACCTTATCAAGTCAATCTTAGTAATAACGCATTTGCCAAGCTAAAGTTCTGGGACGAAGTCCAAGACTTTCCTGCGGTGTACTGCACACCGGGTTCGGAAATGCGTGAATACCATCCAGGCGATTTCGCATGGGGATTTTTAGGTGTTGCTGTTAAAGTTTACTGTCGCGGCGAAGAAGCTCAAGACGAGCTTGAAAAACTATTAGAAGACATAGAGCATTGCGTAGACAGCAATAGAAATCTGGTCTATGATACCAATACTGGATATGATACCACAGAGATTTTAATCCAGTCAATTACAACTGATGAAGGGCTATTAGCTCCCTATGCGGTTGGTGAAATTAACTTACAAGTCCGATACCAGATTATGTAAGAAACCGTACCGAACGTGCCAGCAACAGATAAATGTCTAGTTAAGGTACCGTGGTACTAACTAAAAGGAAATGAGATATGTCATTTAATTTAATTCGCAACAGTCGAGTATTCTTTACTACGAACGTTAATTCAGGCACAGGTGTAGTGGCCTCAACAGGCTTTACTCCAACTAACACACGTGAAATCCAAGTATTGGATGGTTTCAGCTTTAGCCAAAACACAACTCAAGAAACTGTTACACTAAACGAAGCCGGTGCTACACCTGTTCGTGGACAGCGCAGTTTTAACACAGCTCTTGATCCAGCAGACTTTTCGTTTACAACTTATATGCGCCCTGCTGACAGTGGTGTTAATATTACTTGTGAAGAATCTGTGTTATGGAACGCAATGTTCTCTGATGGTGCTATTGGCAGCGGCACAGCTGCTTGGACTGACGGCGTTGCCGCAGCTACTTGTACAGTTGAAAACAGTGATACTCACCAGCTACAAAAGTTTGGTATGATTATTACTATTGACACCACTACATTTATTATTGATAACTGTGTGTTAAACACAGCCACAATTGATTTTGGACTAGACGCTATTGCATCAATTCAGTGGGCAGGTCAAGGCGGTGTGCTACGTCAAATCGCAACACCAACACTAAGCGGTACTGGTACTATTACTTTTGCAGGCAGCTTAACTGGTACTGCATTGGGTAAAAACACAACAGCTCCTTATATTGCCAACAAATTGTCAACAGTTACCTTGGATGCTGGCATTGGCGCAGGTGGTACAGCATACACACTAGCATTAACTGGTGGTAGCTTAACAATCTCCAACAACGTTACTTACTTAACGCCAGCTAACTTAGCTGAAGTTAACAAGCCAGTTACTTACTTTACTAGCACTCGTGCTATTAGCGGTACTCTAAACTGCTACTTGCGTACAGGTAGCGGAAACAGTGCCGACCTAATGTCGCAAATGTTAGCAACTTCTAGCAGCGATGTTAACCCTGCTTACTACATTAAGATTGCAGTGGGTGGAAGTGCTAACGTAACACACGTTGACTTTACAATGCCTGCCGTTGTACTTTCTATTCCAGCTGTAAACGCTGAACAAGTTGTTTCAACAACTATCAACTTTACTGCACAAGGTTACACAGGTTCTGCATTTGACATTGGTCAATCAAACGAACTAACTATCGACTACGTTACAGCAAACGCTTAATCGGTCTTTTTAAAGGGTTGGCCTGATCCCCAACCCTCTTTTTTCAACCTAATACAATAATATGTCAAATATCTCTTTAAAATCTCTGTTAGTTCCTTCAAAATCTGTAGAGGTCGAGTACCCTGGATTTGCTGGGTTTAAAATTAGTGTTGCGTTCTTATCGCGTGAAACACTTTTAAACATTCGTAAAAAGTCAACTAAGACCAGCTTCAAAAACCGTCAGGCATCTGACGATTTCAACGAAGACATGTTCTTGCAGCTTTATGTTGAAAATGCTGTAAAAGGCTGGAGTGGGCTAAAACTAAGTTACTTGGAGCAGCTAGCACCAGTTGACTTAACAGGACAAAATCTTGAAGATGAGCTGGAGTATACTGCAGAAAATGCACTGTACTTGATGAAAAATTCCAGTAACTTTGACGCATTTATTAGTGAACAGGTATCAGACTTGGGAAACTTTTCCACGAGCAGCAACAAACGCTAAGCGAGCTGCTCACTAACTACATGCAAAACTCCAGTGTTGGTATGACCAAAGACCAATACTACGAGATGTGTGAAGCACTTGGTACTGAACCGCTTGAGCATGAAGTACCAGTGGAGTTAGAAGATTTTCCAATTGAAATGCAGCAAGCATTTGCAGTGTACCGAATGTTACGAGATGAGTGGGATAGTATGAGTGGTCTTTACCTAGGCAAAAGCCTAATAGGTATCACAGAAGTATTGTCAGCCACAGAAATCGAAGCAGAAGACACTAAGTTTATTACTATGTTAGTTAGGTTAATAGACTATGTTCGTGCGCAAGAAATAAACACCAAAAAAGCAAACCAAAAACCCGCGACTTAAAACCTCGCGGGTTTTTTGCGTTAAAAATTTTTTGGTTTGACACTGGAATGGTTACATGATATAATGGTCTGTAGCAAAAATTGATGCAATTTTAAAAGCCAATAGTTCTAAGTAAAGGAGCAATAATGGCAACAGTAAAAATTAATTTAAGTCTTGAAGATACTAGTAATAGTGTTAAAGCACGTAAAAAAGACGTTGAAGATTTAAACAAAGAATTAACAAAAACAAAACAGCTTAGTACTGGAACTCAAAGTGGTAGTCGAGCTGTAAAAGCAAGCCTTACGCCTGGTATGGGCGGAGAAGGCACAGAGTATGGTCGAGCTCGTGGCGGTATGGGTGCCACAGGTGCAGCAGGCCGTGACTTTGCTAACCAAGCGCAAGGCTTGGGCGGATTAGTTCGCCTATATGCAACATATGCTGCCAACGTATTTGCAGTAAGTGCTGCTTTTAATGCACTGTCTCAGGCAATGAATACCACTAACATGGTAAAAGGTTTGGATCAGCTTGGTGCGGCGAGTGGCGTAGCTTTAGGCAGCTTAGCTAAACGATTTGAGCAAGCTAGTGGCGGTGCTATTAGTTTGCGTGAAAGTATGGAAGCCACAGCCAAGGCTGTTTCAAGTGGGCTATCGCAAGCACAGTTCTTGAAACTTGGTGAAGTAGCTAAAAAAGCTTCTCAGGCACTTGGCGTAGGCATGAGTGATGCAGTTAGTCGTCTAACACGCGGTATTACTAAACTAGAACCTGAATTGCTGGACGAATTGGGTATTTTTACCAAAGTTGGTAAAGCCACAGAAGACTATGCTCGTAGTGTTGGTAAAAGCGCAAATGCACTAACAGACTTTGAACGTCGTCAAGCATTTGCAAATGCTGTGCTAGCTGAGGGAGCCCAAAAATTTGGTGAAATTAAGATTGATACCAATCCTTACGATAAGTTACTGGCTACATTAAAAAACGTAGCTCAAAGTATTGGTGAAATAATTAACGTGGCAATTGTTCCGCTTGTAAGCTTACTAGCTTCTAGCCCTGCAGCCCTTACACTTGGTATCGCTGCACTTGGTTCTATGATTGTCAAGCAAGCAATTCCTGCTATTGGCGAATATCGTAAAAGCTTACGTGAAGCTGCTGCTGTATCTAAAGAACTTGCAGAAAATAAACTAGCTCGTGCAGAAGGTGTTGCAGAAGCCCGTAGAGCAGATATAAAAGCACGTTCAGAAGCCGCAGCCGAACTAGCTACTACTAAAGTTCAAGAATTGGAAGATAAGCTGCGCAATCAGTCAAGCGGCCGAATTCGTAAAGATGTGCAAAAAATATTGGCACCTACTCGTAGTATTCTAGATATTAAAGATACTGAAATAGCTAAACTAGACTCTATAGGTAGTAAACTAAAAACGCAAGATAATATATATAAGCAATTAGCTGCAACAATTAATGAAGCAAAAAATGCTAATTTAGCCTATATTAAAACAGAAAAAGATCTAGAAAAAGAACGTCAAGAAAAACCTGGTAAAGCATCAACATTAGGTGTTCTGCGTGCAGATGCAGAGCGTCAGCGTAAAAGTGCTGCCGGTTCAGAAATTATTAGCAAAGCTGGAGATACTGCTGCTATTGATGGATTCCGTGTGGCCTACGCGGAAATGATCGAACAGATTAAAACTGAAAAACTTGGTAAAGTACGCGGAGCTATAACCGGTATAGCTGGAGCAGCTAATGCAGCCATTACTCGTATAGGCGGACTCGTCAGTGCTTTTAGTGGCTGGATAGCAGTAATTACAGCAGTTATTGGAGCTTACCAAATGTTAAGCGGATTACTATCTAGTAATGCTGCAGAACAAGAAAAACTAAATGAAACATTAACTAACGGAACAGAAGCCGTCAAAGCTTTAAACTTAACTTACGATAAGTACCGTACTAGTTTAAGCAGTGATGCTATTATTGCTACTGCAACTGCATTTACAAATCTAAGTGACAATATAGGATCTACAGTAAAAGCTCTTCAAGAAGCCGACGCTAAGTCGGGAGTGTTTGATCGATTTATTGATGGTATAAAATCTGTGTTTGGTCAAGACCTAAAATCAGATTTTGAGCGTGGAATTGCTTTTCAAGTTTCAGAAGGTTTGAAGGGGATCACCGACCCTAAACTTAAGAAAACCGCAGAAAATAAACTAAAAGAACTACTTGGTATTCAAACACTAACAGCCAAAGCTATTAGTGGAGCACTAAGCGATATTGACAAGTCCGAGATTATTGCCAAAGGTGAACAAATTGCCAAAGTGTTCGATGCAGCAAGCCGTGCCGGACAAAAAACAGCAAATACCTTGAGTGCAATAAAAGACGGTTTTACTGCACTTGATCGATCATATACAACCTTATCTAATTCAATAACTCAAAAAGATCCGCTAACAGACTTTGGCAGAGAACTTGCAATGCAAGGTTTTAACTTAGCCGAAGCGTTTAAGGATCCTGTGGCAAGTGTAAGCGCACTTCGTGATATCTTAACTGATGTTAGTAAATTAAAGCTACTGTCTCCTGAATCACAACAGATTTTAATACAAAGCAAGGACGCATTTCTATCTTTGGCTAATTCTGCTGAATTTTATGAAAAATTAATAGTTGAATCAGAAAAACGCGTAAAAGGTCTAGAAAAGCAACGTGATAGTAGACTTAATAAAGCCCCTATACAAAAACAGCTTGATCGTGAACAATCCGACCTTGCCCGTTTCCGTGATAGATTATCAGATACTAAGGCAGGGCTACAGGTAATTTCCAAAGAGTTTGCACGTGCTAGTGAAGAATCAATCAAAAAAGGCTTTGAATTAGTAGAAGGAAGCTTTTCCAGAGCTCTAGCAGCCGGAGTTTTAAATAATCAAAAAGCTTTGCTGGATTACTTACCTAAAACAGAGGGTACGCTGTCTCTGGGTGTGTCAATAGAAAATCAAAAACTTGAGCTACAAAAACAAGAAATATTGGAAACTCAACGCTTGATCAAAGAAATGGAACTATTGCCTATACGCCTTGAAAAGGCATTGCTAAGTGCTGATATAGAAAAACTTCTTTTAACTGAAACTTCCGGACCAGTCAGACAAGCGGCTAGGGATAATCCAAGACTAAAAGAGCTAGAAAAACGTGAAAAAGTATTAACCAGTAAAAATATATCAAAAGGTATTAGCAGCGGTGAATTTGAAAAAACTCCAGAAACGTTAAAAGCTTTGCAAGATCAACAGGGTACTTTTGCAAAAATAGCAGCTATATCTAGTCAACAGCAGATGAACCTTGTTAAAACACAAGCAGATACAGTTGCTGCACAGTTTGCCAAAACAAAAAATGAAATAGATAATGAACTAAAGCAAGCTATACAAGATCGCGAAACTTACTTAAAAGGTGACGGGTTCCGCAGAGATACCTTAGAAGAGCAGCAAGACACTATTGCCGCATATACAGCCAACGAAGCAAGACTAAATAAGCAAATATCACTACTGGGCACCCAAGAACAAATAGCTGTTTTTACAAAAATACAAATAGAAGCTCAAGGCAAAGGGTATGACAAAATAGCCAAACTAGCAGGCAGTGCTGTTGAAACCGCAAAAACTCAGCTGGGAATATCTTCTGGTCTTATTGATGCCTCGAACGAAACTAACAAGAATGAAACTGACAGAAAAAACAATCTTGATAGTCAATTAGAAATAATGAAACTTCAAAACATTGCGCTAGAACGTGATACAGCACTAACAAAAATTACCGGAGATACTGAGCTGGCTTTGTTAGATATACGTAAACAAGAATTACAGCTAGAGTACGAAAAGGGTATGATTACCTTAGATAATTATAACCAACAGCTGGATTCTTTGGGCCAAATTGATCGTGCAAAACAGCGTGAAGCTAAAACAGCTGCACTAGTGCAGAAATATACTACAGACGCTTTGGCTTATGCCAAAGAATTAGCTGGTGCAAATACCGCACAAATACCTGAAATACAAGCAAGATTTGCAGCCGTACAACAAATTTATAACGCCGAATTAGATGGTATTGCCAAAGTGTATACAGCAACAGAAGCACTTGCTGAACAGCAAAAAGCACTACCACAACGCCAACAAGCATACACTGAACTATTTATAAGTGCATTTAAATCAATGGAAGACGCAATTGTAGAGTTTACCAAAACCGGTAAGCTAAGCTTTAGCTCTATGATTGAAAGTTTTATAGAAGGCTTATTACGTTACGAACTTCAGCAACAACAAGCAATGTTATTTAAAGGGCTGGGCGGAGCTTCAGGTATAGTTGGAGCAGGTATGAACCTGCTAGGTCTTTCTAGTGGCGCCTATGGAAGCGGATATACTGCCGCGCAACTAGCAACACTACCAAATGCAAAAGGTAATGCCTTTGATTATGGACTTCAAGCATTTGCCAAAGGCGGTGCATTTACCAACCAAATCGTTGACTCACCAACACTGTTTAAATTTGCTCGCGGCACAGGCTTAATGGGCGAAGCAGGTCCAGAAGCTATTATGCCCCTAAAGCGTGACAGCAACGGCAACCTTGGAGTTAGTAACCCCGGTGGTGGTGGTGGCAATGTTGAAGTAGTTGTCAACAACTATTCAACTGCACAAGCCGAAACACGTGAAACAACCGACTCGCGCGGTAATCGTCGTATTGAAGTTATTGTTGGAGATATGGTTGCTCAAGAAGTGGCTAAAACCGGTTCCGCAACACAAAATGCGTTCTCTAGTACTTATGGTACCAGACCTGCACTAGCAAGGAGATAAAATATGGCAATTCCAACATGGCCAACAGCCGGCAACTTTCCGCAAAGCCCCCAAAAGGGGTTTTCGGAAAGCATTGGTGTTAATGTAATACGAACCCAAACCGACATGGGTCCGGCAAAGCAACGTCGCAGAAGCCGTCGTCCAAGTACAATGGATGTTAGCTTTATAATGACCACAGCACAGACTCAGACACTGGAAGCTTTTATCAACAATGACTTGCAGGGAGTAAATCGTTTTACATTTACTCACCCGCGTCTTTATACCATGATTGATGTTCGCATTGTGCCACAAAGCGATGGCGAATTTTTCAAGCTGCAGTACCTGGCACCAGGCTACTGGCAGACTTCCCTTAAACTAGAAGTGTTACCATGAGCAGAATAAGCACACTAAGCGCAGCAGCCGTTCGTGCAATGTTTTCGTCAGAAACGTCAGAAACACTAATAATGCTGCTTACTATTTATGACCCTGAAACGAGTACTACTCCAGTATTTCGTTTTGCAGACACATATACTGGCAGATTAGCTAGCTTAACCACAGATGCAGAAATTGTATACGGCGTACCCAGTCGTGGCCAAGACTATGTGTTCTTGCCAATGACCCTAAACCTGCCCAGTGAGCAAGACACAGGGGTTGGTACTTGCTCACTTACCTTACAATACGTAACACGCGAAGCAATTGAACTTATTCGCACAGAACTAACAAAACCTGTGCGAGTAGGTATTGAACTTGTATTGAGCGGTACGCCCAATACTGTGGAAGCAAGTTTTCCTGGCTTTTATATTACATCAGCTACGTATAATGCGGATGCGATTACTTTTGAGTTAACAATGATTAACTTATCACGTGAACCCTTTCCGTGCTATAATTTTATTCCCAGCTACTTTCCAGGACTATTCTAATGGATTACAACAAGTACATAGGGTTACCCTACAAAGACAATGGCAGAGACACAAGTGGCGTAGACTGCTGGGGCTTAGCTCGACTATTTTATCAGCAAGAGCTTGGTATTGAATTACCAAGCTATACGGAGCTGTATGCCGGAGCTCACGACCCACAAGTTTCACAAGCCCTTGACGCCTACAAGGACACTTGGCAAGATGTTAGTCATGGTGCTGCAGGTGACCTGTGCTTGTTTAATATTTATGGTGAACCAGCACACGTGGGTGTGTACATTGGTGAGCGTAAGTTCCTACACGCTCGCGAGGGCCGCGATAGTGTAGTAGAGTCATTGGACAGCGCACAGTGGTCAAAGCGTTTTGCAGGATTTTACAAGTATACTGCAAAACCATCTGCTATTCAACTAACCGGAGCACCTCATCCACTGCAAACACAAGTCCTATACGACTGGACTGTGGCAGGTACCACTGTTAGTGACTTAGCCAATTTTGTAAAACAAAAGTACTCGGTAAGTGATCGCTTAGCCAGTAAACTGGTTATTTTAATCGACGGAGTACCTGTTGCACAAGACAGTTGGGACACCACTGTGTTGTGTGAAGGTCAAACAGTTGCATATAAGTGTGTGGCCACAGGTCGTAACGCTACACGACTACTGTTAACACTGGCTGTTGTTGTGGTATCTGTTAAGTTTGGCCCCCAAGCTGGTCAAGCATTAGCAGGAGTCGGTGCAAGTGCAACTACTGTTGCAGCATACACTGCTGCAGCTAGCATGGCAATTAATATGGCCGGCATGGCATTAGTAAACGCTATTGCACCTGTGCGTATGCCGGGTCAAAATGCTGACCCTGGCAGCGCAGCAGGCCTAAACCTGTTTACGGGTGCTAGCAATCAGGCAAGTCGTTTTGGCGCAATTCCTGTGGTGCTGGGAAAAATGCGCGTTACAGGCGTACTTGGTGCCACTCCTTATGTGGATACCCTAACTGACACAAGCTTGTTAAACTTGTTAATTGTGTGGGGCTACGGTCCACTAAAAGTAGACGATATTTGTGTGGGCACAAACCCAATCAGCAACTACTACAACAAAAAAGATGACGCTGACCTAGAATTTGCACAAGATATTCCACTGCCTGTTACATTATACGGTAACGCAACCGATCCAGGTAGCGCTGCAGAAATTGCATTCAACAAATTGTACGGCCGTGATGTTGAACAGCAGCAAGTTAATATTCAGCTTGTAAACAACTCTGAAGATGGTAATCCTTGGCAAGAAGTAGCTTTTGCACAAGACAATACCACAGCAGTTGACTTAGCTTTTACTTTTCCAGAAGGCATGCGTCAACTGGTAATCAGCGGAGATGCCGCAGGTGCTATACAGCAAGCCACAGCAGCAGTTGAAATTCAACTACGCAAGAAAAAATCTGACGGAACTTGGCCAGCCTGGGCCCCTAGACCAAGCTATGCTTTTGGTGACTATAGTGCACAAACACCCAACTCTGTGGCCTATAGTGACACATTACTTCCTATTCCTGATAGATTTAGTCCTCAAGAAGGCATCTACAAAACTTTAACTCAACGACACGTGTATGCACTAAGCGACACCGGTACAATAGTTAAGTTTAGCGGTGCGGCAGCCGATGACTATAATAGTATAAGCGAGGAGCTATTATCAGAATATAAATCTGGCAGCTATGCTGGATTAGCTGGCAGTGATGCTGATCAAACAACTTATACCATAAACCCAGTATTACCCTTAAACGGATATAAAAAAATATGTACTGTAATACAGCAGGGCGGTAGTTTATCTAGTATAGAAAACCACCTGTCTTCGTATACAGGATACTATGGTCTAGAAGCTAACGCTACTCAACTAAATATATTTAATAGCTATAGTGGAGGAGACGAAGGAGGTAGTTACTATCAAGTAAATAACGGTATAAAAGTGGAAATTAAAAGTGGGGCAATATACGCACTAACTAGTAATCAACCTGTTGCGGGTCAGTCTGTTGTTGTGTTTAATCGCAGCAATCTTACAACTTATGGAGCAGTTGCAGCCAACAGTGACAGAGCTTGGTCTAAATTCTTGCAAGAAAACGCAGTATGGTCACCAGGGTCTAGCCCTACATTTGATATGACTGTAAATGTAGAGTTTCCATATACTGGATACTACCATGTTGAAGCCAGTGCAGACGATGAAGGCACTGTGTACGTAGACAACCGCCAAGTTGTTGGAATACCAATTCCTGGATTTGCAAGCACCGTTAGTAACTTAGTGTATTTAGAGGAAGGTACTTATCCTGTTAGAGTTTTTGCAAAAAATAGTGGTGGTCCGGCCGGAATAGCTTGTACTATTACTTTTAATGAAAACGGTGGCCTAAATAATCTACCAACGCCAGACACTATTTTGGTATTTGGTACTCCTGGATTTTATCACAAACGCAAAGATGCTTTTAACTTTGTTTACAAGATCAAAAACTTGTCACAAGGATTTTACGAAGCACGAGTACGTCGTGTAAATGACGATGTAACAGAGCCCGAAAGTTCTCTGAGAAATTATAATAAGGTTGCACTACTAAGTGCTACAGCCTATGGTAATGCAATTGACCCGATTACTAACCTGCCGCAGGGGCCAATTAATAAAATACCAAACACTAACTTAGCAAAAACAGCTATACGTATACAAAGTACCAGCAAAGCCAACGGTAGTATTGATGGTGTAAATGCCTTAGTACAAACCATATGCCAAGACTGGGATCCGTATATGGGGTGGACTCCCAAAGCTACAAGTAATCCTGCTAGTTTATTTGTTTATGTACTAACACATCCTGGCAATGCTTACCGCATTAAAGCACAAGATGTTGAGTCTCAAATAGACTTACCAACAATACAAAATTGGCATGGGTACTGTAAAAATCTCAAGTTTGAGTTTAATAGCGTAATTACGCAAACTCAAAGCGTAATGGACGTATTACGAGATATTTGTGCAGCAGGTAAAGCTAGTCCAAGTTATGTTGATGGTAAGTGGACTGTTGTGGTTGACCAAGCTCGTCCATATGTTACACAGCATTTTACGCCTCACAATAGTTGGGGCTTTGAATCTACCAAATTACTACCAAGGCTGCCGGACGCGTTCCGCGTTACTTTTGCTAACAGCGACAAAGCCTATCAAGCAGATGAAATTTTAGTATTTAATTTTGGCAAAACCAAAGCCACAGCAGAAGTATTTGAAGAACTTAGTCTGCCTGGTGTAACCAACGCCAAGCAAGCAAAACACCTAGCCCGTTGGCACCTAGCACAAACAAAGTTACGTCCTGAAGTCTATACTCTTAACGTAGATTTTGAGTACTTGGTGTGTAACCGCGGAGACCTAGTGCGTGTAGCTCATGATGTACCTCTTTGGGGTACTGGCACAGGACGTATTGTAAGTGTTAGTGGAAGCACTATAACACTAAGTGAGCCAGTTTATCTAACTACCGGCACACAGTATCAGATACGTATTCGTACTAATTCACCGTCAACTCTGCCTAATTCAGAAAATAGTGAAACATATTTTCTAAATCCAATCAGTGCTTCCGGAACATACACTACTCTTACAGCTAGCCAGGCTTTTGGTGATGCTGTGGAATCGGATAACCTGTATATGTTAGGTGAAATAGGAAAAGAATCTCAAGAACTTGTGGTAATATCCATAGAGCCCAGCGATAATACCAGCGCACGTTTAACACTAACAGACTACAGCCCAGAAATTTATACCATAAACATGAATTCGGACGACGATCTTCCAAGCTTTGATCCTAACATTAGTGGTGGCAGCAATCAATCTGTGCTGAATACTATCACACAGGCACCCGTTATTGTTGGAGCCAGCAGCGGCAGTAGCCTAGCCGAAGAAATTGCCACTGGAACGTTTCAAAACGTATTGTTAATAAGTTTTGGTAATGTACCAGCATTAAGCGAAGCAGCGCAAAAAATTCAAGTTCAAGTTGTACTTGGCGATAGCGACTTTAGTTCTGGAAGCTTATTTGGTGTTTATGAAATAGACAAGTCTGCTGGTAGTTTGAGCTTAACAGGATTAAAGACTCTTACTATTTACAAAATTCGTGCACGTTATATAAATGCAACAGGCTCTATAAGTGGACCTTGGAGTCCTATCTTCTACACTACTTCCACAGGTAAGGTAGACAACGACTATATTGTGGACTCGCTAATAGTCGAGCTAGAAGATATATTTGTTACTGCAATACCTGCTACCACACTGGATAAACCAGCAGACTTTAAAACTTTTGAGTACAGGTTGTACAAAGACACTGGTAACGAAGACTTCTGGGAACTGGATCCAGCTACTAATGGAATCCTTGTAGTACAAACAACCGATGTTGCAAGATTTAACTTGTTAAACGTACCACAACCAAGAATTTCTACTGCGGGTATAACATATCGAGTAGCATGCAGAGCCTTGGATAACAACAACAACTATAGCGCACAAAGTGCTTTGGGTACAATAGTTATTGCAACTATTAAATGAAAGAGATAATATGACAACATCAGCGGTGCTATCGCCAGGGATTAAATCCCTGCACCTTAGCTTAGATACTCCTGTTGACCTCGTTACCGGAAAGGTCCGTCGTGACCTTTCTGGTATTCGTGTTTGGTATTCTACACAAAGCGGATTCAATCCCAATAATAGTGAAGGAACACAAGCTTTCAATGGTCTTAGTTCAGATATCACCATTAGCAACCTGCTAGAAAGTACTCAGTACTTTGTTAGATATGCCTTTATTAGTGCTATAGACCCTACTGTTTATACAATCTCACCACAGCTATCAGCACTAACTTACGACGAAAACGTCAGCGTTTACGGAAACCTAACTAATCCAAGTAGTATAATTCAAACAAATAATGCTGGAACTAATGGTGATTATACTGTAGCAGGCGGCGTATTTAAAGTATACAAGTACAGTACTGAAGTTACCGGTATGGGGGTTGAGTATGCGCTAGAAAGTGGTACTATAGTAGGTGGCCTGGCAGTAAGCATTAATCCAAATACTGGAGCATACGCTGTAACTGGCCTAACTGATGACTATGGTTCAGTTATCTTGTCTGCTACATATGACGGCGTTACTATTCAAACCACACTGTCAGTAATTAAAGCTCGTGCTGGTGTGGATGGTACTAATGCGCAGCTATTAACAATTAATGCTGAAGGCACGGCCTTTGTGTTTAAAGATGCAGCAGCTAGCACCAGCGACACTGCCAAGCTAACGCTAATTGCTAACCTTAAAAATGTAACAGGCACAGTAACTTGGACAGCAACCGCTTTTAATGTTAATAATGTAAGTTTAGGTCCTATTACTTTTACCCAAACAGGTAACGCAATTGATATTAGTGCCGCACAATTTAATCCACCCGCTTATGCTAACACAGTTGCTTATGTTACGGTAACTGCTAGTCGTGTACTGCTATCAGACACAGTTACACTATATCGTATTAACAACGGCACAGATCAGATAATTCTTGAGCTTACCAACGAGTCGCATACTATTCCTGCTTATTATGACGGAACTACCGTACCTGCTAGCTATATTGGTAGTGGTACAGAAATACGTGTAAAACAGGGCAATCAATATTTAACGGTTGATAACACAGTACCATACGCGCCAGGAACTTGGACAGTTACTGCTGCCAACGGTGTAAATATTACACCAGACACAACACCTGGTATTTTTAGCAGCTACATTAACTATGACACTCATAGTAACATGACAGCTGATCGTGCATACATTGACTATACTGTAACAGGTACCAGCTTAACTGGTGCGCCGTTTTCAATCTCACGTCGTCAAAGCTTTGCAAAGTCAGTGGCAGGTGAGCCAGGTGCAACAGCTACATTGGTTAGATTAACTACTACTGAGCTGGTATTTATTAAGTTCAAAGATGGTACCTACAGCAGCAATAGTGTTACCATATATGCCAATACACAAAATATTCCGACACCAGTGTTTGTGTGGAATGATGGTATTAATCCACCAGTTACAAAAGACAGTACTACAGATCCGGCAGCAAGTCAGTTTGTATTTAACCGTCCAGCGGAGCTGGGTGTTTACACAATCACAGTAAGCGTAACGGACAAAACTAACACCGCACTTGGTACAGCTGTGGATTCTATGTCTATTGCTTTTATTGAAGAAGGCAGCGACGCTTACACATTTCTTTTCAAAGATCCTGTGGCTCAACTAAGTGCCAATAGTCTTGGAATCGTCGAAGGTGGAGTTACCAGTGTTGTAAACCACATTATTGGTGCACAAGGTATTGCATTGTTAGTGCCTGGTGTGGACATTATATACACCGTGGATAGCACAGAAAATTGTACTGCTACATTGGGTAGTGTAACTGGAACGTGGAATCAGGAATTTACTGTTAGTGGGGCATTTTTTACTAATGCCAGCATTACTTCAGCTAGCGTAACCATCAAGTGTCAAGTTCCTGGTGGAATTTACTACTTGATGAAAACTTCGTACTCAAAAGTACGCAAAGGCGACACAGGTGCTGCCGGAGCTAATGCGGTTTTTGCAGACTTGGTTAGTGAAGCTGATGTGGTTACTGCACTAACGGATGGTACAGGATATACACTACCAACAGGCAACGCACTGCAGCTATACAGTGGTGGTAATATTGTAACTGCTGGAGTTACCTATGGCGGCACTACAACAAAAAATGGTTTAACTTTAACCATCAACACTGCGGGTACAATTACGCTAAGCGGTGCGGCTTGGACCAGCAATCAAGAAACTTTTAACGTAACTGCAACACTTGGTGGTGTAGCATATACTGCTGCCTACACAATTGCAAAGTCACGTGCAGGTAGTGATGCTGTGTTTGTTGACCTGTTAAGCGAAGCCGAGGTAGTTAACAGCGCCGCAGACGGTACTGGGTATACTCTACCAACTGGCAACAGCATGCGCTTATTCAAAGGCGGGGTGCAGGTAACTACTGGGGTTGTATACAGCGGCGGTACTGTAAAAAATGGGTTAACACTGTCTATTGCGGGTAGCACTGGAGCAATCACACTAAGTGGTGCGGCTTGGACAAGCGACAGGGAAACTTTTACACTAACAGCTACTTTTGATAGCGTAGCGTATACCTATACCTACAAGATTACCAAGGCCAAGCAAGGTGTGCAAGGTGTAGCAGGTTCTACAGGTGCGGCAACAGCAACCGTAGCATTATATGCCAAGAATACTAGCAGCAGTACGCCACCAGCAGCATTTTCGGGGACTTTTACTTATACATTTAGTACTAGTCTGCTAAGTGGTGGCACATTAAACGGATGGGCTCAAACAGCTCCTGGTGTAGCAAACGGCGAGTATTTGTGGGTTCGTTATGCGGTAGCTAGCAGTGCAACTGCCACAGATACTATTGCCAGCACAGAGTTTAGCGGTGCTGTTGTAAGCTCAGTTGGCGGAGTTAATGGAGTTGCTGGAACTAACACTGCTACCATAGAACTGTTTGCTAAAAACACAAGCGCCAGCACAGCTCCCGCAGCATTCAGTGGAACTTTTACTTATACATTTAGTAACGCAACACTAACTGGCGGTACACTAAACGGCTGGAGTCGAACTGCTCCGGCTATTACCAATGGCGAATATTTATGGGCTCGTTACGCGGTTGCTGCTAGTAATACAGCAACTGACGCTGTTGACGCCAGTGAGTTTAGTGCAGCTGTTGTTCGAAGTATTGGGGGTACAAATGGTGCGCCTGGTACAAACGGTACAAACGGTACAAATGGTACTAATGGTGTAAACGCAGTAAAGTCCACAAGCGGGTATATTTATTATGCATTTGCTGGCGGAAGTCCAGGCACTCCAAGCGCCAGCAGCTTTAACTTTAGTACTGGTGCATTTACTGGTTTAAGCGGTGGTTGGGGTACTACAGTAAATATGACCGGTAATGGATCGTATTGGGCAGCACGTTATATTGTAACAGAATCAGCTTTTGGCAGCAATACTGGAACCCCTAGTTTTAGCGCAGCGTTTAATCACCAAAACTTTGAAGGACTGGTGACTTTTACTAACTTAAATGGTTATGCTACTCAAACATATGCCGGTCAAGTAGCAAATACTGCAGTAGCTAATGCTGCAGGTAATTACGCAACAAATAACCTATCCAACGTCACAACAATTGATGGCGGAAAAATTAGTACAGGCACACTAAGCGTTGGATCAATACAAAGCAGTACTACTAATTCATCATACGGCGTAAATTGGGGTATTAATACCTTTGCATTTGGAACCGGATCAGTTTTAGCAGGTATATCAACTGTAGGTTATTTTAAAACAACTGACTCAGGCACACTTGGCTTAGGGGTGCTATCTTCAAATAACGTTGCTTTTGCGGCATCAACTGTATGGTCAAGTTGGGCAGGTGGTTTTGGCAATCGTTGGGGCGTTGGTATAGATGACATTGCCGCAGGCAATAACCGTACACTGGCAGAATTCTGTTCTAATACTGTAGCTGGTCGGTTCTTTCACCGAGATACAAACCATACCACAACCGTAGCTTCTAGTACTCATGCAATTAATGCAAGCGGACCAGTAAATATAAATGGTTCGCTAACAGTTAATGGTGTTGCTATTAATACTAATGGTGGCACTGGTTACGGCCCAGGATCTAGCCCTGTATTTGATGCTATTAGTGCTAGCACTATCACCACTAGCAGCAGCATAACTTCTAGTGGTAGGATATTTAGTCAAAGTATTAACGTTGGTGGTGCCAGTGGTTATACAGGAGATATTTATACTGGAGATATTGCTTGTGGCGGTAATTTTAGAGCCTTGGGCGGTGCGCTGCTCAATGGCAATGTTTATGCTAATTTCTTTTATAGTCAGGGAACTTACATTGGAAGTTCACGACGTCTTAAAGATAGTATCTTGCCGATTGATATCGGACTAGACTTTATTTTATCGCTAGAACCTGTTAAATATACGCTAAAATCTACTCAAGACCCTAAGGTGGGGTTTATTGCTGAAGATTTTCCAGACACAAGGTTTGTGCACCAAGGATTCATTGATCCAGCAGATGAATCCAAAGGCAAACAGATTAATGCTATTGATTACTCGTCTATGGTAGCGCCACTGGTAAAAGCAGTACAAGAATTAAACGCAAAAATCACTCAACTAACACTCGAATTAAACGCGCTAAAAAATACTTAAAAGTAAAATACCTGTCCAATGGGCAGGTATTTTTTTGTGTTGACAGTTATATGCCTCTGTGCTATAATATACCAAAATGTCCACGAGCTCCCAATTTTTAGGTTAAATCAGAGTTACGTTGAACTTGATCAGTTAAATATACTAAGTGGCGGTAAGTATTACAGCCAGTAATAATAGGGAGTACTAACTTATGTTGGAGTCTAATTTTGAGCAAACCTTACAAGCCGTCAGCCTGGTAGCATTAGCAGTAATCGGGGTTTTATTAGGTGTGCAAAAAATCTTAAAGAATTGGCGAACTACTGAAGCAGAGACTTCGCTTATAACACTTATGCACACAGAGCTAGAGCGCATTAACGAGCAGAACACTAAGCTTAGCGTAGAACTAGGCAGGTTGCATATAGAAATAATTGCTTTAAATAAAGAGTTGCAGAAACTAACAGTTGAAAATCAACACCTACGAAACGAGGTTTGCGCCCTTACTCAAGAAGTAAGCAACTTCAAACAATTGTCGGTGGCACAGAAAGGCAAAATATATGCAGCCAGCAAAACTTAATTATAAAATTTACCAAGGCAGCACCTTTGAAGAAATGTATCGCTGGGAATCTGAAACAAAAGTTTATGTACCCATAGAATCAGTTTCAAAAAGCGCACCTTGTGTAATAACTACCGCGCAACCACATGCACTACCACAAGGTTGGAGGTTTCGTGTGATAGGTGCAGGCGGTATAAAAGAACTTAATAGTATTGGGGACAGTTTTTACTTAGCCACAAGTGTAACCGCAAGCACCGTTACCATTAATCAAACAAACAGCCTACAGTACACAGCTTATACAAGCGGCGGTGTCATAGAATACAATCAACCTGTTCCACTAGGCAGCTATAGTGCACGTATGCAAATTCGTGAAACAGTAGACAGCCCCACAGTAATATACTCTGGCACCAGCGGCACGGGCGGACACATTAGCTTAGACTTGGTTTCAAATACAATTAATATTCGTATACCTGCTGCAGTAACTCAAAATTTTGATTTTACCACAGCAGTATACAGTGTTGAGCTGTATGAGGCAGGTGGGTTAGTGATTCCGTTTTTAGCTGGTAACCTAACACTAGTGCCGGAGGTTACAAGATGAATCGAATTGTTGTAGTAGACGAAAACCAAACAGTAGTCGTACAAGCAAACGTACCTAAAACTATTGTAACAGGTATGATGGGACCCAGAGGTGCTGCTAGTTTTGCAGAGTTGCAAGACATTGATTTAGCACAACTAGGGCCAGGATCATTACTAGTATATAATAACCAAACGCAGAGATGGACTGCAACCACACTCCTAGACCAGCAAACGGTTGAGTCTGGACAATTTTAAAGGAAAAAGAACATGGCTTCTATTTTAAGAATAAAACGCAGTGAGGTTAGTGGCAACCCAGCTGTATTAGGTGCAGGTGAACTTGCATACTCAGCACTAGCTGATAACGGCTCCAATGGGGGTGATCGCTTATACATTGGTATGGGCACCGAAACCGCAGGAAACGCCGTTAATCGTATAGTAATTGGCGGTAAATATTTTACTGACTTAGTTACTGCTGCAACCCCACTAAACACTGCTTCAACTATTGTTCGTCGTGATGCTACCGGCAGCATTGTGGTTAACGTAACAGGTGCTCTAACAGGCAACGCAAGCACTGCCACTGCGTGGCAGAATCCGCGATCAATTAGCTTAACTGGCGACGCAACTGCCAGCTTTGCGAGTGTTGATGGTACACAAAATTTGTCAACAGGCATTACACTGGCCACTGTTAACGCAGATGTTGGTACCTATGGTGGAGCAACCTCGATTCCAGTATTTACTGTTAATGCAAAAGGTTTAATTACTGAGGTAACCACAGCAGCTGTAGCAAGTAGCTTAAGCATCTCAGGTGGAACTGGCAGCGATACTGTTGCACTATTAACAGACACATTAGTGTTTGAAGGTGGAACTGGCGTAGCCACAACAGTAACCAACAATAAAGTAAGTTTTGCAATTGGTCAACCAGTTGCAACAACAGACAACGTTACATTCAACAACTTAACAGTTAACGGTGTTTTCTCAAGCAACGACATTACTGCCACAAACGTTACCATTGACGGTAATGCGATTATTGTAGGTAACTTAACTGTTCAAGGTACAACAACCACAGTTAACTCAACAACTGTGGCAATTGGCGACGCTAATATTACCTTAGCCAAAGACGCTACCACAAGTGCACAAGCAGATGGTGCTGGTTTAACTGTTGGCGGTAGTGGTGCTACACTAACTTACTCCAGTGTTAACGATCGCTGGAACCTGAACCGTGACTTGGTTGTAGCCAATGTGTATGGTGCACTGCAAGGCAATGCTACAACTGCTACTGCGCTGCAAACAGCACGCACAATTGCAATCACTGGCGATATCAGTTACAACAGCGGCAATTTTGATGGTAGCGCAAACGTAACTGCAGCTGCTACGCTAGCCACAGTTAATGCAAACGTGGGTAGCTTTGGTGATGCGGTAACAGTACCCAACTTTACAGTCAACGCCAAAGGCTTGATTACTGCCGCTGGCAGCACAGTTATTCCCACAGCCACTGCACTAATCAATGGTTTAGCTAGTTTTAGCAGCACTAACTTTAGTGTTACAGGCGGATTGGTAGCCATCGCACAAGTGGACGGCGGAACGTATTAATATTGGAGGCTCTATAGTCTCTGCAATCCTTTTTAGGGCCAAAAATGTCGAAAATTATACTTAAAAAATCTTCGGTAGTGGACAAGATTCCACTACCAGCTGACTTAGCTTATGGCGAACTAGCGCTTAACTACGCAGACAGCAAGCTGTTTTTCAAGAAACCAGATAATACTATCGGTACTTTTAGTGCTGGTAGTGCTCTGCAAAATCGTTATAGCTATACTGCAACAGCAGCACAAACTACATTTTCGGCAAGCTACACACCACCTTATGTTGATGTGTACCTAAACGGGCTACGCCTAAGTTCAGGAGTAGATTATACTGCTACCAGTGGTAGTTCAATTGTGTTAACTCCTGGAGCCTCTGTTAATGACTTGGTAGAAATTGTTGCACAAGTAGTTAGTACTACTGTGCTAGTAGATGCTACTAAATTAGCATTAGCTGGCGGCACAATGACTGGTGTGATTGGTTTTGCAGCAGGCCAAACATTTCCAGGCACACAAACCGCATTGGTAAGTGGCACAAGCATTAAAACCATTAATGGTACTAGTGTGTTGGGTAGTGGCAACATAGAAATTGATGTTGGCGTTACCAGTTTTAACACTCGCACAGGTGCTGTTACACTATCTAGCAGTGATGTTACAACTGCACTGGGATTTACGCCTGTTACGCAAACAGCTGTAGATAGCAGCATAAGCGCACTTGTTGATAGTTCACCCGCTACACTAAACACGCTCAACGAACTGGCTGCTGCACTAGGCGACGACCCTAATTTTGCAACAACTGTAACTAGTAATATCGCCAGTAAGCTTTCACTGTCCGGCGGTACCTTAACTGGTGCTTCAACCGTTAGTGTTGCATCTTGGGCGAAGTGGACTCTTGAAACAACCGGTACAACGGCCAAGGCTCGCCAAGGTTCTGACGCCAACGGACTAAACTTTACATCAAACGCACTTTGGAACGGCAGCTGGACCGAAGATGACTCTACCAAAAAGAAGTTTGCTTATATTCAGCATCTTGGTAATGGTCGTCACGAGTTCAGAACCGCCGCTAGCGGTGCTGGCATTTCTTGGGTAACCGGCCTTACGGTTGATGAAGCTGCAGTCAACTCACTTGTTGCACTTCAGCAGGGCGGCAATCAAGTATTGCACGCAGGCAATTATAACAGTTACGCATTACCATTAAGTGGTGGTAGCTTAACCGGCTCTTTAACACTAACAGCCAACTCTACTTCTATTCGTCAGAACAGCACTGCATCATGGTCTGGGGACGCTCCTAACGGCGTAGGTAAACTTGAATATCACAGCAACCGTTGGTATATTAACGCTGGAGCTGACTCCACAGAAATAGCAAACTTCCGTCGTGGCGCTACAAGCGTTGCAACTATCAGTAACACAGGTGTTTACAGTGGTAGTATTGCAGGTAATGCGGCTACGGCCACAACGCTTCAGACAGCTCGCACAATCAACGGCACCAGTTTTAATGGTTCGGTCAATATCGACACAACGGAGTGGGTTCACTCTGATCGAGACTTTCCAAATGGAACCTTAATTACCACCAACATTAACTACGCTGTAAGTAGTGGCGATCCGTTTGTTCTGGAAATTCGAGGTAATACCTATGGAAACGTCGTGCCGTTAGATTTGCTCTACCAGGGCTACATCTACGCCGACACGATTATCAACCACGGTGGCGTATCTAATGGATTAAATATTTCTGGTCTTGTTGCAATCAACAATGGTGGCAACCTATGCTTTTGGTTTCCAAGCCAAGGATACTGGAACGGTTACAATGTCAAAGTTTATACCGCATTAGCAACTCGCGCCACAAACCGCGTCACATCAATCACTGGCGTTGCAAAACCAACCACAGCTAAAGAAGTAGCGCTTTCCGCCAACATCCGTCAGTCATTACATAGTGGAAACTACACCAGCTACGCCCCATCCCTAACTGGCTCTGGGGCAAGCGGCACTTGGGGTATTAGCGTTACTGGAGCATCTGCTAGAATAAGCGTACCAGATACCAGAGCAGTTAATGATCAGCCACAAAATAAAACGGGCTATGCAATAACAGCCGATTTTAAAGAAAATTCAGCGGTTAATAATCCTCCTGTTACTTCCAGTGGTCTATACTCCCACGTTATAACAGTTGCTGGATGGGATACAGCTGGAGGCAGCGGCGGTTGGCCTTCTCAATTAAGTATAGGCGATGGAATTGCTGTACGACAAGCTACAAATGCTACTACTTGGGGTGCTTGGAGAAATGTCCTACACAGTAATAACTACGGAAACTACTCAACTTTCAACCAAGTTGTGGTGGCCAGTCAAGCAGGCTTTCAAAGTGCAACATACTCCGCCGGACGAAACAGGATTTGGAGTTTTGCAAACGCTGACGCATATGGCATCAGTTACTTTCAAGGCGGTACGGACACCATAGGCTTCCACTTTGGTACAGCCAGTCTTGCAGGCTCGGTAGGGCGAGTAACTGCCACTGGGCTTGCTTCATTTGCGACGCTTGGGCTAAATAACGGATTTGAAATTCAACAGGGTGGAAGTAATTACGGACAGTTCAACACTTGGGTACATCTAAACGGAAGTTATGGGTTTTACGCAGCCACTAACGGTGCACATTTTTATCCCAATAACGGTAGTTACGGCTCGTGGAGGATTGATGGTAGTCGAAACGGCTGGGCAGGTATCGAGTTTGGTACAGGTACTAGCCTAATGATGAATGATGACTCTTACGGATTTCACAGAAATACTAGCGGCCAATGGAAATTTTATGTTTCTGGCGGTAATGGATATTTCCCTGGCAATGTAACAGCATACTGGTCAGATGCCAGACTAAAAGAAAATTTACGTGAAATTAAACACGAGTCCTTAGATATCCTTAGCACGTTTACTGCATATAGGTTTAATTGGAATAGTAAAGTTGCAGAAATAGGTGACACTATACCTGTTGGCAAAGAAGAAATCGGACTAATTGCACAGCAAGTGCAAGCCACCCTACCTGATGCAGTTGTAGTTAATAAGGCTGGGGCAAAAGTTGGTGACAGTGATTTCGACTATTTAACTATCAATTATGATCGTATTACTCCGCTGCTGGTAGAGGGTGTTAATATACACACGCAAGAAATATCAGAGCTAAGATCACAGGTCAGCGAACTTAAAAATCTAGTGCAACAACTCATGAAAGCACAGTAATGAATGAACAATTAAAAACACAAGTACTGGAAGCCAAAGAAGCCTTTAATCAGGCAGTAGCAGCCGCAAGGGCCGCAGGTGTAGCAGTAAATTTATGGGTTACTGGTACAGGACCCACAGCAATTGAACCAAGCCAGGTCGATCTAGATTTTGGAATTTCTCAAGGATAATCTATGACAGAACCTACACAAACAATATCTCAACCACAAAATTTTACTGCTGACTTTGCTATCCGTATCACAGGACTACGAACCCAAACCGTAGCGGGCGTACCCAACGTAGTAAAGCAGGTAGCCTGGACAATCACGGGCACAGAAGCTGGCCAAACATTTGAGCTGCCACAAACTACCACAGTGCCAGACCCTGACGCCGCAGACTTTGTTCCACTGGAACAGTTGACCGAACCACAAGTTGTGGCTTGGATTGAAGCACAGGATATTCGACTACCAAGTATCAAGCAGCACATTCAGCTTGTGCTAGATCGTCAAGTTGAACAGGCAGTGCTGCAGTCGACACCAATGCCTTGGGCACCCGCCGAGCCTAATCCAACGGAGGTCTAAATGCCATTACCAAGTAGCGGGGCGATTTCGCTAAATCAAGTTAACGTAGAACTAGGTAAGTTGGCCACCTCCGTTATTAGTTTAAATGATACAGCAGTACGAGGTCTAGCAGGTGTGGCAAGTGGCACAATCAGCATGAGTAATTTACTTGGTAAAAGTGCAGGGCTATTTGCTACTATTAGCAGCTTAACGTTTTCGTCTGGTGGAGGGTTCTATTCACGTGAATACACTGAAGGCGGCATAGCAGTTGACTCTAGTGGAAATATTCATGTTGTTGGCACAACTGGAGCCAACATGTACGTTGCAAAAATATCTAACACAGGCACAATTTTATGGCAAAAAAGTTGTTCAATCCCTTTTAGATCCTTATATGGAACGTCATGTGATTTAGATTCTTCAGGAAATTTATACGTGGGTGGTAGAGATGGTAATTCTTCTTGGATATTACTTAAATTTAATTCGTCCGGAACACTACTTTTTAATAAAATAGGAAGCACCGTTTACACAGGCGGAGTTGCTGATGTTGCAGTTGTAGGCCCACTGAATTTTGTAATGTGGGCCGGTACCGTGGGTTCAGAATCGTATGGCGGTAATGACGCCCAGATATATAACTCTCCTTTTGACGGGTCAACATTTTATGGTAATAACGGAGGAGCCGGAGGAATTGAGGCAGAAGAGTCTAGAAAAATTACTTTCAATTCAGCTACTCCTACAAGAGCACAACATTTATTTTGTGATCCCTATTATAATACAGGAAGTACTTGGAACACCTTAAGTTTCTATGCTAGTGGCAGCCAGACATATCTTAGTCAGGTAATCACAAAACGATATCAGGATGTTTATTTAACAGGAATAGATGGGGATGCAAGTTTTACGTATGTGTGTGGCTTAACACGACCCTCAGGTAATGCTTTTATAGCCAAACACGGTAGCACCGATAGTAACGGCGGAATAACCTGGCAAAAAGAATTTGCTGGCGCAGGTTTTAAAACACTAGTATTAAGTGGCGGTCACTTATATGCTGCAGGAGAATCTTCTGGGCGTGGTTTTTTAGTAAAAATGGACTTAAGTGGTAATTTGGTATGGCAAAGATTTGTTGGTAGTGCTTCGTCATCAAACATAGCAAACATTCGTGTAATTGGCGATAAAATATACGGTGTAGGCATGGCAGCAGGCTTGGGACTAGTATTTATTATGTCAACAGATGCTCCACTGGCTACCAAAGGCAGCTATTCAATCAGTGACGGCAATTTGACCCTAAGCAACAGCACACAAGGAATTTCTGCACGTAGATCTGGTGGTGTTATTATAGGTATGGGTATCACAGATTACAGTACCACAGTGGGTACAGGCTCTTTAAGCACAGTACTGAGTTGAATGATACAATGCCTAAAACAACTCAGCAATTGGCTACACTTTAAAAACTCAAAGGACACTTATGTCAAAATCAAGAATATTAAGCGGCTTAGTGTCCGATGGTGGTGCGCTGGCCGATGGGCAACTAAATGCCCAAGATATTGGTGCACAGCCTGCGTTGGTGTCGGGCACCACGATCAAAACAGTAAATGGAGCTTCACTGCTGGGCTCAGGCAATATTACAGTTGAAGGCGGAGGAGGCGGTGGTGGTGGTGGCAGCGCACTGGATTTTGGTACTTTTACCGCACCACCAAGATTTACGCTTGACATGGGAGCCTTTTAAAGGTTTAGGAGAACACAATGACATTACAAATTAGAAGAGGTCTACAAATAGACCTGCCCTCAGACCCAGCAGAAGGTGAATTGCTGTATACCACCAACACTAAAAAACTATTTATTGGCATTGGCGGAGCACCCCAAGAACTCTCAGGAGTTAACAGTGCTCCAAACATAGACGGAGGTTTTCCAGACAGTAGCTACGCCGGCATATCGCCCATAGACGGAGGTAGTGCTTAATGTCCACAGTAATACAATTTAGAAGAGGTTCAATCTCACAGTGGAAGCAAGCTAACCCTGTGTTGCTTAACGGCGAACCCGGCATTGAGTTAGACACAGGTAGATTTAAGCTGGGTACAGGTACCTCTAACTGGAAAAACTTACCGTATGCTGGAGATCAGGGCCCCACCGGCACAGCTTCTACTGTTCCAGAAACCACTGGTGCAATAACTTATGCACCAACAGCCACAGCTCCTGCTGGATGGTTGTCTTGTAACGGAAGTTTCGTATCAGCAGCAACATTTCCCGCACTACAGCCAGTGTTGCCTCCCAAACCTGGATTTAGTGGAGGCGTAGGGGCACAATATGGCCCGGGTACCTTGCAAGGTATCGTGGTTTCTGCAAGCAGTGTAATCAGCACAGATAGTTGGGCTAGTGTAACAAACGTTGACGATGGTTTATCTGTGGGCACTACTTATCCCCGTAATGGTTGGCGAAGCCAGTACAACCCGTTTAACAATGATGGGCACTGGTTAAAGTTCGCTTTTCCAATACCAACAGTTATCAATACTTACTGGTTAGCAGATAATTCAGACGGTGACTGGAGCCCTACCGTTTGGACATTTCAAGGGTCTAATGATAACACCAATTGGACGGTATTGCACACAGTTGATAATGGTACTACAAGAACTATAAACAACACAATTTATGGTGGAGCTATAACTACCAGCGGTATGGCTAACTATTCTTTTACCAATACTACCACATACCTGTACTATAGATGGGTTTTTACTCAATCTAATTACGGTTATGAAAGTGTTGAATTAACGGAAGCAGCCATGGGCGGTACCGTTATTGGCCCAGATAATACACTGCTAGTTTTGCCTGCTTTAAGTCCAATTAGTTCCAATAATACAACGTTTTACCCATATATAAAGAGCTAAATTATGCCAATCAATATACAACTAAGACGAGACACTGCCAGCGGCTGGACTGCAGAAAATCCTGTGTTAAAATCCAGTGAACTAGCAGCAGAAACAAACACTCGTAGAATAAAAATTGGTGATGGTAGTACTCCATGGAACTTACTACCCTACTCAGGCACTATTGGACCTGCAGGACGTAATGGTGCGCCTAATAGTATTGCAGGAACACTGGCATATTTTCCAACAGCCACAGCCCCCGCCGGATGGTTACGCACAGATGGTAGCACTATTTCTTCTACAGCATACCCAGAATTGTCCGCTCTACTTGCAAGTAGTAGCAACTTATTAGTAGCTCCTACAAGTATAAATACAGAGGGTGCTTATGGGTTTAGCTGGGCACCCGGCCTTACACTATTCGATCCGTATGTGGATAGCGACGTATTTGGAACAGGAGAGTATTTAAGTAATCAGACTATGTCCGGAGAGCAAATTACCGCATTTAATTTTAGTTTTGCTCAACCTGTTGTACTGTCAGACTTAACAATATTGAACTTAGGTTACGGGATTGCACCAACTTATTGGAAGCTAGTGAGCGGCACGGATATAATTGCAGAAACTGCACCAAATAGCTTGTTTTTGGCAGTGGGCGGAGTAACTACGTATAGCGGCAATGCTTTTATCCCTAACTGGTATAGTTTAAATAATACACTGGCAAGACAAACTTACACATTAATTGTTGCACACACACAAGGTTATCCTGTAGACATTGGTATCACACGAATACTTTTTAAACAAACTGTAACTGCTCCTGTGGGGTCCAAGATACTACCCACACTTCCTACACAGCCCGCTGGCTTAACCAGCCTATACCCATACATAAAGACTTAAAATGGCTACATCTGTATACTTAAAAAGAGGTACGACTACACAGTGGGCAGCTCAAAATCCTGTGCTAGCGTCTGGAGAAATTGCCTATGATACTACCACACGAAATCTAAAATTAGGCCACCAAGGTTTGCCTTGGTCTGAATTATCTTCAGCATTTGTTGGTATAAAAGGACTTCCTGGAAGCTCACTGGGCTTAGCTAACAGAGTACAGTGGCTAGTTCAACCAACTGCACCCGATGGTTGGGTGGCATGTAATGGAAACATTTTATCAACAGAACAGTATCCTGAGTTACAAAACTTACCTGAATTTCCTGGATTTGCTGGCGGTATTGGAAATTTTTCAATTATGCAAGGTGGTGGAACAAATTATGGATATGGTCCGGGACAATCTTTTGCTTCCACTGATGTTACTGGATTATTCCCTAATACTATAAACTCAGTGTTCTATCCCGCAGGTAGTGGTTTGCTACTAGATGGTCCTAGTTATTACTGGCAGGGTGCACAAAATTATGCAACATCTATTTGGGGGTACAAGTTTCACAGACCTGTTGTAATTAACAAGTTTGCAGTATCTTCTCAAAATTCGTCGTATGATTTTGGTAATATTCAGTTTCAAGGCTCCAATGATGGTCTTGCCTATGCAACTATTTGGAACCGTCCTGAAACTACATTTTTGCCACAACAAGGTACAGCAACCCCTATTACTGTTACTAATACAACAGCATACTTATATTACAGGTTTATTGTTGGATTTAATACGTTTTATTTTAATGGTACCGTAGCTGCGGCAAAAATAGCTTTAGAAGGCGTACCTATTTTAACAGACCCGGAATTACGGCAAGTCCCTAATTTAGTGCCTATTGCTGCTGGTGCCAGCACATTTTATCCATACCTCAAACTCTAAGGAATTCCTATGCAAATCACAAAACCAGAACAAGCAGAAATACGTAAGGTCCTAGAAATGGGGCAAGCTACTACACTATCTCTTGCAGATATGTTAAAGATTGTTAGAAACTATAGATTAAAAGAATCTGACTGGACACAGCTACCTGACGTAAACTTACCTAACTTACAAGAGTGGGTTACTTATCGACAAGCACTGCGTGATATAACCAAGCAGTCAACTTTTCCACAAACAGTGGTGTGGCCCGTGCAACCACAATAATTTAAAAACACATGTTTTGGATACTAGAAATTTTTCCAAATTGGATCTGGTGGGTGTTATTAACAGCTGGTTTATTCAGCTATTTTTTATCACACTTAATTCCACTAAAAACTTACCAATTGCCAATTAAAATTGCAGGCGGTACGACGGTAGCTGTAGTAATTTTTATACTAGGACTCTTATACGCCAATGGCGTATGGCAGCAGGCGGCTCAAGAATTACAAGCCAAAGTTGCCATAGCCGAAGCAAAGTCGCAGGTGGTAAATGAAGTTATAAAAGAACGCGTAGTTACCAAAACTCAAGTTGTCAAGCAACGAGGCGAAGCCACTGTGGAATACATCACACGCGAAGTCGTCAAACACAACGCCGGTTGCACAATACCACCAGAATTTATTAATGCACACAATCGTGCAGCAGAAACACCGCCATGAAATTAGGTTTACTACTAACTACCATATTACTAGCAGGGTGTACAACTGTGGTGCCTGTTACACAATCATGGCCAGAACCACCAGGTGTGTTAGCACAACAACCTTGCCCGCTGCTGGAAAAATTACAGCCTGATGCCAAGCTGTCTGATGTTGCCAACACTGTGGTAAAAAATTACACAGAGTACTATACGTGTGCTATTAAACTAGAAGCTTGGCAGCGTTGGTACACCGAGCAGCAAGTTATACACAAAGGATTGAAATGACTGAACTAACGCTACAGCAACTGCAGCAACTTATTCCACGTAATCCGTATGTCAAACAATGGCACGGTGCCCTTGCACAGCTACTACCAGACTACGAGATCAATACGCCACAACGTATTGCTGCTTTTGTTGCACAGTGTGCACACGAGTCCGGGAACTTTACCGCACTGCGCGAAAATTTAAACTATCGTTGGCAAACACTGCGTAAGATTTTCCCCAAGTATTTTCCCACAGATGAACTAGCACAGCAGTATGCCGCAATGCCCAACAAGCAGCAGGCAATTGCTAACCTGGTATATGCAAACCGCATGGGCAATGGACCACCAGAATCTGGTGACGGATATCGCTTTGCAGGCAAGGGCTTAATTCAGCTAACCGGCAAAGACAACTACACTTGGTTTGCAGCATCGCTGGAAATTAGTGTAGAGGAAGCGGCCGAGTACTTGGAAACATTTGAAGGTGCTGCGCAAAGTGCTTGCTGGTTTTGGGAAACAAACAAACTCAATCAGTGGGCCGACAAAGGCGATATCCTTACACTAACCAAGCGTATCAACGGCGGCACTATTGGCCTAGACGACCGCATCAAACACTATAACCATGCACTACATGTGCTAGGAGCCTAAGTTGCAGCTTTCTAAATATTTGTTACCACTTGTGCTCGCATTACAAGTTGGTTTAACTAATGCACAGCAGTTGGTAACACAACCAACTACTGAAACCAATAATCAACTAGTTACTAATAGTTTAGTAACTACTAAATCTGATGCTACCACAACAGTTAAGTCACCACCAGCGTCGGCAATATCACCTACAATAAATACCTCTAACACGGACTTGTGTACAGTGGGCGTTGCTGGTGCTGTACAAACTCAGATCCTGGGTATTAGTGCTGGCAGTACTGTTCGTGACATGAACTGTGAACGACTAAAGCTATCCAAAACACTATACGACATGGGTATGAAAGTAGCTGCTGTTAGCGCACTGTGTCAAGATCGACGTGTGTTTGATGCCATGATGCAAGCCGGCACACCTTGTCCATATGACGGAACAATCGGTGCCGAGGCTAAGGCGGCTTGGAAAGCCAATGAGTCGGAACAACCTGATCGTACCAAAAAATCCAAGGAACTAAGCAGTGAAACTAAAACACTTTTTGGCGGCGGTGCTATTCTTAGTTTGCTGCTCTTACTCTTACTCTGAAGTAGTACGAGGCCAAACCCCAAATGCTGCAGCCAGTGGGCTGGCCTGGACCATGAACAACATACTTCCAAAGTACACAGGCCTGTCCGTTAATGCAGTTAACTATCAGTATACTGCACAAAAACAAACCCAAGACAGTTTTGTGGTAGGTGTGCAAAACTTGTCTGCAACCGGCACTGGCTATGTTTTCAGAAGTCAAGATGATTGGACAGGCTTGCCAGGCAATACTATAACAAAAACTGTGCCGGTAGCTAACATACCTGGAAAACAGTGGGGTCCTGGTGAGATTGCCACCAGTGGAACAGGCAGGGTTGTTGACTACAGCGTATTCTACAGCTATACTTACGATACTTGCAGTGCTCAAGTTGTCACAGACCCAGCTTGTCCCAACTACAAGTCACCTAGCACATTTGGCTACAGTGAAGACGAGTTTGTTGTGCAAGGCTACCAAACCAAACAGTATGTACCAGATCCACAACAACAAGAAAACTCAGAAAAGTTTATGTTGGCCAATGCCAACACAGGCTTAACTGCAAAATCAACCAACACAGCTCGTAATGCGCTGTTAACAGCACAAGCTACAGGATTGGCTCAGTCCTTGTTAGCTTTAAATAACATACCAGGTATTAGGGCGTATAGCCAGCAAATACCTGGAGGCGTGTACAAAGACGTACTCGAGTACGCAGATAAAAAGTTACCAGATAGCAGTAATAGTCGTAGACTTAACCTGAGCCAACAACGTCTGCACAATCAACTAGTTGATTTGCAGTATATGATTAAAAAGTAAGGAATTAACATGATTAAAAAACTTATCCTGGCAGCTGCACTAACACTGGGTTTTACTGCTGGTGCAACTGAAGTACCTATTCGTGGAGTGGTTACCTCAAAATGTATTATTAACGTAGATACTCCAGGTATTTACGGTAACCCAACACCAGAAGTACTTAGTACATTTGCCGCTGACGGCGGCCGACCTGCTGTTGTACGTTATGACGTAATTCAAGCAGGCTACTACAAAGCAGTTATTACTACACCAGATAACTTTACTACTTCTCCTACGTTAGCAGACTCAGTAACCTGGTCTAGCAATGTTGATGTAAGTAAAGTTACAAATGCTGCTATGTCTGCTTATACAACATCCAAACGTGTGTACAACGGTAACATGACTGAGATTAACTTAACAGTACAAGGCACTGTTTGGTTTTCTGCTACTTCAAAAGCTGAATATGGTTTTGGCAAATCATTTCCAATGGGCGAATACAAATCAGTTGTGTTAGCACAATGTATTGCACTATAACCTATGCACAAACTAGTAAAGAGCCTAGTATTTAGCCTATGCTTGCTTGGTGTGCCTGTTATGGCACACCAATTTACACCTACCTACCCTAAGTTTGGTGTTTCTTTTGTAGACGGAGTACTTAGTACTCGAATGGAACTTTTTAACAAACGCCAAGACGTTGAGTACTATGAACTAGATGTTTATGACGCAGATTGGAAACCATTGCCTTTTGCTACTGAAAACAAGTTGATAGGCATCCGGTATCTTGAAACAAAACCTGTGAACGTGTACATTAAAGCCCAAGATTTATCTCGCATAGTCTATATCTGCACTGAGTCTAGAATGCGTAAACAAGACGCAAAGGACACAGTGATTTCATCAAAAATATGTTCTAAGGTTAAATAATGCTTAGATTAGTATGTTGTGCACTACTCTTTGGTTTGTGGGTGCCTGCGTTTGCTCAAAACAACTCACTTAACCTAGCACTACCAGGTGCAACAGGCAGCTATCAATCCGATAGTTTTCGTGCTGACGGCCTGGACTGTTCTATGGCAATAGGCAGTGCCACAAACTTGGAATTTGGTGTAATAGGTGTTATTAACCGAGCGCCTACAACAGTAACAACCGATTTAAATATGCAACAACGTGATGTTGGTGTATATGGTAGAATTACAATACCAATAGGTGCACCCAAAACTCGCCTAGACTGTAACGAACTATATCAGTTAGAGTTAAAAAAGAAGCGTATGGAAGTTCAAAAGTTAGAACGCGAGTTGCAAAACTTGCGAGCACTAAAGTTTGAGAACGTGGTTAACAAATAAAGGATATTATGTCCACAGATATAAACAAAAAAGTAGATGAGCTAGAATCTGCTACCAAAAAATACGCCAGCAAAGACACTGTTATTAGTATTGGTGGCTATGAGTTTACACCAGCTAAACTAATGGTAGCCTTTACACTGGTAAGCTCGCTGCTGGGCGGTCTTTATGGAGCTTTTGAAGTCTACAAAGACTACCAAGGCATGAAAAAGAAAATAGCCGAATATGTTAGTCCTGACTTGTCACAGTTTGACAAGCGCCTGGCTGTTATTGAAGAAAACTCCTCAAAAACAACAGACTATACTCGTGATATAAAAACTGACCTAAAACAAGATATTCGCCGCAATGAGTCAGTAACTGAACAAGTTGAGCGCAGTGTAAAGCAAGCACAGCGTGAAACCGAGTCCGAAATGCGTCAAGCACGCAAAGATGTTCGCGAAGACTTGGACAAGGCAAAAAGTGAAGTTGATGCAATTCGTCGTGAAATGGCAACTGCTCGCCGTGAAATTTCACGTGAAGTTGAAACACTGAAAAAAGAAGTGGACAGCAAAATACAAAAAGCCATTGATAACCCGCTAGCAGGAAAATAAAATGAACACAGACCTTAAATTATTTAAGTGGCTGGGAATACTTGTACTACTACCAGTTACACTGGCATTTTTTGGTGGCGATCGTTTTCGTTATCCTTGCCAGAATCCTGCAAATTGGGAAACAGCTCAATGCAAGCGACCACTCTGTGATGTAACACGTACTTGTCCAGACCATGTATTTAAAGGCCAGCGCGATCCGCGCATTGACCCACAAGCCACTGGTACGCCCGCAGCACCAACCCCAACCTCAGGAGCCACTTGTGCAAAGTAATCAATTTTTATACAGTGACGAGCAGCTAATGGCTCGTTTAAAATTCTTTATTGGGGTATGTCTAGCACTTACCCTAACAGGAATTGTGTTTGTTGTGTTATACAGCTTAATCTTTGTAACACAGCCACTAAATGCTATCAGCCCAATTGATCAGAAGTTTTTTGAACTAATTGTGCCAATTGCTACGTTTTTAACTGGTACACTAAGTGGTATTATGCTAGCAGGTGGATCAAAAGAAGAAGTAGATGCCAGTTTAGCACTAATGAAGCAAGCGCAAGAAAACGCAGCTGCAGCAGCCAAAACCAGTTACGTACCAAAACAAGAACCAACATTTAGTCCAGGTTTAAGTACCACGCAAGGATTCAACGGCACAGCCACAGCCGAGATCAGATTTATAAACGGCAAGCCAGCTCCACAGCTTGCACCTCAACCGGAGATTTAAATGAAACAACCACTGATTACACTTGCATTAGTTTTAAGCTTATTGGCGCCAGCAGCAGTTTTTGCCACCGCTGAAACCAAGCGGGTATGTGTTGAGCAGGTCGATGCCAAAACCAAAAAGCCCAAAGAAGTGTGCAAAGAAGTAAAAGTTCATAAAAAGCTAGAAGGTACAAAAGTGCCAGAAAAGCAGGGTAAATAATTTTTTAATTGACACAGTACAAATCCTGTGGTAAAATAATGCGTTACCCAGGATTTTTATCAACCAACAAGGAAGTACATGGCAAGAAATAGTGGTAAATCCCATCGCACCTTTCCAGCAAAAAAGTCTAGTGAGCGCCCCACACAGGCAGAAAAGTCTAGACTGCGTCAAAGTAAGCACGAAGGCTTTGAAGAGCCTCAGCCTCAACGCAACTACACCTTTAAAGAAGTTCAACCACTAAACTTTGTACAAGGTGAATACTTAGATGCAATTGAGAACAATGACGTTATATTTGGAATAGGTAGTGCAGGCACTGGTAAAACTTTTATTGCAGCCAACTATGCTGCTAGAGAGTTGTACTATAAACGCGTAGACAAGGTTATCTTAACCCGTCCAAATATTGAAACCGGCAGGGGCCTAGGCTTCCTACCCGGTACACTAGAAGAAAAATACGCACCATACTTGCTGCCTTTTGACGCAATCTTTACTCGTGCCCTAGGCAAAGGCTTTTATGAGTATTGTTTAAAGGCCAAAAACATTGACCCTACTCCACTAGGATTCTTACGCGGCACTACATTTGACAACTGCATTGTGCTTGTAGATGAGGCACAAAATTGCACTCGTGAAGAAATGAAAATGTTGCTTTCACGCATTGGCAAGAACTGCAAAATGATCTTTTCAGGCGACGAATGTCAAAGCGACATAGGCGACGCTTCTGGTTTAATTGATGCCGTAGAGCGCCTAGATGGTATTGAAGGTATCGAAGTGGTAGAATTTCTTGACGAAGACATTGTTCGTTCAAAGATGTGTAAACAAATTATTATGGCTTATAGATAAATATGGCAAAAACATACAAACCAACAACCGGCATGGCAACTGCCGCTAAACGTGCCTTAAAGTGGAAAGCAGACGGCGAGCCTGGCGGTACGCTAGTTGGTTTGGCCAGAGCTAATCAACTCAAAGATCGTGAACCACTTTCGGAAAGTGTTGTCTTACGCATGTACAGCTTTTTTAGCCGTCATGAACCTGATAAAAAAGCAACAGGATTTCGCAGTGGTGAAGAAGGTTTTCCAAGCAAAGGTCGAGTAGCCTGGGACTTGTGGGGTGGTGATGGTGGATACTCGTGGAGTACTAGCAAGCGTAATCAAATTATGCGTGCACGTGAAGCCAAAGCATTGCGCTTGGTAACAGTTACAAAATCGCAGATTCCACACATGATGCTAATGGCAGCAGCACAAACCATAGAAAACTACGCTAACGAAAATATTTCCGAAAGCTTAGATGCTTTCGGTCAGTTTATGTATCATGCACAACTGCTACGCAACAATCACTTAGACACTTACTTGTTAGACTTACATTTGGTCGAACAACCTTATCGTGATATATTAGTACTGGTATTTAGTGAGCTAGCACCTGAAGGTATAATTGACTATGATGACGTTGACGACGAAGATAGTCTAGAGGACACACAATAAAAAAGCCCGCAACTAGCAATAGTTGCGGGCTTTTGTTTAAACAGCCATGCTTGAGTAAAGCATCCAGCCATGTTTGCGATGTGCATCAATACGCTCACTTAAAAAAGCACTTAATCCATGCTCACCATACTGCTCAGCTAGCGCATAAGCCTTTATGAGTTCTTCGTGTACTTTTCCGTTGTCAACGTATAGCGTGCGCAACATTTCATTTTTTGGTAGCACTTCCAAAGTGTCAGCAATCGTTGAGTGTTCTGCAAGTTGTGAAAAGCTAGCAGGCACCCAGCAGCGCAAAGCGCGAACACGCTCAGCAAAATCGTCAAGCTCATCATCTACCTCATCATAAATTTTTCCAAACAGTTCATGATACTGCAAAAAGTCGGGGCCTGTTACGTTCCAGTGAAAGTTTTCAGCTTTGACTAAGAACGCATAAGTTGTTGCAAAAGCACTTTTAAGTGCCAGTTTTAGGTCTTCCATATTATTCCTTATATTGTCCACCAGTTGTTGTTGTTGTAAATTACATTAAGTGACTCATAAGGAGTCGTCATTGTAATTGCGGTAACACCATTTATTAGTGCTGGTGCTTCTGGCTGTACCGTTAATTTTCGATTACCAACAGGTGCTCCAAATTCTAATTTGATTGTGTGTTTGGTACCTGGAGGTACTGAGTTGAGCAGTGTAACCGTTGCTTTATCTTTTAGCTGTGCACCAATATAGCAATCGGTTTCACTAGCACAATAGTCTTCGGTAATAGTCACAGTATTGCACACACAGCCTTTGCCAGGTCCAGGTGGTCCAGGTGGTCCAGGTGGTCCAGGTGGTCCAGGTGGCCCTATTACAGGGCCTGCATTCACTATTGTACCATCAGTTAGCAGTAATAGTAAGTCCCCTGGATTATCAGTTACTTCTGCTCCGGCAACTCCTACACCTGCCGGCCCTGGCGGACCTGCGGGCCCTTCTGGTCCAGGCGTACCTGGGCCGCCGTTTACCACACTGTTTATAAACAAGTCACGGTCATCAATTGTTGGAGGAAGCGGCAAGTACGGTGGCATACTCCAGCCAAATGGCATTGTTTGATATTGCATGTTAGTTCCTTAACAAAAAAGCCCCCACGGCTTGTGGCTGCGGGGGCTAGCAATATTAACGAATGTTAGTATTTGTGTTGCTTGGGTTAGCAGTTTGTGTTCCGCTTCCAACGTTGATTGCAGCATTTTCGCTGCGAATGCTCTGACCTAAGCTCCAGATCAAGTTGGCCAATTGGCCATACTGAGCTTGAGTTTGTTGCTGTTGTTGCATCTGGTTGATGTTGTTGGTTGTTGTAACCTCAACACCACGTGCAGCAGCGCCACTAAACTCACGGCTACGTAGCTCAATAATAGCTGCATTAGCATCAGCTAGTTGACGCTGTAGGTTTAATTCGTATTGCTGAGTAATCAGTGCACGAGTCTTTTCACCATCAGCACTAATATCCTTGCTTAGTTCATAACGGTTTTCCATTACGTTCTGGTTAATAGCTGCCTGACCTTGCATTAGTGCAACTGCGTTTGTGTTAACTACGTCTTTTACGTTGTCAATACGTAGAGACAATCCTTGAGTAACTGCATTTAGTGCTGCATTAATACCAATAGTTTGGTTAGCTTGTGAGGCTTCCATTGCTGCTGTTGATACAGCTACTGCTTTGTCAACAGCGCCAATGCTTTGCATTAGGCTCATGTTAGCTTGGTTTTGTTCTGGTGGGTTACGTAGTGTGGCACCTAGTGCTGCTCCACCGCCTTCTCCACCTAGTAAGTTACCGTTGTTGCGTAGTAGGCTTCCTAGGATAAGACCGCCGATTAAACCGCCTCCGCCGAAACCACCATCATTGCTACCGCCCATACCCATAATCATACCGGGTGTCATTACTTCTGCCATTTTAGGCTCCTTTAAAGTTTCTTTTGCTTGAGATACTAGTTGCTTGTAATATTGGTCAGCAAAACTAGCTTGTTTTTTAAGCGCTTCCATAACTTCCTCGGTTGCAGCCGGGGAAACAGGTACGCCAGTTGTGTTATCATCCATATAAATAAATTTCTGTGTTGTGGATAGATATGATACTGCGTATCACTGCGCAGTTCCTAAAATTTAAGAACTGATATAATTATACAACAAAATGGTATGTAGTGCAACACAACTTTTAGGGTTCCAGGAGCAAAAATGCACGGTAATAAGAAATTATGCAGGATATTTTTGGGCAAGTGCACTGGCGCACCCTACAAAAATTTGACGACAAAAAAGCCCCCGAATCTTCTGATGCGGGGGCTTTTTCTTTGCCTATTTATTCGGCTGCTGGCTGTGGTGCTGGTTGTGGCAACTGGGCTTCTGCTTGTGCGCGAACTTTTTGAGATAGCGGATTGCAGATTTTAGCAGGCAGTTCTTGCAGTCCGGCTAGGATAGCATTAACTTCGTCAACAGACAGGTCTGAAAGGTTGATTTTAATATCGTTCATGTTTATGGTTGGTTAGTTTATTTAATTGGGCAAGCACCAGTTGCGCACTCGGCATCGGTGATTTCGTCAAAACTGTTGGTGTTGTTTAAGTCAACTTCACCAACTGTGGCAACATACTCACGGTATGTTTGTTCGTCTACAACTTCTTGTGGAAGATATAAGTATCCAAGGTCTTTGGCAGTTTTAGTAGGGTCTGTGCGATAGATAAAACTCACGCCCACATAACAATCCCAGTTGTCTAGCAGCCAGTCAATGATTGCAGGAATTTCACTAGGATCATAACTAATAGTTACCGATGTGTTTTGTTGATTCCAGCTAGTCTGTAACAGCTTATAACGCTCCAACTGTACCACAGCTGATTCGATATTAACTTCTTTACCCTCAACTTTATCAAATGGAACTCCGTCCCACATTACTGGGAACGTAACAAGAACTCCAGAATCATCAACAGGATGATTAATAACACGGTAACCCGCTTGACGTAGCTTTTCAACCACCGGGTCATGTTTGCTAAACTGAACATTGTTGAAAATGTACTTTCCTAGTGGTTTGTGTACACCCTCAGTTGTATCCATGATCTTGCTGAGAGTGCCTGAAGGCTTGATACAAGTTACGTTCTTGGGAGCAGGTAAACCCAGTTCCAAGCTCATACCCACAGCAGCCGATGTGGCAGTACGCTTTAAGTATTCATAGTCATAGCTGCCCATGTCAGGACGCATTGCAATACCAGTTAGGCCTACACCGCAAAGTCGTAAGAAATAGTTGTTAAGGTGCCAAGACTCTTGAAGAATGCCGTCCTGAAGGTTAACACACGTTTGTCGGTAGTTGGCACGAGCTGCCAGTCGTATAGCGTTGTGCAAACCGGCAGTGTCGCCTTTGAACTTGGCAATGTCAGTTTCGGTAAGGTTACAGAAAGCCTTGTTACCGAGTAAGATTTCAACGCATGGATTGGCTCCCTTAAACCACGGAGCGCGTCTGAGTGCTTCAACTTCATTGATAAATCCTGGTTCACTACCACCGGCTTCAGTCATCATCCCAAAGATGCGTTCTAAGTCGGCTTTTAGTGGTTTCTTTTTAAATACTAAACTGTTGTTTGATTGTGTGCGGTGCTGGTTATTATGCAACCACCAGTCTTTTTTGGCTACTGCGAATTCTTCCCATTCTGGCTGGTCATAGTCAAATAAAGCGATCTCGGCACTACGACGACTAGATAGAATAGTACCCAGGTGGTTAACAATATCGAGGATATCCATCCGAGTAAGTAAACTATCAGCACGGCCGTTGAGGATATTTGCAATAGCCACGTATGCAGTGGATATAGCACTGTCGCCACTTGAAATCCATCCATAGCCTTTTAATCTTTCACCTGCTGGTCGTAGTTGCGAAAAGTCCAAGACGAGCGTATCAGCGGAATATTTTCCAGCCAGTAGTTTGCCAATTGACTTTGCCCAGGCTTCTGCACTGTCTCCGATTTGAATTGTCCAGGTTTTGGTGTCTGGTTCCCAGTACTCAACGTTGTGCTCATTGCCACCTTTGGCAGTGCGTGTGCTTCTAACCATCCGAATGTTCTTGATTGGCTTTGAAAATCCATTTAGCGTTCCTACAATTGGTTTAAATCCAACGCCGCAACCTTGTAGCAACAACCATAAGACGTCTACTACGTCATAGATTGTTTCAACGTGTGTAAAGCTGCAATTGAACTGAGATGCTTCACGTGTTTTGGCTACGTTAGTGCCGCCAAGCCACAGTGTGCGACCACTCATTAGCACTTTGCGATCTAGCATTAGTTGCTCAAGATCATAAAGTTCCGAGTATTCTAGGTCGTTTAAGTCACGACCAACTGCCCGCTCCCACAACCACTGTTGGTGGTCAATAACACGTGCAACTGTTTCTGCCCATGTTTCAAATTGTTTTCCGTCGTCTGAGGTAGGGCGGTTGTATGTACGACGTGTAATTACTTGTGCTCGTGTTGATGGTAGGTTCATTTATTTCCTTGATTTATTGAGTACAGGGACCTGCTACGAATCCACTCGCATCTGGCTTGCAGGTAGAATCTAGTTTTACACAAGGTCCAACTACAAAACCGTCTGTGCAGTAGTTAATTGTGGGTTGGATAACTGGACTAGGCCCAATTACCACCGTAGGTGTTAGTGTAACCTGTGGGCCTTTTACCGGACCAATTACAAAAGGCAGTTGAGCTGCTGGACCTGGACCTACTACAGGGATTTCAGGCACTGCAACAGTTCCTGATGGGCCTAACACAAAAGGTGCGGGCAACTCAGCAACGGCTTTGTCAGACAGTGTTACTGCTTTGGGCAATTCTGGGGTGTTGCCACCGCCACAAGCTGTTAGTGTGGCCACTAACAGCATTAATACAAAATGTTTCATAATATTTTCTCAGTTATTGTCCGGTACTACCAAAACCGCCAGTACCGCGTTGTGTGTCATTCCATGCATCACGGAATGTGGGAAGTTCTACTCGCTGCACTACCAGTTGTGCAATCCTGTCACCTGGCTCGATTGTATAAGGGTCTTCCGAAATATTTTTCAGCAAAACTTTTAAATTTCCACGATAGTCAGCATCTATTACGCCAACACTGTGAGGGATTGTAATCCCACGTTTCCCTTGCGAGCTCCTGTTATAAATAAAGCCTGCGAACCCTCGTGGAATTTTGACCGCTACTCCTGTATCCACAAGTTTTTGTTCGCCGGGATAAATTTCATGTGCTTCAAGTGCAAACAAATCTGCACCAGCGTCATTGGGATGTGCACGTTGTGGTAGTTTTGCGCCTGGCTGTAGTTGACAGTCAATTGTGGGTTCTGTGATGCAGCTGCCGCTGTTAATAAAATATTGGTTACTCATTGTAGGTAAAGTTCTAGGGTTTGGTCAATTGATTTGAGATTATCGTCACCAATGGCTTCACGGCAGTGTGTTACCAAGTCCATTAGTTGATAGTTTAGCATTAGTGTGTCTTTGCACTTGTTTAGCTCTTGAATATACTTGTACTTGCCTGGTAATGGAATACTTGCGATAATGTCGTAAGTGCTGCCATACTCAGCCACAAGTGAAACTGCTCGTTTAGGCCCAATACCAGGGACACCAGCAACATTGTCGCCAGTATCACCTGTAAGGCACTTAATACTAATGTAATCTTCAGGATTGAATTCATAGTGGTCATTCCAGTTGTCAAGGGTAACTTCTTTGCGCGTAACGTAACTGAATCGACTGACGCCAGGTTGTACTAGCAAATCCCAGTCACGGTCTGAACTGATAAGCCAGATATCGTCTGTGCTGAGTTTAGACTTTTGTGATACAATATAAGCAGCAATGTCGTCGGCTTCTACGCCTTGAAACTTTAGCACTGGATAGCTGGTTGTGGTTTCAATTGTGGCAATAGTTGCTAAAAAGTCTTCAAAGAACAATTCAAATGCTGCACGTTCTGCATCTGTTTGCTGTTCTTGTTTGTCTTTGCGGTTTTGCTTGTACTCAGGGCTAAGTGCCTTGCGATAGCTAGAGCTGCCTTGGTCGCAAGCAATAATAACATGCGATGCTTTATAGGACTTTTTTAAGCTGTCTACTGTGCGAATGTAATCAGTGGCAAAATCTGTGGCTCCACTATGCTTGTAGCGAAATGCCAAGTTTAAGGCATCAACAACCAGCAGCGTGTTGTTTGATTCTGTGGCTTTTTTAAATGTAATACTCATGGTGTATTCTTTGTGGTTAAGTGTATATTATACACTAAAAACCAAAGTATTTCAAGTTACAAATTCTGGATGCTCATGCTGCAACCAATCTTCTAGGAGTGCTATATAGAACTCATGGCTTTCATGATTGTAGTAAATGCAGCGATAAGCATCGCTGTTTGGCATATCTTCAAAAGCCACAAAAATCTTTGAGCGATTAAACTTAAATATTAACAGTGGCTTTTTACTAACTTGCTGGCCTTGACGTATGGTTTGCTGCCAAAATTCCACTAGTTGCGGAGTTTTTGAGGTAAGCAGCTGTGAAGTAAGATGGTCTTCGGCATAGCCTTTTACTTCCACGCACCATAAGTTAGTGCGTCCTGGAACGTATAAGTCGCCTTTTAGCAAATGCTTGGGGTCTAGGGCACCACTTCCAGGTATTCGCTCCCACCCTAAACCGGTGTGTTTACGCAAGAGGTCACGCGCCACAGTTTCTGTGCGCGCACCTTTTGCTCGTGCGTCAACGACCATTACGCTTGCGTCGCACTGGCAGTTTTACGTGCAGGTTGTACGATGGGCTTGGCAACCTTGGCCCCAGCCACAGGCTCAGCGGCGGGGGCGGTGTCAACCACTGGCTCAGGGGCGGGGACTGATCGAAAGTCAACAGTCTTAACCTCCAGTTCGTCTACACTGTAGGTAATCGTGCCACTTTCAGCAGTTAAGCTGGCTAGTTCCTCTGCGGTAACCGTCATGTTTAATGTTACTGGTTGGCGCACACCATTTCGCATAATGGTTGGTTTAACCGCAGTGCTTCGTTCAATTTTAATCATATTATACCTCGATTTGTGATATGTTGTTGTGTTTGACAACATTTACCTTTTCCAGCAGTGGGTGAGTAAATCCATGTGATACTAAAAAGGTGTTTAAGTGTTCTTCGCCTAGTAGAACTTCTACTAGTCGCTCCTTGCCGTCCACATCCAATGCCTCAACTGTTTCGTCCAAGATCAACAAGTTAATTCTGCTTGAACTTAGGGTCTGCATTAGTTTGCGAATAGCTAACAATGTGGCTACGTTAACTCGGGCACGTTCACCACCGCTTAGTGCCAGTATTTCAATATCACGACCATTGTCTGTGATAACCACATTTAGTTTATCACTAGCCGAAATTTTAAAACCAATTTGAAAACGACCATCTGACAAGTCAACCAAGTAGCTGTTTGTGATTTCTTCTAGGTCTTTGACCAAGCACTCAATTTTGTAAGCTACTAGGCCAGTGGTTGAAAACGTTTTTGTTAACACGTTAACAGTACTCATGCGCTCTGATAGCTCGTGTAAGTTTGTGCTGTAGGTTTCCAACTCACTATTCATTTCAGTGATCTGAGTGCTCAATGACTCCACACGCGCATTGTGTGCACTAGCAGCCAAGTTGTGCTTTTCGGCTTGTGCAATTGCTGTTTTTAAACCCGCTATTGCTTTTTGCAATGCTTGAAACTTTGAATCCAGTTCGTTTTTGTCTAATAGGTCTTCTGATAATTCTGTGTTAATAAGTGCATGGTACTTTTCCCATTCTTCACGGGATTTGCTCGCACTTTCCCAGGTTTGAGTACGTTTGACGATATCACTACGTAAGAGATCTAGCTGACTAATACGTGCTGTTAGTGCCATATTGCTGGTTTGTGCAAAGTCTTGAATTTTTTCTTGCTCAGCTACTAGTTCAGCAATCTTGGCTTCATCAATCTCTTGTAAACAAGTCGGGCACGTTCCGTGCAGTGCAGCAATCTTTTTAACAAATGCTTGCGAATCACGAATTGTTTTTGAATGCTCAACTACTTGTTTGTCTAGCTGAGTGCTCTCGGTAACCAATGGACGCACATCTTCACTGGGCTTTTCAGGAATTGGAAACAGCTTGATTTTTGACTGTAGCTGGCGATAAGTGTTGTTTTGCGTGATACGTTTATTAATAGCTTCTAAGCTACCAATTTGCGTTTCAAGCTCAGCACTGCCAGTTACCAGTTCATCTGGAACTGTGGGAACTGCTTGCAGCGGTTTAGGTAACAGGTTTGTGTTGGCATACTTGGTTAACCAAGCATTAACAGTGTCTACTTGAGCCTGCACTTTGGCAATATCACGGCTTAGCTCTTGAGCAGTTTCCTTAAAAACTTCTTGTGCTTGAGTATACTTGCCCAAGTTCAAGATTTCAATTAAGAATTTTTTACGTGCTGTGTCAGGTGCAGTTAAAAACTCTAGACTACCAGCATTTGACTGATACACAATCTGACTAAAGCTCTTGTGATCAAATCCCAAGATTTCTTCAATGGCTTTGTAAGTTTGTGTGCTTGTGTGTGCACTAATGTCTGTGCTACCACGAAACAGCTTAACGGTTTGAGTACTGCCACGACGTGTGTTGATTGTGTACTCTGTGCCGTCTTTTTCAAACACCAGTGAGATTTCGTAGTGTTTGCTGTCAACATAGCGATTGATAATATCGGCTTTTTTAATTGACTTTGAATTCTTGTTGAACAGGACTTCTTCTAAGATAAGTGCAATAGAACTTTTACCGTGGCCGTTTTTGCCTACCAGCTGCGTTAGCTGTGCATTGGAAAAATCAATAGAATTGTCCGCGCCGTAACTGAAAGCATTAGACCATGCTAGTGTTTTTATTGTTATCATGTGCGAGTTTTCGTTTTAGTTCTTGTAAGCCACCCACATACACACCATCTACAAAAATCTGTGGAACACTGCGTGCTTGTGGAACTAGCTCAATTAAGTCTTTTTTAGTGTAGCCGTTAATACCCAACATACGTTCTTCGATTGCAATACCATGCAAGTCCAGCAGTCGCTTGGCTTCGGTGCAGGCAGGGCAGTTTGTTTGTGACCATACTTGCGCTGATTTAGGTGAGTTTTTCTGCATGATTTTGCATCTCCTTGAGAACCTTGTCAATTGTGGGTTCTGGTAATTCTAAGATATAAGTTAAGTATTCGCGAACTTCTGCATCCAGCGACATTTCAGGGTCTAGGATTAGTGCACTATCAGTATCACGTTTGAGAACTTTTGAAGAAATAAGCTCACTATCGGCTAATTCTCCAAGCTCTTGCATGTCGCCTTGGACTTCGTACATGGTATGATCAAAGTCTGTGGGAACGGGCGTTTCGTCTGCGGCAATTGTTCGCTTAATGAGTTGCGGCAAGTTGAATTTAAGCCACTGATGTTCCAAGCTACTAGCATCAAGCAGAATAGCACCGGTATCAACCCTGGAACGATGAAAGCTAGTAGTATAAGGGCTACCAGGGTAAAGAATATTTCTTTGAGAGTTTTCATAACTGTGTAGGTCACCGGCTAAGACAACCTGCCAGCTGGCAAATATGTCCAAGTCTACTTCTGGTTTAACGTGTGGTGGAATCTCGCCACGAACGTGTGTGCAAAGAATACGGCCCACAAAAGCTCTGCCATTCTTTTCGTAATCTTTTAGCTTGTTGTAGGGAATAATGTCAATGTCAAAGCCGCAATTTTGGTAGTAATCGTCAATTACACTTACCAGTGGGTTTAAGCGATGTGTGGACCTTTTTAGGTTTGTTAAAAATGTTGTGTCTTTTTTCAACATTTCGTGGTTGCCTGGATAGATCAGTGTGGGCTTTGTAAATGACTCCACAAAGTCAAAGTAGAGTTCTACTTCGTCCATGGTTGGTAGTCTGTCAAACACGTCACCGCCTATGATTACCAAGTCTGCTGATTCTTGCATTTCTGCAAACTGCTCAACAAACATTTTGAAGCGATTTTTAGCCCAAGCAACTGGAACATTCTTTTGACCTAGCTTGATGTGTACGTCTGCTGTAAAGAGTATTTTCATATTATACGAGACAAAATAGCCCGCTAAGCTTTTAAGTTTAGCGGGCTATGTGTTGTTTAACCTAGTTCTTTAACAGCTTCTTGTGCAGCGTCATCGCCTGCGTCGCCGTCATCAGTGTTTGTGGTAATTTTTACCAGGGTTGCTAGTACTTCGGCTTCGGTTGGACGTGGGTACTTTTCGTCAATTGACTTGGCTTCGTCAGCCGCAGCACGTTCAGCATCAGTTAGCTTGCGTGGCTTGCAACGTAACACACTCAGATCATAGCTGATGTTAAAAGCCAGTGGACCTGTTTTGGTACGCTTGAACACAACATCCCAGCCTGTGTCTGGATCGGTTGGGTCGCCCAAGTCTTCGGCTGCACTTACAATTTGCTCAAACAGTTTCTTTTTCAAGTTAAGTGCTTTGACTTTGCCGTCTTTGGGGTCAATACAGTTAACTGTGTACGACCATGAGCACTTCAAGTCTGGAAAGTAGGTAGGAACGTGATCGACTTCCACATTGTCGAATTTTTCTTTGTCACGGCTAAAAGCCAAGCATTCAACTGGAATGTCTTTGTTGTTTGCACCCTTCAACCAGTAAATATAACGGGGCAGTACGCCGCCAATCAATCTGACTGTGTTTTCGCCGTCTTTGTACTCAAAAGCCTCAACTTTGTTGGAAATTGCTTTGCCTTTGGTGTTTTTAAATGAAATTGCCATTGTTTAATTCTCGTATTTGAAATATATTTTGTTTTGTGTTATTTTGAGCAGGGGATTGTGTGCAAGTGTATCTAAGTCTAGGTCTTTGAAATAACTCAAGTCTAAATGGGTAACTTTGTACAATTTGTACAAACTATAATCGCGTCTTCCTGCTAGTCGAATATATTGTGCTTTAAAAGCTATATCCGTGGTGTCATCAAAAAGTGAAGCGGCGTCTAGTAAAAAACTGTGTCCGACAAGGTTGCGGTAATTATTTGTGTCGCGATGGTTTTTCGGTATTAGTTTTTTGCCAGAATGCCGTTCCAACATTTGTAGCATTAATTTAGGGTCACAGTTGGTTTCAGACTCCAGTAGTTCTAAGTTGAAGAATAAGGCCATAATGTGTTGCTAAGACTATATTATACTACATTGACCAACGTTTGACAAGTGTAAATTTATCATACCGTTATTACCTGCCAGCCTTTACGTAAGTAAAGCGCAAGTCTGTCATTGTTTTGTTTTTTATCTGCATATCCAGCAAAGTTAATGTCCACTACTAGTGGGTCTAATTTGCCGTCATGCATACGTTGTACACGACCCACAATTTGTTCAAGCAGTGAGTCGTTGCTCATTGGAGCAGCTAGGATAACACAGGACAAGCTGTTAATAGATATGCCTTCTGAGAAGATTTGCCGGCTTCCACATATGGCACGCTTTTCTCCACTAAGCACTTGCTGCTTAACAAGTTGTCGTTCTTCGTATTCGGTATCGCCTGTAACAACCGCGCAATCTTCACCAATGTATTCCTTTACTTTGTGTAGAAATTCTACTCTGTCTGCAATAACCAACACACTGTGGCCTTCTTGAATATGCATAAGGGCTAGTGCAGCTATAAACTCACGATACTTTTCTGACTCCAACAGTTCCGATACTTTCTCCACCCAGGTTACTCCTGGCTTGAGTGTAATGCCACTTTTAACAATGTGTACGGTGGGTGTTAGTGTATGTGACTGTGGTGGTTTATAGACTAGTGGTCCAAAGTAATCGCCGAATAAAATGTGCTTGCCGTCTTTGCGAATCATTGTGCCACTTAGGGCGATTCTGTAACGTGCATGGAAAGCGTCCACTGTTTGTGCAAATGTAGTGGCAGGACAGTGGTGGGCTTCGTCAAGGATAATAGTACCGAACTCCTTAGCCAAGTCACCAGTGTGTTTGCTGAGCGTCTGTATATTGGCCACTGTGATAAAGTGGTCGGTGTGGTCAACTCGTCCACCACCAATAACTCCGCACTGCGTCCCGAATAACACTTCGACTTCTTCACACCACTGGTCTCGGAGTGCGGCAGTGTGGGTAATAACAAGAGTTTTTTGTCCGAACTTGTGTGCAAGGTGTAAGGCTGTAAAAGTCTTTCCCCATCCCACAAGGGCATTGATAAAACAGGTGTCGTCGATTGGGTCATAAACCACTTGCTGCTCGGGTCGTAAACCAAATTTAGGCGTTGGGAAAGGTACATTCTCAAGCACTCGTTTATCAATGATTTCATAATCTTCGGGCACTAAGTCTAAGCGGCCTTGTGGGATTGACAAGATACCTTTGGGCAGAACTTTGTAGTTTTTGATAGTTTCAATCGGACTAAACTTTTTAGCGCCAGTGTCTTTTTTGATTTTGTAGGTAAGTGCGCTGATAACTTTTTTGGTATGTTCTACACCAGGGTTATCCATGTAAATACGGTTTGATATTACTGCTTTGGCCATGCTATCCTTACACCAAACCACCAAAAATCAACTCTAGCGAACCACGTATTCTCATTTTTACCAAAGCCTAATCTAAACATACGATTAGCTTTGTCTAACTCAATTTTTGTTAGTTTCATACCATTCCAAATGACTCTTTTATATCATCCCGAATTTCTTTTAGTGCAGCATACGTCCACTCACAGGCCAGCTCGCCGCTAGCACTATTACCAACCGGAATACGGTAAGCTTCAATCTTGTCAATGCAGTGCTGCACAATAAATTCAGCAAATTTTTGTTCATCCAAGTAGTTGGTAAGATACCGGCCTTCATCGATACTCCAATGGTCTTTAATTCTAGCCTGTTCGGCAAGTCTTTTAATTTGTTCGTTCATACCATTCTCCAACTATCAGGCTCTGATTTTTCACAAAAGCCATAAAAAATAAATCCCATGCCGTGTTGTAAGACTCTGGCATAACTTTCAAACTCACTTGGGTGTCTCATACATTTAAAACGGCTGCTAATGCCCACAAGTTCAACCACACACCCTAGACCACTAGCAGGTAAAACTTGTTTGATCCGCTTTGTGGTCAGTTTGGCGCGTATAGTTTTGCGATACTGAAATACATGACCACTACTATCCACAAACCAAGTCTTTGATTTTGCAAGTTTAACCAAGTCTGCTAAAAAGTAAACCGCAGTGCGAATTGCAAACAGCTTTTCGCCTTGCGATTTTAGGTGTAGTCTGCGCAAGCCCAGTGTGCTACCAGGCACGGTTTTATCGTCTATGACTTTAAAGCTTACAGCAGCTTGATTTTGTTCATCAACATAGTTGACCATGTAGTATATAACACCATCACGCTGCTGTGGCTCACGCTCACCTAGCCGGAACACGGGCCAGGTTATTTCCTGTAAATTCATAGAACTTTTCCCAGTCTCCAAAGCTATAGTCATCACCCACGTCTTGGTCAACACCAATGGGTGCTCCAGGGATTTCACAACCCCAACTGTGCTGAGTGTTACGCTTTAGGATCTCGCAGTATTCCACCACATCTTCGTCTTTTACAAGCGCAACAATCGAGTCATGAACCAACATAAAGATTTTAGCGTCTAAGCCCTTTGCCGAAATCTCATTTGCTGTTCGCATAGCTCCAAGTAAGTTAACATCACTGGCAAGACTTTGTACTTCGGCATTAATGCCGCTACGGACTTCGTGAGCGGCAATGCCTTTATCTGAGCTAAACACATTAGGTAGTCTGCGTTTGCGTCCGAAGAATGAGTAAGTGTAACCGTTTTGCTCAATGAATCGTTTTCTGTCATTTAACCACTGTTTTAGTTTGCTGAACTTTGTAAAGTATTGTTTGATATCGTCACGGGCTTGTTCTACTGGATAGCTTTCGCCTTCTGGTAAACCCTTGGTAACGGTTTCAGCAACTTTGTTAGCACCCGAACCGTACAAGATACCAAAGCTAATAGCTTTAGCACTTTGACGCATACTTCCATACAGCTTTTTAACATCTTCAACTGGACAAGGCAGCGAGAACACCATTTTGGCAATTGTTGAGTGAAAGTCGCCGCCACTAGAGAACACTTGTTGCAAGTTCTTGTCGCCCGACAACACAGCAGCATAATACATTTCAGCTGTTGTCAAGTCTTGCGATACAATCTTATATCCTGCTGGAGCCTGTAAACAACCTTTGATAATAGGGTTGTCCCGAGGAATTTGCTGAGCGTTGAACTTCCCACTACTACTAAGACGACCACTAGTAGTAAAGATAAGATTAAAATTCGTGCGGATACGACCATCACGGTCAATCTCCGGTAGAATCTTGGAAATGTAGGTATTTTGAATTTTACCAAGTTGACGTACCTTTAAAATCGCCGCTGGCAATGCATGCTCTTCGGACAGCTCACCGAGCACTTCTGCATCGGTGGAGACGGCTCCGGTAGCAGTCTTTTTACCAGTAGGATTGAGTCCCAAATAATCAAATAACACAACACGAAGCTGCATAACTGAGTTGGGGTTAAATATCTTGCCGGAATCTTTTTCATACTGTTTTACCGCATCAAAGCTATAAACTAGTTTTTTAGCTTCTTCAATCTCATAGTCCAAGTACTTTTCTGCAGCAGCCATGCGTTCACGGCTAACAGGAATTCCTACTTCTTCCATGTCCATAAGGAACAGTGTGCCCGGAATCAAGATTTCACTATAAACCTTGAGTAGCTTGGGGTTCGCTTGAACAATAGGCCAGAATTTATGGAACAAGTCAAATGTAACCGCAGTGTCAATACTAGCGTATTGAGCAATTGTTTCAAACGGAATAAGGTCATAGGTAAAATCTTCTTGCAGCATACCGTGTTGGGCACAGTAGGACTTTTTGAACTCGTCTAGTGGCGTGTCGTAGTCACCGTAATCGGTGTACTTTAGGGCCAGTGGCTTTAAACCATGACTATCAGTTTCGTCAAGCACATAGTGCATAACCATTGTGTCGTGTACACGGTCACGTGGAAAGTCGATTGCAAGGTGATATTTAATCATCTTGAAGTCGAACTTCATGTTGTGAAACACTGGATGGAATGTATTGGCAATTTTTTGTAAGAGTGCAATACAAAGTTCGTCTAGGCAGTCGGTTTCAATGTAACGACCCTGATGTGTGGCGTAGGTAAGCGATAGCCCTAGCACATAACCGTCACGGGGGTAAAGTGCAGTTGTTTCTGTGTCCCAGGCAACATAGCCTTGGGCTTTGTCCAAGATTTCACGCAAGTACCGCTTGGCTTCGGCAGTATCTTGAATACCTGCATAATCGCCAACTACTTTGCTGGCACGTAGTTCGCCACGAACATACTTGTGAATTTTGTCACAAGCACGTTGAAAGTCTGGTTTGCCTTCTGGCTTAAAAGCAAGCATAGCCGGATTACTAATGGCAATAAACTTATCGTCCACTAGCTGACCGGCCATGTTTGTTACTGACGTAATCTTGGCGTATTCTTTGGCGGCTTCTGCACCTACCAGGATAACGAAATCATAGGGCTCTAGGTCAACCACCAAGTCCACGTCTTTTTTAAGCAGTTTGGTAATTGGCACCGAACTCATGTGGTAGTGATCAAACTCAAAGTCAAAATAGTCGGTATACCGTGTACGGTTAGGTGCTTTGTCAATCAACGCAATTTTCATGTAATAATCCTTGTGATACTTTATTATAGCGTATCTGGGCTAATAGTTCAAGTTTGTTTATGCTCTCGGGCACGGATAATTGTGTCCAGCAATTTGTATTCTGTTTCAGCTATCCAGTAGTGTGGGCGCAGTAGCCATATGTCTTTCCACTGGTCTCGCAGTATTTTAAGACGATAGGTTGGCAGGCTATCTAGGTATTCTTCTTTTTGCATTATTTGTTTACATACTCTGCAATCGACCTAACATTTTCACGATCTAAATCGCCAGGGTCTGTGCCGTCTGGTAAGTCGATGATTTCAACAACAAAGCCCTCGGCTTCAAGCACTGGCTTAAGAGCTTTTGCTGCACTGTTACCTGCCTCGTCCCCGTCAAAAAGCAAGTAGATGTGCGTGATGCCTTGGGCTCGGAATGGTAACAGTTTTTGTTTTGTGTCATTTTGAAGAGTTTTAGTACCAAAAGCGCATACTGCGTTTTCGCAGCCGTTGTCGTATAAGTTAAGCATATCAAATATGCCTTCCACCAATACCATGCTAGAATAACCACTGGGTAGGTGTGCTGGAAACAGCGGCATTGTTACACCTTGCGGGTAGTTAACATATCTGGGATTGCCAGCACTCATTGTGTGACGGCCAACAAATACCACTGTTTTTTGCGTAATATCACGAATGGGAAATACAATACGATCTTGTAGCTTTTCTACTTGATGGGTATAAAAAGCGCCAAAGTGCTTGAGTGTTGCTGGGCTAATGCCACGAAACATTTTAGTCCAAGGCGTGTAACCTTGTGGCAACTCTAGCTCACGTCCAAATGATTTTAGTGTGGCCAGTTTTTCTTTGAGTGCTGCAATCTTTACTGGAACCGGATTGGTAAAAACTCCGTAAAACTTGAAAAGGTTGGTTTTAAACCCACAAGCAAAACAGTGCGCAACTCCACTAACACGATCAACGCGAAAGCTAGGGTTTGAGTCAGGATGTTCTGGGTTCAAGCACTTGATCAAGTAGTCGCGGCCGCTGGCTTGATAGCCTAGGCCATTCTTTTGAATTAGTTCTAGTACTGGGTCGCTCATATTAGTCTTGTATTTTGTAGAAGTCTTTGCAAGCCAACCAACCATTCTGAAAAGCCAGTAATTGTGCATGTGCTGCTGTTGGTTGTGGTTTGTCAGGCACTATACGGTTATGGTACTTAACCCAAAAGTCCGCACTGATCATAGCCACAACTTCTTCGCCTAGTACTTCTAATATTTCGTCTGGTGTGTACATTATGCATTCCAAGGTAAATCTGCGCCACTATCATTAACTGCAACTGTTTCTTCTTGCGACTTTTTCACTCGCTTAACCGCTTCTTTAGCAGCAGGCTTGTCCACACTCTGTGGCGAGATGCGTAGTGTGTCCCAGTCAATTGGGCATGTGAAAGCCATCTCCTTGCCACCACGAATCTTAGTTGTTTCGAAAGAAACCGCATTCGTTTCTTTATCATGCGCTTCCATTGTAAGCGCGATATCCGCTGCGTCCAAGATGCCTTTGGCAAATCTCGCCTCGCCGTCTTTGTCAATTTGATAAGGAGATACCATGACAATTTCGTATTTCCGGGCCAGGTTTTTGAGCTTCTTTGAGACTTCAATCTGTGGCTTCCAATCATACTGGTCGTTTCCTTCTAAGACAATTTGGTTCAAGTAGTCAACCACAGCAACCTTTAACTTATCACCAAACTTTGCCTTGGCTTTGCCAATATGCAAGTCGATGCTGCTTAGGGTCAGGTCACGGTCATCAACAATAATCATTTGATTATCTGCTTTTAACTGAAAGTTTCGTACTAGTGTTTCTTCAAACTTGAATCTGTCACGATGACGTAGGAACTCACTGATAGTTTCGTCAGCGCCTTCAAACATACCAGCACGAGCTTTTACAACTGCCAGAACTTCAGTGTCAGTTAACTTGTGTTGCTTGAGATTTTGAAGATTAACATTGGCTAGAATAGCCAAGTTACGCTCCATAGTCTCTTTGGCAGTCATTTCAATACTGAAATAAATGCAACTGTTACCAGACTCATATTGATTAATAAAAAGATTGCTACAACTAATAGATTTGCCGGAGCCTCGTTTACCCCCAATGAGAATGAGTTCTTGGCGAGCAACGCCACCAAGCACACTGTCAAAACTGTTATTAAGGCCAAGATAAACACGTTCGCGCTCCAAGTCTTCGGGGTGGCTAAACATCATCATGTCAGCCATTGTAAACACCTTTTCAGATGTATGGGTTTTTTCTTCGATTGTTAGCGCAATTGTGGCTAAGTTTTCTTTTATTTCGTTTGTGTCGTAGAGTGGCAGTTTATCTACGAACTTATCTAGTAATTTTACCGTTTCACTCTGAGTGTACTGGTCGATTAGTGCGTCCAGTGCAACTTCGGCTGAAACGTCTGGTATCTCGGTTAACCGGAGAGTCGCCAGTGTTTTTGACGCCGGACCCTCCCTTAAGGTTAGTTCGAGTTCATCGAACGACGGAATAGCGCTGTACTTTTCATAGTACTTGTTAACCACGCTATACAAGGAAGAATACGCAGGATCTAAAAACACTAACTTGAGCTTGGCCCAGATATCTAGGTTACGTTCTGTTAATAATTTGTTTAAGACTACTGCTGATGTATCCAAGTTACCCTACTTTCGCTTCATTGTCAATAATAACTTGATCTACGATTTCGGTAACTTTGTACATTATCTGATCTCGTAATTTTTTAATATCTTGCTGATACGTTGCACCACTGTCATACAACAAACTCAATTGCTCGTGAGTTAGTAGCTGTTGTAGCCCAAAATAAATGTGGTCATAAGCCATTGTAGATTCTGGAGTGATTTCTATCTGAGCAGCTTTACCGTAATTTTTAACTGCAAAAGAAACTACTTCCTCTACTGTTAAAGATTCATTGTCGTGGTATGTGATTGTAACACGCATACTTTGACCTCCTAAAACAGAAAAAGCCCGGGAGCTTTATGGGACTCCCGGGCTATTGGTTTAAACCAGATTAAGCTGCTGCTTTAGCTTCGGCTTTGGCTTTTTTAGCTGCACCATCATAGTCAGCAACTTTGATACCACGGCGAGTCAGCAATGTACGCAGACCACGTTCTGTTTTGTCAACAGCAGCTGCAATTTCTGCAACTGTCATGGTGTGAATACGATCACCAAGGGCAACCACCGGATCAACGGATTCTTTGGCATGAGATTCGCGCTGTGCTGGAATCTTGCTAATCTGACCTTTGCGTGTCAAGCTCAGGGCTTTACCACGAACACTGGCAACAGTCTTGTTGAGCTTGGCAGCGATATCTTCAATAAAGTTACCGGCATCAGCCATTTTCACAAAAGTGGCTTCTTCGGCTTCGGTATAAGTACGAGCCACTTCCACTTTTTCAGCTGGCTTTACACTGCCAGTTAGTTCCAGGGCCAGCAATTTGCCTTGGATTTGTTTTGCAGTGAACTTGCCGTCAGCAAAGTTTTCAGCAATTTCTTTGTAAGTCAAGTTACCTGCATTAGCACTCACGAAATCGGCAAGATCAGCGCCTTCGTCGGGTGTAAATGCACTGGTTTTTTCTTTTGCAAGACTAGCAACTTCACGGTCAAGTTGACGCAGTTTAGATGCAATACTGCGAGTAGTTTTACCCAGTTGTTCAGCAGCACGCTCAACGCTATCAACGCTAACGGGGCTTTCGCTTCCAACGATTTGCATCAGTTGGTCAACAGCTTCGTCAGACCAGTTTTTAGTAGCTTTTTCAGTCATTTGTATTTTCTTTCAAGAAAGTATTTAGGTTTGTTATAATTGGGATGCCAAGTGATTCGGCTTTTTTGCGTTTTGTACTAGCCTTATCTTCTTCATCAACCAAATAGTCAGTGGTTTTAGTCACAGACTCTACTGCTCTGTATCCGGCAGCTTCCAGTGCTTGATAAGCATCTGCTTTGGTTTTGTAAGAAGATAGTTTTCCAGTGATACAAACAGTTTTAGAATTGTTGTTACTGATTGTATTGGAATTTCTATTAGACTTAAAAGAGAACGGCAAAAACTCTCGTAAGTCAGGGAAATCTGTTTGTAACCAACCAACTAGGTTTTCGGTTACTTTGTCGCCTAAACCGGCTTGTTTGCAGGTTTCGTATGTGATTTGATCAATATGCTCAACCACTTCACAAATCTTTTTTGATGCTGTGCTGCCAACTAGGGTAATCGAGAAACTTGCTAATACTGTGGCTAAGTCAACAGCTTTGGCACGTTCAATTTCATCAAGTAGTTTTGCGGCAGTTTTTTCACTGCCCAAGGCTTCTGTTACAGCGTCTAGATCAAGATAGAACAGCTCAGTTAAATCTTGTAAGTCAAGCTTTTCTACTGTCTTTGGGCCCATGCCTTTGATGCCAAGGGTCTTACAAAAGTGCTCTAGTTTTTTACCCAGCTGTGCACCGCAAGCTGTGTTGCGGCAAAAGAGTTGGTCATTGACCAATTCAAGTGTGTAGCTACAGCAGGGGCAAACGGTTGGGATTTCGATCTTCATAGTGGTTTATTGCTTTGTAGACTATATTATAACTGATTGGGACGGCTTTGACAAGTGTAAATTTTTAGTGCTTAAGCTAATGTCCAGCCTTTGTGATGGTTTCTAGTACCTTTTAAAACTTCCGTGAGTTTTGGTTGTAGTAGTCCGTGTTCTTTGGCAAAATTTGTAACGTGAGTAACTTCATAGACTTTGCCTTCTGGTGATTTTATGGAAGGGTATTGCTTGCCGTAATAGTAAGGTAACTCTTGTTTTATTCGTATCAGCTCTGCATATTCGTTAGGACATACTTCTGATAGCCAGCAGTGGCTTTCTAAGGCAGCTATGTGCCTTATTGTATATATAGATATACCTGTTATTTCCTCTATTTCACGCTTACTTAATGTAGGAGCTTTCTGTATTAATAATCGTAATACTGAAATATACTGCTCATTAGTATACTTTGCAGTACCTGATCTTTCTCCAAACATAATGGGATTACCAGACTCACTAAGAGTATTAAATCCGTTATTTACGGAGTCAAATATTTCTATAGCTTCTTTTTCAGTACTATTTAGAGCAGCTATGTTAGCTTCTACCAATAGCTCTAGATTAGGCATTCCGTAGGTATTAAATGCTTGCTGTAATTTAGGTGCAGCTGCATTTCTATTAAAAGCACTTTTGTGCTTAATAAATCTATCCTCTATATCCAAGGACTGACCTATATAAACCTTATTTGTATAATTAAATCTTAACACATAAATTCCAGTAGTCATATTTACCTCACTTGCTTATATTATAGCACATGAGGTATAATTTGTCCAACCAAAATTTTTTATGCATCAACTTTATGTAAAATACACGGAATAATCATGCCTGCGCGAATAACGGCCACGGTGTCGCCAATACGCAAGTCTAGCATTTGAATAAAACCAGGATTATTAAGAGTAGCACGACTGACGAGAGCATCGCCAATAAGCACAGGTTCAAGAATTGCCACTGGGCTAACTTTGCCACTCTTGCCGACTTGCCACTCAACTGCAACAAGTTTGGTTTCAACGTGGGCTGCTCGTTCTTTTTTAGCATACGCACCGCGCGGATGCTTGGCCGTATACCCCATCTCGTAGAACTGACTATTGTTATTGACTCGGAAGACAACACCATCGCACGGGAATATTTTGTCGAGATCTGGTTCATTGATTACTCCAAAACCTGCCAGTTGCAGTGCTGCCAAGTCTGCGTTAAATGTTTCGTGTAGGCTAGGCTGAACGCCATAGGCAAAGAAACTCAGTGCTCGTGATTGAAATTCCGACACATCTTTTAAGTTAAGTGCGCCTGCTGCATAGTTGCGAGCATTTTCAATATTGAGTGGAGCCACAATCTCGCCAGTGATCTGGTAAACGCCTGGCCACGGCACAGTTTGTGGCACAATAGGATTGCCCAAGAACTTGTCAGTTACAATCTGACCTTCTACACCATCCCCACGGGTAAGAACTCGAACAAGATTACCGTCAACATAAAGTAAGCTAAGAGCTGCCCCATCAAGCTTAATGCTTGTAGCAACCGATCTAATACCTTGGAGTGGTTGGGTACCTTCATCTTCGTAATACTTTTGCAGTGAATACATTTGATACAAGTGACGCTCAGTTTTTGAGTTCTGCTTAGCGCCCACAGCATTATAGCCTACTGACGCAGCAAGCGCATCAAACTGTGCGTCAGTGATAAATGGGCTACCTGCGTAATACGCGGCTGAAGCTGAGTCGAGATATTGTGTGATTTTGTTCATAGCAACTATTATAGCAGTTTAGGGTCGCGGCTTCAAGTGTATTTTTAAAAGTGCTTGCCAAATGCACAGTAAATAGCAAACCACTTATTAGTGGGATTGCCTTCGTGTGCAGGGTTATAGTGCCAAGCAATATAAGGCATATTTCTACTAATTTGAAAATGCCTACAACCAAAACGTATATTAAAGAGTAGGTTGCTCATGCTTTTCCTTGATTTTGTTGTAGTAGTGCGTGATAATTTCTTCACCTTCGGCACGGGCACAGATATCCAACATACCATCAATAATGCCGCGCATGTTTTCCAGCGAGGCTGGAATGCTTACACCTTCACGGCTAGGAACCCACTCACCTTCATACGACAAAAAGTACTTGCGTAGTTGGATGTAAGTGGTTTCGCGAAAGTCGTTTACCACTAGTCGAACCTGAAAACCTTTGTCCATGTTTTCTTCGATTAGTTTTTCGTATTGTATATTAGCGTCCATAATTATTCCGGTTTTGGCGCCTGTATAATTTTCTGCAGGCTTTCGCTATCTGCTGGCCAAGCCCAGTGCACAGCTGTCCAATCAGTAATACAATTATTTTCTGAGATTTGCGACTCCCGACCTACTGCACGCATGGTACTAGACCAATAGTCCCAGTAGGTATCGAGTATTGCACGATCTGAGTAAATCTGGTATACTGCTTCGCTGGAAGTTTCTGATGCGGGTTCGCAATAAATCCAGTATCTCATTTCTTGGCCTTTTCTACAGCTTTTTCAATGCCTTCGTCAATATAGCCGTCTAGTTTTTGATTAATAATGGTAAGTACTTTGGAACCCATTTGCTCCACCTTAGGGTCTTGAGCAATTTTTTGTGCAGCATAAGCACCTACCATAGTGTATGCTGTCTTCTGACTGGGAAGAATCACTACTAAGAATACTGCCGCTAGACCAATACCAAACCACATTTTGACTCGTTTCCAAGCCCAGAGCTTGTTCTTATTATCGTCGCCATACTGATCGCCCATATAGAGGAATAAGCCTAATACAATCAGTGCAGATAGTCCAACTAAGGCACCAAGAATGCCACGGATACCTGATAATGTATTAATTGCGTAAACAAGTAGTGCTAAATCCATATTACTTGTTCATCATGAGTGCTGTGAAGTTGCTGGGCACAACAATAGTCTGTACTTTGCCGTTCTTGATACCTTCTGAGATATTCAACATGGCTTGTGCTTCCATAAACTTGATAGAACTACCACTGTTGTTGGCCAGTGCTGCCATACGGCGGCTTTCAGCTTCAGCAGTTTTAACTTCAACTTCTTTTTGCTTCAATTCGTTCTTGCTTCGAACCAGAGCATTAGCACTTTCAACAACTGTGTCACTTGGAACCACGTTACGAATCATAACTTGACTAATCATGATTGCGCCGTCCAACTTTTCTTCGGCAAGGTTGCGAACGATTTCTTCTTGGATGAATCGTTCCATTTCATTACGCTTGTCTGCCATATCCAGTGCTTCGTACTTGCGAGCTGCCTTGTAGATAGCGTTACGAGCATTTTGAACAATGTAGTTATACATCACATAAGTATCACCTTTGAACTCAGCGTGGAAGCTTTTGTTCTTGGTTGAGTACAGTTCAGAAACTTGTTGTGGATTGATGTTGTAGACAACCACAGCATCCAAGTCTTTCATGGTAGAATTGTCAGCAGCCACTGGAGTCATGTTATCCATAGTAACATTAACATCTTTGATGGGAAAGGTCAATACCGTGCCAACAAGAGTTTGGTTGAAACTGCCGGGCAACAGTTCACCACTTTGCACCTGTTTGTCAAAACCAACGCGCACGCCGACTTCGCCGGTTTCGATACGAGTACAGCCAGTAGCAGCAACAATAACAGCGGAAAGAGCAAGAAGTTTAAAAGTATTTTTCATTTAGAATAGTTGTGTGATAACAAAAAGAATTATTAGAGAAGCTGTAGCAAATGCTCCAACCTTAAACGCAAGTTTATACTCGCGTAGTGTAAATTTGCTAACAGCGTTATAAACAAAAGCTACTAGTAGAGTTACTAGTACAAATGCTATGAATATTTGAATCAAATTCGTACTCCTAGTTCACGAAGATGTTGAAGGCTGGCAAGCTCGTAAGCTTCTTGGTTTGCAGATTGCAGCCACTTATCAGCTAGCAGCCACACACGGTAGATATAACCGTATTTTTCGGTTTTGGTTTCAGTGTCAATACGAGCCAAGCTGTCGTAACGGGCACTGTAAACAATCTCGCCTACTTGGAATCGGTCACGCACTGCACCGTCTGGAATAAGTTCTGGGCTAAAGTAAGTATGGCCGGGCACACGAATTGGCACTGCGTGTGTTTCAAGAATGTTCTTGATAAAGGTTGGACTTCGATAAGTCATTTTTGAAATAGCATCCACTGTTTCACCGTTCAAGTACTCCGAAATAATGTACACAATGTCTTCGCGACTGGCAGGTTTGCCGCGCAGCTCAGCACGCCGCTGTGCGTTGCGTGCTTGAGTCTTTTTGAACTCGTCAATGATCGTACCAAGACGTGTGGTGTTGTATGCCATGCCTAGAATCTGGCAGGCATCTTTTTTAGTAATAGGTTTTACACCCTGTTCGGTGGGCTCAAGCAATCGAATAACTCTGCTAATGTTAGCATCAGTCATCAATTCTGCTTCCAAGTCGCTTCGTTTTTTCGTTGCCATTATTTTACCTTTATAATAGATTTACATATAGGGCACACAATACCTTGCACTACGTCAAAATCACCTAAGTAATCATGATTTATTCTGTGCTCTTGTATTTCCTCGTAGCTGTAGGCTAGCTCAGAATTACATTTCGGGCAAGTACAAGTAAAATTATTGCGCCGTACTAGGTGTACCATATTAATACATGCCTTTGGTTTTAATGCCGTACTTCTCTAGATGTTTTGACTTTTGTTTTGCATCATAGACTGCGATAGCTGTGCGTACTTCTTGCAGCAGCGCTTCGTCATCCCACACTAGCTCTGTACTACCATCTTGGTGTGTGGTAACTGTTAAGTGGCTGCCACGTACTACACGGGGCCACTTTTCTTTGGATTTTTTAAGTGTTGCCATAATAACAAAGGCGGCACGGAGCCGCCTGAGATTAGCCTTTGATAACGCCCAAGAAGTAAACAGCGGCTTTGCCAGTCAATTTACTCAAGATATCAGCATCAACTGTTTTGCCTGCATCTTCGATAGCAGCAGTTAGGTCAGCAATAGCCGACTCTTTTGAAACGCGAGCAGGCTTGTCGCCAGTGCCAGCAGTTTTGGTTTTGCCTGGAGCAGCACCAGGGTCTTTTTTCACATACACGCCAGCTTGCACCAGCACCATACGCACGCCGTTAGCAGACATTTCGATTTCTTCGGCAATGTCTTTGATAATTTCGGTTGAGTTTTCAGGAGTTGGGCCAGCACCTTCGTACTTGGCAATAACTTCCGCTTTCAATTCATCAGTCCATGTAGCAGCCATTTTGTTTTCTTTCAGTTTTGTTTAAATGTGGTTTGTAGTTACGTCGGTCATTTTTTCTGGAAGGAATCGACGATAGTTATGCTTTAAGTCATACTTTTGCATAATACTAATTTTAGCATTATACTGCTGGGCAAGCAAGTCACGATATTCGCTGGTGAATTCGGCAAACACTTCTTCTGGCATATCAGAAACGTCAATGCCTTCAAAGTGCTTGCAAGGTTGCAGGACTTCGATTACTGCACGATCACTGGTTGTGCCATCTGCTTTTGTGTATTTGAATTCTACGAGTTTCATGTGGTTTGCCTTTTGTATCAATCTAAGTATATATTATACAGCGATTGACATTGTGACTCAAGATAGAAATTCTTAATCTTGTTTGAATATTTCACGATGCAGCCCAGCTTGAAATCGCTGGGCCATAGTCTCGCTGAGCATGGGCGGTAGCAGCAGTGGAGCAACCACAGCACTAACCAAGATGTACACTATGGTACTAATCTTGGGATATTGTGTAAAACTGTTTTGGATGCCAGCAGTTTTAGCCTGTTGCACCATTGGCCAAAACCACAAATAACACGCGGCAATTGCAATACTAAGTGCAAAAAGCAAATAGTACCCAATCAATTCCATGTGCTGGCCTTACGCATAAAAGCACGAGCGCCTAGTGAGAAGTCAACTTTGCCTTGTGGCAGGTTGACAAACTGTTTGGTACCTGGCGTGCTTAGTGCCGCTTGCTGCACCTTAGGGTTGCTTGAGAACAGCTCTTTGGGAGCACAGCCACGAAACAGTTTAAACAGCTTGGCCAGGCGAATAGCGGTATGTGACCACTGTGGGTTGTTGGGCTTCTTACGCACCTGGCCAGACTCCAACACAGCATTTTGCAACTGCTTGTTATTAGGCTGAGACTTCAGCAAACGGGTAAGTCTACGCTTGCGATTGGCTTGAGTACGCAGTACTGCCTGAGAAGGGCCAGTGCTTGCTGCGGCTTTTTGAGGTTTTGTTGCCATTTTATAACTTTCGGATTTTGAATTGAGTTTTGTTGCTGTCTAGTGGCATAAGCTCTACTGCACCAGCGTTGGCTAAGAATTGCAGTGTTAAAAAGGCTTCGCCATAAGTTTGTATGGTTTCACCAGGCTCGTTTACTATACGGGTTACACCGTCTAACATTTGCAGTGTAACCGGCTGGAATTCACCAGTAACAAGCTCGCTGAGCAACTTCTTGAACGGATTTGGGGTCGTGTCGGACTTGGTCATTTTCCACATAGGCTTCTGAGGTACTTTCTGCATACATTTCAAGTTGTCGGGCAAGGGTAAGGGTATCGCTGATACGTGCAACTTCTGTGAGTGCAGCAATCAGGTCTGGAATGTTGTTAACCGCAATAGGCATATAGCGACCACAACCGTCTGTGATAGCTACTTCATCAGTGCCGCCTGGATTGGTACCAAACTCAACATAGTTGTAGTAAAAGTTGCCGGATTTATCGGGGCCAAAAAGGTTGTCATCACCAAAGGTGTCAACGTCTTGGGCTGGAACTTGTGCGAAATTAATTTTCATGTGATTTTCTAGTAGAGTTGCGTTGTTAAAGAATAATTATATCAAAAAGTAACACACACTTCAAGTGAATATTTCTGCAAACAAAAAACCCACCTGGATGGTGGGTTTGGTGTGGTTGTGGTACGCCGAACAGGACTTGAACCTGTGACCAACGGCTTATGAGGCCGCTGCTCTAACCAACTGAGCTATCAGCGCACTTGTTTTTTAACTTCTTCTAGTGAAACGGGTGTATAATTGATTCGTTCCATACAAACGCTAAAATAGCGTTTATCAGGTATTTGTGATAGTGGCAAGCGCACTACATTGTGGTGTAAATGCCCGTGTACATTTAATCCCCAGCGAGCTAGTGACTCACTATGAATGGGGATGTGTGTCATGATCAAGCCTTCAAACTGGTGGCTACCACGAATGTCTTTGAAGTACTTGAGGTAGTCGGATGCTTTGCACTGATCGTGATTGCCCTTGACCAGTATCTTTTCACCATTCATGCGTGCAAGAATCTCTAGCCCACGACCTTTGCGATCCATGCAAACATCACCTAGAAAATAAACCTTGTCACCTGGTTTAACCACACTGTTGTGCGAATTAACCATGTGTTCATTCATGTGACTTACACTTTCAAACTCACGCAGTGCTGTACCATCGTCACGCTTAAACGTCAAGATGTTAGCATGATCAAAGTGGTGGTCTGATGCAAAAAAGATATTAGCCATTAGTACTGCTGCCAGCTAGTATCGCCACCAACACGATAACCATCGTGCTTGTCTGGGTTGTAGTCCTGGAAACTACCTTCGATGTTGTCGCTGTACTGTTCATCGTCCTCATCAAAGTCGGGTTCTTCGGCATATTCTGAATATGGGTAGATACCGTATGCCTCTGCATTTTCTTTGGCACGCTCCCAGCACAGTTCGTTGAGTTCGTCATCAGTTGCAGTCTCGGATACTTCCCAGAACTCGTGTGAGTCCATGCCGCAATAGCCAGTATGTAAAAACAATACAATTTTACGCATATGATTCCTTAGATACTAATAGTTTGTGGTTGCGCAACGGTCATTTCAGCACCTTCCAAGCACACAAACAAATATGTTTTGCCTGGGTTTAGTTTTGCTAGACGACGGCACTCAGTACGAGCGTCTGCACGGTAATTGTGTAACACAGGGATTGCACTAAAACTAAGGCCTACACCTGGTTGGTAACTGCCAACAATATAACGCTTGTTGCGTACGGCTTCGTGTGCAGAGTTTTGGTTGTCAATTTTTTGTGGTGTCATAGCATGAGTTAATTCGTTTATCTGTTCTGGATTCATAATGCAAAATCCCCTAAAGAAGTATATATTATACTCAGTTTAGGGGATTTGTTCAAGTTTAAAATTCTTGTTGTTTGGTACACGATGACGGGATTGAACCGCCGACCCGCTCCGTGTAAAAGAGCCGCTCTACCGCTGAGCTAATCGTGCATTATTTTGGAGCGGCCAGGGGGAGTCGAACCCCACTCAGCGCAGCTTGGAAGGCTGGCGTCGCACCTTGCGCTTGGCCGCAAGATTAATTTAACATTTGGGGCACATAACTTGTGCCTGGGCCGCTAACGCCGGGCTTGCCTACCATGTGCTGGTAGTCACTGACCATGGTAACAAACTCAAAGCCATGGTTACGATAGTACTCACACTCTCCGATAGCACATTCAATACTGACTACGTCTTTGGCTTTAGCTTGCCCCGACTCAGGGTCTGTGAAATAAATTCGATACATTGTAATTTTGGCACTTTGGCGCCGGGGTAAATGTGGTGCGGGCTACAGGGTTCGAACCTGCGACATCCTCGTTGGCAACGAGGTGCTCTACCAGCTGAGCTAAGCACGCATTAAAATGGGATATCGTCATCAAAACTGGTATCATAGTCTTGACGACTGGCAATTTCTGCTAGATATTGGTATTTGTTGCCGTCCATGTAAGGAGCAACTTCTTCGATTTCATTGATCTGCCAGCGAGCAAAACTAGCTTGCTCTTGGATAAGTTCAATTGTCTCAGGCTGAAACTTAACATAACCTTGCTTTTCAGCCCAGATCAAGTATTCATAGTGATCTTGTGCAACATCACAAATACGGCAACCCTTTAGTTTGCCAAATGTCAGGGTGTCGGTTAGCCCCAGCTTGGGATTTTTTAGTTTTGAGAATCCAATAGCCATTACCAGTGCTTTATAACGCCTGCTATAATAAAGCAGTTAGTAGTCATGTAACTTAGTACAATTATGGTTCTGATAAATGCCACAGCGTCTGCTTCACAATCGTTTTTTCCGGCTTTGTGGCCGAGGGCATTTGCCCAAAGTGTCCATAATTTTTTTTGCCATACATATACCCACAAAGGACTCGAACCTCATATGCGGGCGGCCTACCCGTAGTTCCAAACTATCATAGCGACTGACTGTGGGCATATGTATGGCGGGTGGCAGAGGAGTCGAACCCCATCCCGGTTAAGAGAACCTGGTTTTCAAGGCCAGTCGCAGGACCAACCCCGCTGCATTACCACCCAAACCCGCTTACGATTATGCGGAGTATGTATTGATGCCCTATAGTTACCAAGGTAACTTTGGCTCATACCGATTAAAATTATTCTTTTGTTTCTGCGGCTTCTTGTGCACGAGCTGCCTGCAACTTTTCCAGTCGCTGCGCAACTTCGTCGCTAGTCATCCAAATGTCTTTGTTGTGCAACATGCTGGAAATTTCTTCACTGGTCAAGAAGTCTTTGTATACCGCACTCATAAAGTTTTCCGACCAACGACGTTCAAAGTGCAGTTGATCGTACATTTCACCGCCTTTGCCAAATGTTCCAGCACTATAGTTGTGAAACATAAAAAGACTGTGCGGTGTGATCTCGTGTGCATGACCGTGTAAGAAGATCATGGTTGCTGCACTCATGCAAGCGCCTTCAACACTGGTAACAATAGTTGCTTCTGTGTCGGACATTACTCGCAAGAATTGTAGTGTGGTATACAGGTCACCACCAGGCGAGTTGATATAAATACGAACGGTATCTACTTCGGATGCATTGCGAATGCAATCAAACCACTCAATGTATTCTTCAGCATCTAGCACAGGGCCGCTTAGGTAAAACTCATGAAGCTGTGCAACTGGCTTTGAAAAGCTATTTGTGTACTTTTCAGGTTGAAACAATTTAGGGTCGAGATAATTGTCTTTGTTCATGCGTTCCTTTAATATAATTAAGCACTCTAGCTAGCCGTGGAGCCCTTGCTGTTATGCGCGGTGGGGTTTTAACCCAAAAGTGCTTAATTATATTTGCCAGCTTATTCTGTTACGAGGGAAGCCGAGCGAGAAACCCTAAGCAGTTTTTAAGCTGCTAGTGCGTACGTTTGATCGTTTGCGTTTATTTTTGTTTTGTGTCTGCGGCCAGGTAGAGCGTCTTTTTGTGCTATATGCACAACGACTACACTTTGCCCCCAACCCTACGGCTTCTACATTGCCGAGTTGTCTACTTTGCTACTCTTAGCCCGGTCGATCCTGTGTCAGGCCCATCAAAAGCATACTACTAGCATATAAGCTAAAAGAGCCGATCCTTCCAACCGCTGTCGGCCACCCTTTGGGTAGGGTAATATACTTATGGTGGACCTGGCGGGCACTGCCCCCGCGTGTCGAACTCTTTTGGGTCTGCTTCATACAACCATATTTTAGCACACTAACGGACATGCGTCGTAACCACTTTCTAAGCCTGTGCACAGGCAGCGGGCTTCTAGTATGCTAAAATATGGTGCCGGTTGCATGAATCGAACACGCGACCTTCTCGTTACAAGGGAGTTGCTCTACCAACTGAGCTAAACCGGCATTAATTGACTATTTATTCCGCCGCCCGTCAATTAAGGGAACTACTGGAGTCGGTGACAGGATTCGAACCTGCATAATACGGATTTGCAATCCGTGGCCTAGCCGTTCAGCTACACACCGACATTAAATTTGTTGAGTACTTATACAAGTCTCAAAACCGTTCCACAGTCGCTCAAACTTCATTTGATACATTTGCTTGAGTCCGATCAAGTAATTCATACGTTGATCTTCGTCCATGTTGTCATACATATCTAGATACAACTGAATGTCGTCAGTTACATTCCAGCATTGCATGATATTTTGTTCTAGGTCAAAGCGATCAGTCATTTTAAGCCAATATAAATTTTAAACGGTCAGCAGCATAGCTTGCTGCAAAAGCATTTGGTTTTACTTGAGCATCTACATTACAAGTGCCCTTGATATAACCAATAGCCTGCTGCACAACACAGCTAGAGCCGTACAGTAGGTTTGGATTAATATCCAGGTGAACTTCAACGTGACGATCTTGTAGTACATCACTTAGTTCATGAAATAGGTCTGAAACCTTGTAAACTTCTTGCATTAACCTGAGTGCAGGTTTAGATACACGTTGATCAAAGTCGCGTTCACGACTAATGCTACCAAAAATTTTGCAACCGTGATTGCCGTCAATGTGTACTACAACTGCTAAGGTATAGTCAGCGTGCCATACACCATTAACTTTAACACGTTCGCTATCCGCACCAAGATAAACCTTTGTTTCTGCGCTCTGTGCTTGAATGAAGTCTTTGACTTCTTGTAAGTTAAATTCGTGCATAGTTGTGGTTGTGTAAAGTATATTATGGTAGGCCCTGAGAGAATCAAACTCCCACTTCAACGTTCGTAGCGTTGTGTAATATTCATTTTACTAAAGGCCTATTGTCTAGTTCTACGGCAATATCTAAAAATATCTTATCACTATTTATTCTGTGAATGTACGCATGGTGTGTAGGACATAAATATACTAAGTTAGATAGGTCATTATTATACCTATTCTCATCTATATGATGTACGTCTAGTATTAGGTTTTCTTCACATGAACAGCATTTAATTTTAAGATCGTTGTCTTTATAAAATCTATTTAAATACTCTACGTAGCTATAGCTTCCGTCTTTCCTGTTTTTTGCCCCTTGAGTATGAGCAAAAAACTTATTACCACAGTTATAAGAGCATGTAGTCGGCTCTTTACCAGAAGATAAAAACTCAAATTCATTGTTACACTGTGGGCAAACTTTACTAATTAATTTAGCAGGCTCTTTGCCGTTAGCTGTAAAGTGAGAAGTACTAATATTGTGTAAAAGACAATAGTCTTTTATCATCTTACCGTACCTGTAGTTTTTGGAATAACCTAATGCTTGTGCAACTATTACGGCAGCGTGAGCGTTAGATATTAGTTCTAGTAGTTCTCCAGATTTATGGCTATCTTCTAAAACTTTTAAAAATGTTGTTGACATAAACTTTCCTATGTATAAGCTATATTATACAATAAAAGCATTTAAAAGTCAATCGAAAATTTTTTGAACTACCAAAATTGGCAGAGGATAGAAGAATCGAACTTCTGACAACGGAATCAAAATCCGTGGTTATACCATTTAACTAATCCCCAACAAAACTGGCTCCACAGGCAGGGATCGAACCTACGACCAATTGATTAACAGTCAACTGCACTACCGCTGTGCTACTGTGGAATACTTAATACTAGCGCCCGGTACGCCATCCCCGAGTGAGCTTCAGTGGCAGAGAAGGATGCCACTTACACACTATAGCGCATTCTCGCTAGTATTAAATATGCTGCTTACGATATACAGCGTGACATTGTCGTAGTCACCGATTGGATTACGGACGCTCTAACCGGAACGGCACGGACCTAAGGCAGGTTTTGGCGGTCTAGAGGGGTAACGATCCCCTTCTACAGCAGTGACAGTGCTGTGTGCGTCCATGAACACTTCTAAACCATATTTGGTACCCCCACCCGGACTCGAACCGGGAAGCCGAAGCGAGGCATTTTAAGTGCCTTGTGTTTACCAGGATTTCACCATAGGGGCATATTTGGTGGAGAAGGAGGGGATCGAACCCACTTGCCTCTTGAGGCCACGGATTTACAATCCGCTGTCCTACCATTAGAACATCTTCTCCGTTTAAAGAATAATTATACCGCAAATAGCAAATCACGGCAAATCTAAATTTTGGCACCCCTCCAGGGACTCGAACCCTGACCAACGGTTTTGGAGACCGCGATGCTGCCAATTACACCAAAGAGATAAAATGCTTGGAATTATGCGTTACAGAGTTTTGTCGGGCTTTCACACCCGGTGCCATACCACTTGGCGAATTTCCCAATGGGAGATAAAAGAATCGAACTTTTGATGAAACTGTAACTATCGCCAAAGCAATAATAATAAAAAACCTTAGAACAACTATTGCAGCGATTTGGTTAGATTAGAAGTCTAGAAGTAACTGCAAAAAACACTAAAGGCTTAGAATAAGACTAGAAAAAGCAACGCGGGTATTTGTTTTTCAAACCATATTGAGAAGTAACCGCATCTAGCACTAAGTCCTATTCTAAGCCTTCGCTTAGAGCCCCACCTTTCTTACACCTGACTGGCTACAGGCTTGGGTCGTGGGTTAGTATTATTAAAGCACTTCTGCTTCGAGGGCTTGAATGTAATCAATCACAGCTTCGGAGAAACCAGTAATGGTTTCCCACTCAGCACTGTTGATGCCATTCTGATAAGAACCAACGTTCAGGATGTAGTTTTTGTCACGGGACAAACGCTTGGCTTTGTGAGGTTCGAAACCTCGGCCACCTGTGTCTTGTTCATCTGTAAACACGATTACTCGGTCTACAAAATTATCATGTTCTTGGCTGGCGATATAGTCCATAGCTTGCACTAAGAAGATACCGCCACCGCCGATTTTTCGGCCGACCTCTGCACTGCGGATGTAGTCGCTGAGTGCAAAACCACGTCGATTTGGAATCAACATAGTTGCATGTTTGCGAGTACCATCATTACCGGCTGTTGCGTAGATAACTACTTCTTCGCAGATTTCTCGTGCCAAGATAGCCAGTGAACAAGCAGCATCAAGACGAGAAATCTCGCTTTTAGCGCTTATTGTTTGCCCCATAGAGCCGCTAGTGTCAACCACCAAAACTGTACGTCCTGGTAGTTTAGCTTGTGTTGACAAGCTTGCTAGCATCATGCGCTCAAGCATACCCTCAAATTGAGGGACTTGACGGGCCGCAGAAATGTACCGGAAAGGCAACACTTTTGAAGCGTCAATGGTTTTTGAGTAAGCCTCAATCTCGGACTGAGAAATACCTGCTTGAGTCATGTTACGCAAGTTACGTAAGAATGCTAGTGCACCCAATTTGTTTTCACGCATAAGACGTGAGAATGTTTCACGCTTATCAGCGCCCGCACTTAGTTGAGTTTCCCAGGTATCTGGAGTTTCCAACTTGTCTTCAGCAATTCGTTTGAATAGCTCGGCTTGCACAGCCGTTTGCGGTTTAGGGTGGCTCAGGAACATAACATCACGCAAGCGAATCGCTGCTGAGTTTTTGTCCCACTTGGCCAGCTGATACTCGCTGAACTTGTTAAAACAAGCAGCAAGACCACGTTTAACCTGATTGCTCAGGGCTGACTTGCCGTCTTTCCAGTAAATGCTCAGGAATTCAGACATTTCGTCTGGACGCTGAATAACACTGGTAAGGGCATTTGCTTGTAGTTTACCGTGACGTGCGAGTTCACGAACAAGCAGCAGAGGAACGTGACGAAGTTTGAACTTAGTACGAGCCTCTAGTGCTAGTGCGGCAACCCGATCAGGGTTCACACTAGCTACCACGCTTTTAATCAGTTCAGCATGGCTTTTTCCATCAACATAAAACTGGTCTTCCCACAGCATTGCTGCCAGGGTCAAGCGACGCAGTTGTCGTTCTGGATTAATAGTGCGTACTGGAGTACCAACACTGTTAACAGTCATTGAAGCGGATTTGCGATTAATCGCGGACATGGATTTTTCCTTGTAAATAAGTAAGAACTAGGCGAAACAGAGATTTTAGCGCTCTACCAACTGAGCTACTCGACACACTAAAGTGCCAGAGGATGGACTCGAACCACCGACCTCTCGTTTAACAGACGAAGTAACTGTTTCTTTCACTATACCTAAATTAAACACACTGGCTAAGAATCTGCGAAAGCAGTTCTTGGAATTGTTTAGCGTCTACATCGCCTAAGACGTTTGCACGGTTTAAAGTGTGTGGCTACCACAATTTGTGTGCCACAAGGGCAGACAGCTTTAGTTATGAAGTAACTGACTTCTATCACTATAGCCAAAGTGTTTAATTTAAGTATAAATTATATCAAATATAACTTACACTGGCAAGTTTGTATTTTTAGTGGTGGACATAGCAGGATTCGAACCGGCGACCTAGGCCGTATGAAGACCGTGCACTACCACTGTGCTATATGTCCAGGTGCCGGTTACATTCTCCGGCGGCACATTTCGTTGTGTCTGAAGACATTGACGCTGTTTAAAGTCCACGAGGGGGCATAGTCTGTAGCCATTAGGTAAACAGATACCTTTACTTGTGTGTTATTTTTGTGTCAGGAAACATCAAACCCCGTGAGAGCAGCCCATCTTGTTTTCGCTTCAGCGGACGCAGGGTGGTCAATATACTTACCACTGATTACAAGCCTGCAAATGACAATGTAGCGTGGTGCTTATATCCACACATAGACGGGATACACCGGCGAGTTTCCTCAGATAAGCAATCGTATCTATTGTCAAAAATATGGTGGCGAGCCAATGCCAGGTTTACCAGCTCACTATGCGGCTGCAGAAGTGCTGGAGGGCTAATTTGGTTGCGGGGGAAGGACTCGAACCTTCTAAGCGGAGCTTATGAGACTTGCTTCTACCCTGACTCCCCGCGATATTTTAGTAGTAGCCGTGGAATTCGTTTTTGTAACGAAACCAGGTACGCTCTAGCTCTTTTAACTGTGACCAAGTTTGTGGATTGTTGTCGGTGACAAAATCTTCAAAGCTATAAGGTTGCAGAGCTTTTTGTAGCTGAGCCAGTAAATCACTTAGCATTCACAAACTCATAGAATTGCTTTGATTTGGCCAGTACTTCTCCAAAGTCAAAAGGCTTGGGCATAAACTTGGCAATCATTTCGGAAGTGTTTTGACCTTTGCTGGCCAGACTTTCTTGCATTTCGGTAATGAACTCCATGTTGGAGGCGTACTCAGCTTGCATTAGCTCTGCGGTCATTTTCAAGATTTCAAGACGAATCTCAAAAGGTGATTTATTACTCATTGTAGTTCCTGTGTTGTGATGTGTAAGGTGTAGGCTTTTCACCTACTTGGAGCGTTATTTCAGCTCATGTTTGGTACTGAGGGAGGAAGTGTTTGGTACCCAGTAGAGGTATCGATCCTCTGATTAACGCTTATCAAGCGTTTGTTATACCATTTAACTAACCGGGCGTATTTGGTACTCCGAACGGGTTTCGATCCCGCTTCTCCAACTTGAAAGGCTGGCGTCCTAGCCACTAGACGACCGGAGTGTTTGCGTAAAGATTAATTATACAGAGATTAGGCTGCGTGTTCAAGACAATATTTATAAGTTTAACCCTAACCACGGGCGAGTATGAGTCGAGACGTGGGCCTATAGCAACTACTAGGTGGATTAGTCCGTTCGTAAAGGATTGGTAATCACTCCAACTTAGGGTCAAACTTATAAATACTTGGTGCAACCTACAGGAATCGAACCTGTTTCCATCGCTCTTCAGGCGACCGCTATGACCACATCAGCTAAAGTTGCTTAAAATACTGGATTTTGTGCTTGCCATGTTTCTGCTTCATGACCATCACAGTCAATACGCCAAGGGCAAGTACTGAGAATTTGTGTTGAGCAATCGTCGTTACCCCAGCATACTGGAGGTTGAGTACCACGCAAGACTTTAATCTGCTTGTGCACTAAGTCACGACGATTTGCTAGATTGGCTTCTTTGTCTAGCAATACTTGAATTTCAGTCATATAAACCTTTGGGCAGTCGTTACGGATTCGATCCGTTCCTACGAGTTTCACAGACTCGGGTGCTTCCACTACACTAAACGCTGCATATTTGGCGGGAGATACAGGAATCGAACCTGTCAGCCTATTTCTAAACGAAGGCTTAGCAAGCCTCTGTTGCACCTTGCAACACATCTCCCAGTACCATATTTGAGCATACTAACATCCACTTTTCGAACTTGTACTTTGTTCGCGAATACGTGTAGTCTTGCAAAACCAGTGGTTGAACGCCAACTGTTAATATGCTCAAATATGGTAGGACTGAAGGGTAACGATCCCTTTTCTACTGGTTAAAAGCCAGTTGCTTCACCTTAAAGCTTCAATCCCATTAACCGCCCCAACCTTCTCGGTTAAGTTTTCCGCGCAATTGCTTGTGCGATTTTTTATGAGAACCAGCACCGTTGCGCTTTAACAACGCTAAATGCACATGGTTCCGAGGTTTTCGTGTTTTCATTATATTCCTAAAATTGGTGGAGAATATCGGATTCGAACCGATCTGTGTCCTGCTTGCAAAGCAGGTGTCCACCCCAAGCAGACCCATTCCCCAAATTGTGGTGCGTCGAGAGAGACTCGAACTCTCAATCCTTTCGGCACTGGCTTCTAAGACCAGCGTGTATACCATTTCCACCACCAACGCATTATACTTTAATGTCTACGTTTACGCCTTTAGTACTATCAACTGGTCTGTAGTAGACCGTTTGCTGTACAAACTGAGCACCATTGTTATCAACTTTGGTTGCGTAGACTATCTCACGTATTTTATCAAAATACGGAGTAAATGTTCTTGAAACGCTTTTTGTTTCCATATTGTTGTACCTACTGTTTGCTACCACACCCGCTAAGGCATCGGCTTAGTTTTGCAAAGATTAATTACTTCTCGCTATATACTAGGCTCAAGGTATAGACAGTACTTATCTAGAAAGTAAAGTCACTTCTGCTTGTAAGGCTCCGAAACTAAATCAGAGACGCGCAATAGATACAACAATATGGTCTCGATGGTAAGAATCGAACTTACGCTTCATGGTCCCAAACCACGGGTGATGCCATTTCACTACACCGAGATAACCTTTTTGATAACTCAGAGCTGGTAATCTGAGACACTTTTTAGAACTGTGTGAAATCTACTGGAATACGCAAAACTGTCCAGTGCAACAAAGAATAATAATTATACTTGAAAAAGCATTTAACCACAAGTGTAAATTTTTAAAGCCATAAGTTAACACACTAAACTAGTTAGGCTGCAATAGGAGCCATTGTTCATAGAGTGTGTTAAATTATGGTGGATCGGGCAGGACTCGAACCTGCGTCTCTATAATTCTATAACCCGTGGCCATGTATTCGAACTCAGGCTGAACTGTAGCTGATTACGCCGTTGCAGGGCCAGGGTCAACTATCTACGTTCAAAGGGTTATAGTCCGGATTTGCGCTTTCGCCACCTAAGCTACCGATCCATATAAAAGCACATTTAAACAGTCCTTCAACGCTAGTCGCTATCTCCCTTACTAGAGGGCGGAACAGTATGTGCTTTTATATGGATTCTAACCATATATTAGCATAATCAATATTACCATGTTGACGCATGGCTTTTCGCAGTTCGTCAAAACCACCGAATAACGCACCGCGCCTTGCGATGCCATTACCCGTCAATTACGCTAATATATGGTCTCCCTTGCGGGAGCCATAATCTATCATTTAAAGAACAAATTATACAGGATTAACTACGATCAGTCAACTGTATTTTTATAGACTCGAAGTGCTTCAGCATCTAAGCTGGCATAACTACGAAAGCTATCGCGACCTACTCGATCATAAAGATCATTTGCCATTTGTTCTAGCCGTACCAGTTGCTCGATGGTAATTTTCGTGCAATGAATATAACGGCTTAAGAAAGCATCTATAAGAAAGTCACGTGAATAGCCTGACATAAGTTCTCCAAATCAGTCTATATTATAAAGCATTTCAGCTACTTCGTCAAGTGTCAAAACACGAATCTTAGTATCACCACGCTCATTGGCCTGTTTTAGCCAATTTGCTAACACACTGTGCATTAGGCCACTCAAGTGGTAGTTGTTGTTATGGCAGCGGTATGTGCTACCACTATACCCGTCGAATTCAAACCAGTCTTCAACTTTACGTGTAACAGTAATTCCTGAATTTAGTTTCCAGCTATTCGACCCAGTGTATCCGCCGTACCAGCCAGCAAATACTTTGCGTGTTGGGGTTTCCAGTTCAGGTGCGTCAAATTCTAACACAACCCAAACGTCTGGTGTGTATTCATTCATATTATTTCTCCAAATCAGACTATATTATAATCTGATTTAAGCAAACAATCAAGTCTAAATTTCTTGGCCCGGCTAGCAGGAATCGAACCCACATTAAGGGCTTAGAAGACCCCTGTATTATCCGTTATACGATAGCCAGATTTGTTACATTGTTACTGGGCTATAAGGCACAAACAGCTCGTCATGCAACATTTGCTGCAGTTCAGGGTCCATGTACTCAAAGTTGTCTGGAATGTTTAGCACAATTTGCTTTTGTTCAATTTGTGTTAGCAGCTCGTTGTGTCCCAAGAAGTTATCCTCAAGCTGCCACAAGTTTTCACGATTAACAAACACAATCTTTTCAGCCCAGCTAATCAAGTTGGCACTACAAGGCACTAGTGCGTAGTTGAAGTTTGAGCCGCAACTGCGAGCGTTAATACCACGCTGAACGGCCATAGCAGCACCAGTAGGACTGCGAAGCAATCCAGCACTGCAAACAAACAACCAGCGCGGAGCTTGGCCTTGATAAGGATTGCTGTAAGGTGCCGATGTTTTAAAGATTGTGTCATTTTTAGTTCCGGCTGCAAATTCGCGTAAGTTTGGATTAGTTGGATTCATGGTATTATGTTAGTTGTTTG